CTATTACACTCTTTCGGCACAATGTAAATAAAATGTGAACTGTTGGTAAGTGGAATTAATTAAAATTTTTAACTAAATGACAAAAGAAAAAGAGGAAATTTATTCCTCTTTCTCCAATTTTTCGTCATAGTCATCAAGTGTTACGCCATACTGTGTATTACCACTTTTTGTAAGTTCAACTCCATTCCATTTTTTAACTTTTACAGTAATTTCCACGCAAGCTCCGAGTTCAAAGCCGTCTTTTGTGGTAACATCTCCTACATCAACGACAACGGTATTTTTTGCCACTTTTGAGCAATTAGGTGTAATACCTATCTCTTTAGGAATGTAGCGGACGTAATCATCTGTAAATTCTTCTCTCATTTTTTCATAGATGATTTTTGACAAACGTTCTCTTATAACGTTCATTCTTTTTGTGTCGTTCTTAAACTCATTCAAATCTTTAAATCTCATTGTATCAAGTCCTTTCGTTTTTCTTTAATATAAGTATATCATATAATCGGCACTTTGTCAAGTTGTAATTTTGCACAAATTTTTATATTAAAAATTGTACATTTTGACGAACGGCATAATTATTTTATAAGTGTGAATAATTTATGAACAGATGGGTGGTAACGTGTAATCGTTTACATTAATATAAAAATATTAATAAATTGTGAATAGACTGGCGGCAGAATGTAATCGTTTACAATTTAACAATACTTTTATTAATTAAAATTTTTAACTTTTTTTCAATTTTCTTTTTATCTAAAAGTCAATATACAAATTACACAATTATTTATTTTGAACTTTGTTTATTTTGCCTATTGCATTTTATCTTTATTTGTAGTATAATTAAATCATAGAAAAGAGGAAAACCTCTTAAAGAAAGGATTGGTTTTAATGAGAGAAAAGGTTACTTACATTGCATTTGACGGGAAAGAGTTTGACACTGAAATGAAGTGTCGTGAGCATGAAGAAAAACGCAGAGACCTTGTAAAGGTACATAGAGCAATTGACACTATTCAAAACTATTGCAGAGAAAAGGATTGTGTTGAGTGTCCATTTTTCAATCCTCTTCAAGATTGTAAGTTAAAAATGCCGCTAGAATGGGAAGATTAAATCACTTCCCATTCACTGGTAAAAACTTCTCTCCCGCAAGGGAGTTTTTTGTTATAAAAATATGAATAACCTATGAATAACGAGCAGTAATGTAATCGTTTACATTTGTATAAAAGTATGAATAATCTATGAACTTGCGGCGGCACAATAGATGTGAATAAATAATGAACAAGTGGGAGGTCGATTTAGTTAAATTTTTTAACTAAATACACAAAAAAGAGAACGGCAATGCCGTTCTCCCTTTTACCATTATTAGGCAAGTCTGTAACCCCTTACCTTGCCTTTACCCTTTACTTTAACTTCTTCACTTGTGAGTGTTCCTGTTTCTACCATCTGACGGAGGAGTGCGGACGCTTTCTGAGTGGAAGTTATTCCCTCGATTTCCATTCCTGCGACCTCAGATGCGGTGTAAACCTTGTCTTTCTCCATAGTGGCAAGAAGTGACTCCTTAATCGCCTTGTTTTCTTTCTGTGTCTTGCTGTCAGTTGTCTTGCGTTTAGCGTTCTTGTTGTCAAGTTTTTCAATCTGTGACTTTGCAAAATCCTTGATTTCATCATTGATGTTTCCCTCGATAACAGCGTTGAAAAACTCTCTTGAAGTCATTGTTGTGTTAGCCATAATTTACCTCTTTCTACCCTTTTGGGCGGTTTAAGTTGTGGAGAAGTTCTTTTGTGTTCTCCTTTACTATGCTTTTATTATAGCATATTTTTTTAAGTTTGTCAAGCAAACTTTCTTTGAATTGGTTAAGAGTTTTAACAAAAGCTTTAAGGTGGAAATTTTTTCCGTGAGATTAAATTCTTTGATTTTCTTTTGTTCTCTTTCCCTTTTCTCTATAATAAGTATACCATAATTTTTGAAGTTTGTCAATGAATTTAAAATGAACTTTTTATTGAGAATAAATTAATAAGTTAAAAGATTTAACTAAAATGTTCCGTCTTAAATGTTAATGAAATATTAAGACGTGGTGAGTCCTTCTTTAATTAAAATTTTTAACTTAATGCCTAAAAGAAAATCTCCCCTTATGGGAGAAATTCTTTTACTTTTTAGAATTACTTTTGAAAATGCCTTTTAAGAAAATCACTATAACAGTGAGGATAACGCTCCATTTAAAGAAAGAAAATTGTAATCCTGCCCACTTAACTACAAGAAGTATAAGTGCAACCTCACCCCATGTTATAAGCATTGATGCTATACAGATAATAAAAGTAATTAAAATAATTTTTGTTGATTTTTTCATTAATAATCAAGTCCTTTCTTATTTACTATAGTTATTATATCATATCTTTAAATAAAATACAATAGGCAAAATACATAAAGTTAAAGATTAAAATTTGTTTATTTTAACTATTGCAATTTAGATAGAATTATGTTATACTAATTATAGTAAAGGAGGGAATACAATGAAAACTTTAATCAAAATAAACGCATGGGTGTTGGTTCTTGGTGCAATACTTACAATTATAAACAATCCGCTAGGACCATTCGTTTTCTTTTATACTTGCGTAATTGGATTGATTGACGGCATTAAACAGAATAATTTCAATTCAATTCTTGTCAATTCTGCTTTAGGAGCAATGAACACATACTATATTATTATATTTTTAAAGGAGTTGTTTTAAATGTGTATAAAAGATTTTATTAATGTTTTTAATGGATATTGTACGATAAGCATACAAATTGCACAAAATAATAATGAGTGCATTTATATCGGCTTGGCAATGGAACTTGAAAAAGAAGAAATACTAGAAAAGGAAATAAAGGAAATTTTTGTAAATGAGTTTGGTCATACATTTATTTACATTTGAGGGAAATTCTCCCTCTTTTGTTTATTTTGAATGTAATCGTTTACAATATGAATAGAATGTTAAAAGGTGGACAGTAGATAGTGAATTGTTAAAAGAAAATGAATAAGTAGTGTGCAGTACTTTAGTTAAAATTTTTAACTAAAAGAGAAAACGAGAAGATTAATTCTCCTCGCTGTCCTTTTTGGCTTTACTTTTCGCCGCAAGTCTGTTCATTTTGGCAAGAAATTCCTCTTTATTAAGGACGTGTTTTTTGCCGTTCTCGTCGGTGTAAATAACACCTTTTGTTACTGTTGTTTTACCTTTTGCCATAATTTACCTACCTTTCTAAAATTTCTGTAGAGAAGTAATAAGTTACTTTCTTTTTGAAAACATTTTCAACACTATATGAAGCAGTACCTGTAAAAATATCGTGATTTTGTCTTTTAAAATAAGAGCAATAATAATCAAATTCATGATAGACTTGTTTTCTCTGTTCGTCTGTAAAATGTGTGCAATGCTTAATTTCATTTATGACACATCTAACAAACCAATTATAAGCCTTGTCAAAATTTTCAAATATTCTTATATCGTAAAAGAAATCTGTTCCCACTATATAAACGAGTTTATTTTTTTCCATTTTAATCAAGTCCTTTCGTCTTTCTTTAATACTATTATACACCTTTTCCTTGCGTTTGTCAATAGTTTTGAAAAAAATTAAATGTAAATGTTTTATGAACAAGTGAACAGATTAAAAGATTAGGGAAATTAAACTCCCCAATCTTCATCTTTTGCTAAAAGACTTCTTACAAAGTTTGTTCTTTTCCCATTATCAATTTCAAGCATTGCAAGAATTTCAATACAAGTTTTCATCTTATCAAATGGAGCAGGCGTAATTGTATTTGTATAGTCTTTTCTCCACGTTGTACAAGTTGAATATTTTTCCTTTAATTCTTGTCTTGTCATATCAGAAGAAACAACAGTTGTGCCGACTTCTTCCATTGTGTCCAAAAACCAATCAAAGTCATCAACATAAGCATATTTAAAAGTTTCGCCTTTGTCATCTACAACTTGCTCATAATCCATAAGTCTTGCTTTGTAATCAAAATAAACGTTCATTTAATCAAGTCCTTTCTTATTTACTATAATAAGTATACCATAAGCAGGCATAAAAGTCAATAGTCATTTTGCACAAATTTTAGATAAAATTTTTGTTGAAATTGTTTTATTGTGACTATAAAAGGATATAATATTAATATGAATAAACTATGAACGGGCGGGTGGCGGCACTGTGTAAACGATTACAAATGTGAATAGATTATGAACGGACGGCGGCACTGTGTAATCGTTTACATTTCATCATAAGAGTAAAGAGGAAATAAATTCCTCTTTTTAACTCTATTCATATCTTGACAACTGTATAAAATTATGAGTATCTTTGCAAAAAGGACAATAAATTTTTTTCAAATGCCCCTCTTTTGTTCTTCTTGCAGAACTTTTATAAGCGGTATAAACATAATTACAATAAGGACACTTGAACCTACGTTCTGTTACATTGTGTTTAATCAACGTTGAACACCTCAAAAACTTCAAACATATTCCATTTTGCATAGTCTTTGTAATCTTCTTGCATTGGATTGTTATGCTGATTGATGTTTACCCAACTCGCAACTATCCACACAACAAACGCAATACACATAATTGTTATTACATTGTCAAACATTTTGAAAATTTTGTTTTTCATTCTTATCAAGTCCTTTCTTATTTACTATAATAAGTATACCATAAATTTTTCATTTTGTCAATAGTTAAAGTGACTAAAAATCTAACTTTAAATTTGTTCATTTTGCCTATTGCAATTTATTTTAAAAAGTGGTATAATTAAATCATAGAAAAGAGGAAAACTTCTTAAAGAAAGGAATTGATTTTAAATGTGTGAAAAGATTTTAATGCGTTATGGTTGTGAAAACTGGAGAACTATTCTTGTTTATCGTCTTGCTGAGTTGTTTCGCTCTTGTAAGAAAATAGCAATTTTCTTTGCTCCTTATATTGCTTTTGCAATGGCAATTTACATTTTTTCCTTATTCTGCTAACAAAGTGCCGCCTTATGGCGACATTTTTTGTTTATAATGTAATCGTTTACATCTTTATAATACATTTTATTATTAAATTGTGAACAAGTAGTGAGCGGGCATTGTAATCGTTTACATTATAATAAAAAGAAAAAGCGGAATTAATTCCGCTCTGAATGTTTAAATACTGTTGTGGTAACATCACCACATTTTGGACAACGATAATAAAAGCGGTTTGTCTTTGTGTTGTAATCATAAGAACCATTTACAAATTCTACTTGTGTGCTACATTTGTGACATTTTCCGTTATTCCACTCGTGACAATCTATCATAATAGCAATAGTAAGAAAACTACTTATTAAAACAATACTAATTATGACAAGTGCAATAATTCCTTTAATTTTTGTAGTTTTATTTTTTTTTCATTTAAATCAAGTCCTTTCGTCTTTCTTTAATACTATTATACACCTTTATACTTGATTTGTCAAGACTTTTTAAAATTTAATTGTAAACATTGTGTGAATAGGGGGTGGGTTAGTCTATGTAATCGTTTACATTCTGTTTGAAATCTTGCACAAAATTTCAAATTATCTTTGTGCATTTTGCTGATTGACTTCTTTATTTTTTTATGTTATACTTATTATAGTAAATAAGAAAGGATTGATTTACATGATTTTAAGAGATTATCTTGAAACAACGACTTTTCCACTTAATACAACAATAGAAGTAATTGACAATACTGGTTCTATGATTGGCTATAATAGAAGATATACTCTTTATACTATGGAAAGATTTTTTAAAAGAATAGAGGAATATTTAAACAGTGAAGTTAAAAAAGCTGTAGTTATTCCTAAAGTAAATTATCTTGAAATCACTATCTATTTAATTTAACAAAAAGGAGATTAATTCTCCTTTTTTCTTTGTTTATGTAATCGTTTACATTGTGAATTACTTATTAACAACTAAAGTAGGAAGTTTAAAAATTTCTCATTTTCTAGCTTTTTCCAGCTCTTTTTATCTTGTTGTGCCGCTGTCCTTAACCTTATTGGGGTGCGACAGGACGGCACGGCTTAATAAAATGAGCAGGCACTATTCATAATTTGTTCATAATTCCCCCGTCACATTACTATTATAACACATAATTATGAATGAGAAATAGCGTATTTGTGAACAAATGCTAAACTATTTTGTGAATAAAGTGTTAAATCGTGGTCAGTTAGGCTTTAATTATGAATAATATATTAACTTGTAGATAGTTGACCTCATGTTTGTTAAAACTATTAACAAAATAGATAGTTTAAAATTAAACTATCTCAAATATTAATAAAGTGTGAAGTTGTGGATAGATAACAAAACAAAAAAAAATAAATCGGTGAACTTAATCACCGATTTTTTTATTTATCCATATATTTTAAGGTTGCTTGTGTGGCTCTTGATACATTATCATTTACCATATGTAATAAAAATGCTATTGTATATGAGTCAGCTTCATTTGAGTGGCTATATTCATTACAAGCTTTATAAAACATTTCATCTAGTTGTTTAAGCATTGCATAAGTTTCACATAAGCGTGACCGCTTTTCATTATTGCGTATCAATTCTAGTATATAATTGCTTGTATTCTCAATCATGTAGCTTATTCTCTCTAATTCATTCATCACAAAATCCTCCATTATTTGTGCTAATCAGTGTGGGCTTAAAGCCCACACTTCATAGCTTGTTTTTAAAAACTGTTAGCTGATGAGTAAATAACATTTGCTGTCTGCTTTTTCTTATCAAAATTTGCGTGTCCGATAGATACTTTAAGCTGAACAGCTTCACCATTATAATAGCCGTCAATTAAGTTGTGTGTTTTTTCAGCCTTGCCAAGTAAAGCTATTTCGCTCTTATAACCGAAATTAATATCATCTTTTGCCTTGATATCATGATAGCTTATTTCAGCTATTTTATATTTGTTGTTGAAGTCATCACTATAAAAGAAATGATTGTTTTTCCTTTTGACCTTGCTACCAGTCTTATTAATTCTGAAGTCGTATTCACCTTTTGAATTTTCTGAGAAAAATATCTCAAAAAAATCTTGTGTCAGTTCAGCTATTTCAAATTTGTAAAATGATACCATGCTATCATCAACTAAATTTTCAAGCTCTTGCATTGAAGGTCTATAGGCATTACGGCTCTTATCCTTGTGTAAAGGCTCAAGTGATATAAGGTTAGTACCTACTATAATTGACTTTACACCATTTGCAAGATATTTGTTTTTTAGAGTTGTAAACTGTTGTGCTGTCATAATTAAACACGTCCTTTTTTAAAATTTTATTAAGTTACGGTGTGTATCACCCTTAACTTTATGACTTTATTATACACCTTTATAAGCAAGTTGTCAATAGTTTTTTTAAAAAATAATGCACAAAAATAAAGCCTTAAAATGCCGCTTATATATACATAATGCACAAATACCCGCTTATATAAGATTTATAGATTAGCCGTTCCTAACTATTGGATTTGGTAAATATTACTAATCTTTTTTTTACCTAAAATATGGGCGGGGTGGTAAATTTTAGAAATTGGATATGGTTAGTTAAAACTAACCCGCCTGGCAAAAATCTCATGACTAATTTTTTCTTAATGTCGTTCGAGATTCTTATCTCAAATCTTTGACTTCCTCAATTATTCGTGTTATACTTTAATTAAAGGAGGTGAGATGATGTAGAAATTTAAACTTGATTTCTCCATCTATTCTTCTAAAGACCGTTTAGAAGCAATAAAATCAATCCCTCTGGAAACTTTAACCAAATCTGAGCTTGAAACAATTACAAACTATGTACTTTATGGAAAAGATGAAGACGGAACTTCTTCTGTCGATAGAAAAGAAATTCAAATTAAAACTAAATTTAACTCATATAGGAAAGATAAAGATAAAATTACAAGTTTAGATGCTTTAATGGAATCTCCTACATTTGATGAAAGTTCATTTTCTAGTTCTCCAACACACTGGAAAAATGTTAAACCAACAATTGATAAGGAGAAAGATAAAGATATTCCAAATATGAGGGAACTTTGGACCGAAATTGAAAGACTTAGTACTATTCAAAAATAGAATGAAGGTAAGGAGCCGCGGCAACCAAATTGTCCTGAGCTTACTTCTACCCAACTTTACTACTTAAATCATTTGTTAATTGAACTTAGAACCCAACAATATTACTTAGTAGATTCAGTTCGTCCTACAATTTTTGCAAAAAAGAACAAGGCTCAATTTCATCCAAGCCCAGTTCAAGACCAACTCAATTTTCCGATTTTACCAAGAGGTCTTTTTCATCATAAGGATGATTTTTATTTTTAGAATCCACATGAGGACAAAAATGGAATCAGTGCCGCGGCACCAAATGAGGATAAAATTCTTGAAGGTAATAAGCCTTATTTAGACTTTAGAAAAGAGGAACATTTGTACTGGATGATTTAGTTTTATAAGGAAATTGAGGCGGCGGCTCAATATCATCCAGATTCAATTCTTTGGAATTTATTGTGGACTCTTGACTTTTATATTGAAAAAGCAGGACTTTCGCCGCAACAGCGTCTGATTGTAGAGCTTAAGAAAAACCAAACCCCTAACAAATAGATTTGTGAAGAACTCCAATCCCAACTTGGAATTAGTCACAGAGAGAACTATATTAGTACTATTTGGAATAAAGCGGTTCGAAAAATTAAGGATGCGGTTGAACTTAATTATGATGAGTGGTTGTGCAAAGATTATGAGAAAGCTTGGAAGTAGTGCTCAAGATGTGGAAAGTGGTATTTGAGAGACCCTCGAAATTTTGTGAGAAAAGCAAAAGCACTCGATGGTCTTACTGGACGCTGTAAGAAATGTGATAAGGAATTAAGAGGTTAAGAGATAAATGACAAAGAAAGGAGAAGAGAAAAAGGCTGGTGAATTTCTGAGAGAAATTTCAAAATTGGAACTTTTAGACTTACTTGCAATTGGAAATATTTTGGAAGTTGAAGAAATTGACCCATTTGAGGACTATGTGACTGAAATTGTGAGAAATTATTTGAAAAAGTCTAGGAAGATTTAGAGAGAACTTTTGAAATTAGCGAAAGATGTTCAGAAAGACAATAAAGCTATTTAGAAAGAAAAAGAAAAAGAGAACCCAACTCTCTGATTGAAAATTAAAATTAGAGTTAAAAGAGAACCCAACTCTCTTTTAGCTTTAAATTATAAATTATGATGTGCCAGCCTGCGTAAATTTAAGGTAAACTTCCTCTAAAGTTTTCAGACGGCGGCACAAGGAGATGAGGATTATGGCACTTAAAAAGTGTACGAAATGTGGAGAAGAGAAAACCACAGCCAACTTTATTGGTTGTAATTCTCCTCTTCACACTGGCAGTCTTCCAATCTGTAGGACTTGTATTGATAAGATTATTGCCGCGGCTCCTGATGATAAACGATGGAACCAAGTTGATAAACTTTGTTAGTGGGCTGATGTTCCATTCGTGCCGGCCCAATGGCAAAAAATTTATGATGGCGGCGCAAAAGACGCGTTTGGCCGTTATATGAGTATTTTTAGAAATGAAAAATACGAGACTTTGGATTGGGGAATGTATAACGATGTTTACTTGAAACTTTAGGAAGAACATCGAGTTGAAGATGCAATTCCAGAATTGAGAGAAGAACAATTCAGAAAATTAAGAAACAAGTGGGGGCCTAATTATGATGATGGGGAATTAGAGTACCTTGAAAATTTACATTAGGGACTACTTGAATCGCAGAATATTGTTGGTGCTTTGAATGAAGACCAAGCACTTAAACTCTGTAAGATTTCACTCATTATTGAATAGAAAATTAGAGAAAGAGCAGATTTCTCTAAAGACTTGCGTGCTTACGACGATTTGTCGAAATTAGCTAATATTACTCCAAAATCAGTTAAGGATGCTAATGAATTTAATTCAGTTGGAGAACTTATGGCTTACTTGGAAAAGACTGGCTTTGTCAATAAATATTATGACGGTGCAGTAAGAGATGAAGTTGATTTCTGCATTAAAGATATTAAATACTGGTTATAGTATTTGTATGTTAATGAGAGTGGAGTTGCAGATGAAATTGAATTAAGAATTAACAATCTTAAGACTAGTGCGGCTATGACAGGCGGCACTTTTAATGAAGAAGAATTTAGACAATATATGAAAGAATAGGGGTCTTCACCTATTACGGAAGAAGATTTTGAGGTGAATATCTAATGGAAAACATTGAGATATTAATGCCGCAAACCATTCTAAATACTGTTCACTTTGTGATGAAAGATGTATCTAAGAAATTCTATCGAGATGGAGTTGAATTGGAAAAAGGTGCGGTCATCACAAAACAAAGAATTGAAAAACATCGAGGACTGTATGAGTAGATTATGAATACTTGGTCAGTTTATCCTGACTTATATTTGAAGATGATTACTCCTACAACTTCAAAATTTAAACTAAAATTCTTTTAGATTATTTTTATAAGAGCCTGCTTAAGACACGGAAGACTTTTGACTATTGCGCCTAGAGCTATTGGTAAGAGTTTTATTTGTATTTTGGCTCTTTATTTAATTTGTATTTTTAGACCGGGAAGTCACGTCAGAAAGGCGCTACCGTATCGTGAGGTGCGGCAGAAAAGATTGGTTAAACGCTGGGAACTCCGAGAGTTACTAAACACTACAATAAGCAAATCCTCGCTTATGAATGTTACGAAAGTAGAAACAAGTTTTAGTAATCGGCCTATGGTTAAAGCCTAAAGGCTATTAGAGGACAATCAGCACTAGAGGGGAAATTCTAGTTCAACGACTATCCGTGACAGGAGTAGGGTCAAGCGACCCGAAAAGCCAATCGCCTCAAAATGAGGATTGATATAGTCTGTTCATTGTGTGAAAGCACAAGAAGAAATTAAGTAGCGATTAATTTTGTAACAAAAAAACTTTTAGGGATGTCCTGGTAAAGCACGAAAACTTGTGCCCTGTTACAGTAATGTAGCTTGAAGAATCTGTTTTAAAGCTGGAACGTCTTAAAGCCAAATTACCTCTTGCGGTACGATGTGCCGCCCTAGGGGTGTTGAAAAACTGAAATAAGTATTTGGATGGCATAAGAAGAAATTCTAAGTGTTTGAACAATAGATAACCAGCGTCCGTCAGAATTGCTCTGGCGGCTCAACGACTAAACACTCAAAGCGAGTTGAAAGACAGACTTCCTTTTAAAAGGAAGGTGATATAGTCTAATCTCATAGGTGACTATGAGCCATATGGGTGATATGTAGCGAATATCACTAAATATTATGAAGGTGCCAAGGTGGCAAACCAAAAGATACATCAATTGTGGGAAATCTTTCCACTTTTAAAAGAAGAAATTTTAGGAGAAGGTAACTTCGGAAACGATTATGTCAAATTGACTTTTCGTAATGGCTCTCTCCTAGACATCATCTCACCTCTAAATTCATCTCGTGGTAACCGTGCGACAGCCGGTATCTTAGATGAGTTCCGTTAATAGATGGCGGAACTAAAATCTCTTAAATTGCGGGAACATCCTTAGAGTTCTAATTACCAAACATTAATGGTGACATTAACGCGGCAACACTAACTATGTTGGTAAGGTAATAAGATTAGAAATTGGACAATCCGCAACGAAGCTTCTCTTAGAGAAGAACGCTCAGAGACTATAATAGAGACACAGCAATGTGATTGTATAGTCCATTCCCTTTAAAATATCGAGAAATCGAGGGTACTTAAGGACCACGACCCCGATGATGTAAACGAAATACTTCTTCCTCTTTTGAACGTCGACCGCCCAATGGCCAACCAAGACAAAAACCCTTATGAACCACAACAAGTTCAGTTGTGGATTTCATCTGCATCGGATAAAAATACATTTGCTTATGATAAGACGATTGAAATGATGGAGCTTGCTATCCTTTATCCTCAAAAAGTTTTCTGCTGGGGAATGGATTATAGAGTGTCTGTTAAAACAGGACTTCTGTCTGCCGACTTCTTAAATGAAATGAGAATGTCAAATACTTTTAGTGAACAAGGTTTTGCAAAAGAGTATATGAGCCGTTTTGTTGGAAGTTCATCAGAAGCTTGGTTCGATTATGATAAGCTTGCTTCTAGGAGAAGATTGGTCAATCCAGAAACACACGAAATTATTAGAGAAGGTACAGAGAGCTTTTACTTAATATCGGTAAAGAAAATCTGCCGCCTAACTTAGAGATAAGTTAGTGAAAATTTACTTAAAAGCGAGGAAACCCGAAAGACAGAAAAACTAAAGATATTTTATCCTCAAAATATCAATGTTACGAAAGTAGAAATAATTTTCTGTATGGTATATGGTGTAAACCTAAGTACTAAATAAAGGGCAATTCGCACTAGCAAGGAGGAACAATGAAAATAATATCTTTAAAAGAAATTCAAGAGCGAATTATTAATAAATATAATACTTAGGATTTTGAAATTATTGAATATACTAAAGTTTCAAAACCTTTTGTAATTAAATGTTTAAAATGCGGAGAAATAAAAAAATTTAGTTCTTTTAATAATTTTCTTGGCTCAGGAAGAAAATTTATTTGCTCTTGTTATAATGATAAAAATAAGGAAACTATTCATAAAAAAAATAAGGAACTGATTTTAAAAGAAATTGAAAAAAGACATCAAAATTTTATATCATTTGGATATGATGTAGCAATAAAAAAATATTTAGTTACTCTTGAGTGTTCTAAATGTAAGCAAATTTTTACTAAATCATGGCAAAGCTATTTAAAAAATAGTCAATGCCCTTTTTGTGAAAATAAGCAAAAAATGAATACTTAGGGATTTAAAGAATTACTTCCTGACGAATATGAATTATTAGGAGAATATAAAGATTAGCAAACAAAAATATTAGTGCGTCATAAATGCGGCTTTATTTGGAAAATTTCTCCTCATGGTTTTTTATCTCATATAGGATGTCCTAAATGTAATAAAAAACGAAGTGCAGGAGAACAAAAAATTTCTTTAATTTTAGATGATTTAAAAATTCCTTATAGTATTGAAGTAAGTTTCCCTTGGTAGACTAATTCTAAAAGACGATATGACTTTTATCTACCAGAACAAAATTTAGTTATAGAATATATGGGAGAGCAGCATTATATAGAAAATAATTTTTTTAAGATTCCTTTAGCTGAATAGCAAAAGATAGATAAAATCAAAAAAGAAGAAGCTTTACAAAATGGTTTACTATATTATGCTATAAGTTATAAAGATTTTAAAAAATTAGAAGATATTATACCAAAACTTGTTAGTTCAACGACTAGTTCTTAGAACGTAGGTTCAAGTGAGCCGAAAGAGTAAACTTCTGAAAAGAAGAAAATATAGTCTAATCTTTAATGAAAGTTAAAGCAGCGAAAGCGGATATAGAGTAACGACCTATATCGAATATAAATGTGATGTCGCAAGAAGAGGTTGTCAAACAGTAGCTACAGTTCTCAAAGTTTTCCCTGGCGGAGACCGCTATACTGCCAATCTTGTTAATGTCTATGTTCTTGGTAAAACTGAAAATGAAAAAGTATTTGACCATCAAGTGCTTGAACTTAAAAGACTAATAAAAGCTTTCAATCCAAAAGAAACTATCATAGATATAAATGGATTAAATACTAGTCCCCTTAGGCGGCGACGTCTAAGAGCAAACCCTTTAAATTGCTGGAAACCTAAGTTCTAAAGAATATGGCAATCAGCAGCTAAGAATTAAATAATTATCGAATACTTTTGTTGGAGGTATAAAGATGAAAAGAATTGTTAATTGTAAACATGAATTAAAATATCCATATTATGTGACAGAAGACGGTCATGTTTGGAGTGAGTATTCTCATAAATTTATTAGAGAACTGCCAGATAAGAATGGATATTTAAAAGTAAGATTAAGTTCAGTAGATTTACCAAAAGGAAAACAACACGCATATTCCGTTCACAGATTAGTTTTGGAGAATTATAATCCTATAGAGAATATGGAAAATTTACAAGTAAATCATATCAATGGAGATAAAACCGATAATTCAATACAAAATTTAGAGTGGACAACGTCTCAGGAAAATATTTAGCACGCAATTAATAATAATTTAAGAGCTAAAGTAAATGGTGCAGCAATATTAACTGAACAAGACGTATTAGCTATTGTAGAAAGGTTAAAAAAGAAAGAACCTTATAAAAAGATAGCATAGGATTATGGTGTATGTGAAGAAACTATTGGTAGAATTAAACGTAGAACTGCTTGGACTCAATTAACAAAAGATTTAGATTTTTAATTAAAGTTCAACGACTATTATGTAGGGTTCAAGTGAACTCGAAAAAGAGGGCTACTTTCTGAGTAGATGATATAGTCTCAACGTCTAGCGAAAGCTAGAGCAGCGAAAGCGGATACAAATTAACGACTTGTATCGAAGATAATGTAGGAATTGGTTTCGCCGACTTAATGATTAAACCAACCTTAGACCCCCGTACAGGAGAAATCTTGCCGGCCTATGGTTTTTCTAATCGTGATGAATATTTTGATATTCAACCTCGTGATGCTAAGAAAGTTCTTTTTGGTATAAAAGCAACGAGTGATATAAATAGTCAAATGCACTCTGCACTTTATTCAAAAATTTATTCTGGTTGCTTATCGTTCTTAATTTCAGAACGTAAAGCAAAAGAAAAATTGATGGCTACTAAAGTTGGTAGCAAAATGAAGCCAGAGCAAAAAGTGGCACGCTTGATGCCGCATGAATTAACTTCTCAACTTATTAATGAAATAATGAATTTAAAACCAAAGCCAACGGGAGTTGAAAATAAAATTGCCGTTGAAATGATTAATAAGAGAATGACAAAGGATAAATTCTCCGCTCTTGAGATGGGTGTGTGGAGAATGTGTGAAATGGAAAATGAAGAAATTGCCCATCGCCGCAATAGAGGAATCGGAAGACGGCTAACATTTACCCGCTCAGGAGGTGGAAGACGTAAGTGACAGAAGAAACAGCAAGATTAACAAATTTTAAAAGTGCTTTTAAAGGCATGACAGCAGCATCGCAAGAAGCTTATGTTAAAACTGGCAGAAAAAATGCTAAAACTAAAAATAGAACTTATGATAGAAGAGAAATCGATTCTATTGTAGAAGGTGGCGAGCCAGTGCGCCAGGCAGAACTTTCTAAGCATTATTTTGAAACTAATGGCACATATAAACGTATTGTTCTTCACTATGCGACTTTTTTAACTTATAGCTGGATGTTAGTTCCTTCTTTAAAGAATAAAAAAGATTTAATGACTAATAAACAAGTTTCCAAAGCCTATTATGATGCTACTAAGTTTCTTACTAATTTTCAAGTTCAAAATAAATGTACGAAATTTGCCTTAGAAGTTTTTATCAAGGGCGGCTATTATGGCTTACTTAATTCAGAAGGTTCTAAAACTGTTTTATAGGATTTGCCTTTTGAATATTGTCGTAGCCGCTTTAAGGATATAAATGAAATTGATATTGTTGAATTTAATTTGAAGTTTTTTGATTCTATTAGGGATAGCGACCTAAGAACTGAAATTCTTAAAACTTATCCTCGTTTAATTAGAAAGGCTTATAATACATTCAAATATGCAGATGGTCCACAATGGATATTCTTACCAGCAGATATGGGAGTTTACTTCTGTTTTTCAGAAGAAAGACCATTCTTTTTAGACCTTATTCCTCTTATTGATGATTTAGAAGATTACAAAGCAATGGATAAACAACGAAATGAGCAAGCTCTTAAGCGTATTCTTGTTCAAAAAGTTGGCGTTGATGGCACAAGACTTGTTTTTGAGCCAGATGAAGCAGAAGAAATGCACGAAGGTGTACTTGATATGCTTTAGAATAATACAGATGTTGATGTTGTTACAACTTACAACACAGTTTCGTTGCTTGATTTAAGTAGTACAGACGATGAGAAGACTTAGATTGAAGAAGTTCAAAATCTTATTTATGAGTCTGCCGGCCTGTCAAAAGAATTTTTCTTTTCAACAACAGATACAGGTTTGGAAGTTTCTGAGAAAAATGATTTGGCAATGATGATGGTCTTAGCTCAAAAATTTGCTCATTTCTTTACTGTTCTTACAAATACAAAATTTGAGAATAAGAAAGTTGACTTTAATTTTATCATTCTACCTGTAAGTTATTATAATAGTGATACTTATGTTGATAAGGCAAGAGACCTTGTTTCATTTGGTTATAGTTTTATTACTCCAGTAGTTGCAACAGGACTTGACCAAACTAGCCTTTCAAATTTAAAATTGCTTGAAAATGATTTACTAAATCTTGATGATATACTTAAACCGCTTCAGACTTCTTATACTCAATCAGATAAGACAATTAGTGAAGTTAATGCGGCGAAAGATGCTGAAGACTAGAAAAATAAAGGACAGTCTAATACTGATCCTCAATCAGATGACGCCGCGGCATCGTCTGGTACAAATAAACAGACAGAGGAAGGTGAACAGTAATAGTGGAAAGTTTAAAATTTAATCAAAATTATGATAAAACTGTTCCCCGTAATTTAGATGTTACTCTTTATGGAGAGCTTGAGCCTTATAATGAGGCGCTCTCCAAATGTAGAGTACGAATTTTTTATAGGGGACTAAATAGAAACCGCACTTATATATCAGAGGATTTTGCTCAACAACTTATTAATTCTCTCCCTTATACTCCAATTAAAGGAATTTTTGATTCTGATGAGGTTGACTTTAAAGACCACGGCAAGAAGAATAATGAAGGAAGAATTTATGGAGTTGTAATGGCAGACCCAAATTTTGCTTGGGAAGAACATGAAGATTGTGACGGTGTAGTTCGTAAATATGCTTGTGCAGATGTTCTTCTTTATACCGCTCTTTATTCCGAAGCAAAATTAATCCCTGGCTCATCTCAGTCTATGGAAATTAATCCATATACATTTGATGGTAATTGGGAAATTTATGACGATGGAAAGCCTTTCTTTAAATTTACTAAAGGTAGTCTTTTTGGACTTCAAGTTCTTGGTATGGCAACAGAACCATGTTTTGAAGGTTCGGCTTTCTATTATAATCTAATAAAAGATGATTTACAACCTTTTATTAGTTATATTAAAAATATCACAAAGGAGGAAAAACAAATGGCAGAATTGAAATTCAGACTTTCTGATTGCGAGAAAGCCCGCAAAATCTTTCAGGCATTAAACGAAGGCGTTGAGGATTATGAAGATATAAAATATTGGCTGTGTGACGTTTATGATGATTACGCTGTTGCTCAAGAAAATACTGCAGAAGGTGGCTATATCAGAGCTTATTATACAAAGGATGAGGATACAGTTACAATAACAAAAACTGAGCCTTGTTTCATGCTTGATGTAACAGAAGTTGAAAAAGCAGCACTTGAAGCAATGAAAGCAGCTAGCGGCACCTATGAGCAGGTTTCAGCCGATTATAGTGCTCTTGAAGCTAAGGTTGCTGAAATGACTACAGAAACAGAAACTCTTAAGTCTAGTCTTACAGCAGCAGAGGAAGCTAAGGCAACTGCTGAAGCTGACCTTGCAACTAAATCAACAGAATTTGAAGCACAGAAAACTGAACTTGACGAAAAGATTGCTTCTTATGAAGCTAAGGCGGCAGAAGATAAGGCTGCTCTCGAAGAGGCCGCAGCTAACTATGCTAAGCTTGAGTCTGAAAAAGTTGAACTTGAAAACAGTAAAAATGACTTAATTAATGAGAAAGAACAGCTTGCTGCTTTTAAAGCTGGTATTGAAAAAGACCAGAAAGAGCAGTTGCTTTCTAAATATAGCGAGCACCTTGATGATGCTTCAATGGAAGCTCTTAAGGAGAATATGGACAAATATTCTGTTGTAGATTTCAAAAAAGAAGTTTGCACTGCCGCAGTAGAACACGACCCAACCATCTTTAATAAGAGTGGAGAGCCAGACCGTTTTTATTCCAAAGGTGGTAATACAGCAGATAAGTTTGAAGGACGTACTGCTGTTGAGAGACTGTTAAATAAACATATTAATGGAGGTAATAAATAATGATTAGACGTTTTGACTGCAAAGGTTTTGGTCAAATCGAGCCTAGCCAGGTTTGGTTCACACGTACTGGTATGGTTGAATCTCAGTGCTATCTCGATGAAGAGAAATTTGCTGCTAGTTTTCCAATGACTCCAGCAGAAGCAGAAGATGGCAAGATTTATGCAGAGAATGGTGCTTTCCTTATGGTAGATAAGGCTAATAAGACAGCTACTCTTCCAAATAAGAAAATGAGTGATGCCGGCTTCCCTATGGGTATTAATTATTCATCAGAGAAGATTTACAATCAGTATACTCCAGGCCGTAGAAACTTTGCAATGATTGCAGGTGAGTATCTGCCAAGAATTGGTTATGTTGAGCCGGGTATGAGAATTTGCACTAACTCTGTATGCTGGGATGACACAGTATTCACAGTAAGTGATGAAGATAATGACTCTCCTTCTGTTCAGATGTATAAGAAAGTTAAGGAGCAGCTTAAGACTCCAGGCGCAAATCCTATTTATGCTTATGTAATTGATGATTCTGAGCTTCCTGCAAATCAAAAGACACAGGGTAAGCTTGTTATTGGCGCATCAGTAGAAAAGGCTCTTGGTGGAGTTTATGCACAGGTTGTTGAGGCTTATACAAATGCAGACACGACTCTTTCCTTTAAGATTCAGTTTGTAAATAAGCCTACTAAGTAATTTGGGATTAGGAGGTAAGAAAATAATGAGTATGGATAAAAGCGCAATTAAAGATTTAGTCGTTTGCTCTTTCTGCAAAAAGAATCCTGACCCTACAAAGTATTCACAGGAAGATATTAAGGCAACTCTGAGAGACGAGATTCACTCTATTGCTAACGACTATAATTCATATAGACGTAATAAGCTTGACCTGTTCGAGATTATGCAGGAAGCTTACACAGAAATTCTCCCTAAATCAGTTGAGGAATTCATGGGTACTTTCGCTGAGATTAAGAGAGTTGCTAATAATGAGAAGGCTCAGTTTGTAGTTACAACAGGTCGTAGACGTGCTAAGCAGTTTGTAACAGCAGTTTCTCTATCTGGTGTTTATGAGTCTTTCAGACTTGATAAGAATACATTCGAGGTAGGCGGCCATGCAATTGGCGGTGCTGCTTATATTGACTTTGAGAGATATATTTGCGGTGACGAGGATATTTCAGAGTCAACAGAGATTCTCCTTGAAGGTCTCCAGGAAGCTATTTATGGCGAAATTCAGAAGGCTCTTCTCGCAGCAGTAAATGCTGATGACCGTCCAGCAAACAACAAGGCAATTGTTGCAGGCTTCGATGCACAGGTTATGCAGGATCTTTGTATGGTAGCTGGTTCTTATGGTAATGGTGTAACAATTTATGCTGCTCCAGAGTTCGTTGCAGCAATGGGTGCAGATGCTATTGGTCTTCCAATGGTATATCCTGCTGGCAGTGGTGCAAATGGTGTTGCAACTCCTGTTTATAATCCTCTTAATATTGATGAGATTGCAAGGACAGGTAGAATTAAGACTTTCAGAGGTAATCCAATCGTTGAGATTCCTCAGTCTTATACAGATGAAACAAATACAACTACAATTGCTAACCCTGCAGTAGCTTACATCTTCCCTAACGGCAGAACAAAGCCTGTTAAGATTGTTTTTGAAGGCGATACACAGGTAGACGAGTTCAAGAACAGAGATAGAAGTTTTGAGATTGAAGCTTATCAGAAAGTTGGCGTTGCTATTCTCACAAACTATGACTGGTGTGTATATGTTAATACAGACCTTCAGGATAATGAGAAGTATCCAACTAAGTACGAGACAAAGTTTGCTTAATTCTTAATGCAAAATAAATAAATACCAATGAAAGAAGTGGCGGGTGAGATAGCTCACTCACCATTTTCTTTTGAGTTAAAAGGAGGAAAAATAAATGGCAGAAAGAATGGTTGTTCTTAAGAATATGGTTAATGGTAAAGTTGTTGTTAACAAGCCAGCCTATGGTGTAAGACGTGTTTGGAATAAAAGAAATCAGCCTATGGCAATTGAATATGATACGGTTCAGCAGTTGCTTTGGGACCCTGGTTTTAGAAATATGATTGACAGTGGTATTCTTTATATTGAAAATATGAAGGATAAGATTGATTTGGGTCTTGAGCCTGTTGGTACAGAAGAGCCTGTTAATATTATTGTTCTAACAGAAACTGAAATGAAAGAGCTTTTGACTACTATTCCTTTTAGCGTATTTAAAAGAAAAGTTTCTGAACTTTCAAAAGTACAGGTAGATAACTTAATTTCTTACGCTGTGGAAAATGAAATTGTCAATACTGAAAAATGTAAATATTTAAAAGAGGTTACAGGTAAGGATATCCTTGCTAGTATTAGCCGTAAACAGAATATGGAAGAAGAGGATAAGGCTGCTCGTTAATTTAAAATAAAGGAGGCTAGTTATGATTACATTAATGGACGTTTATAATGCCTTCTTAGGAAAAGTAAATGAAGATGATTGGTCACATTGCTATTCCAAAGATGACTTAGAATGGTTTATGAAAGACTGGCGTACCTTCTTAAATGCGGCACTTGCTTATTTTAAATTTCCACGTTGTAGTTTGGAAATTAATGAAGAAACTTAGTCTTTTAAGGACACTAATATGTCTCAAGACGAAGTACAGATACTTGCCACTTATATGAAATATGAGTGGTTGAGTAGAACTGTAGATTCTTGGGAGAATATAAAAACTCAATATGATGAAAAAGATTTTTCTCAGGCGAACTTGCTTAAAAATTTTATCTCTCTTAAAGAGCAAGCTTTTGAAAATGCGGCACATCTAGAAAGAACTTATTATCGCTCGAGAAATAAAAAACCTTATCATTATGGACGTCTTGCCGGCGGCAGGAAACGACTTAAATGAGTGATAATCAAGAAATAATCATAGAAGCCTATAAAGATAAAATGAAAAAACGTCTTTATGGGCTTTTAAAAGAAAGAGAGAAAAATGGCGAATGGGAAAAATTTTTAGATACTATTTTAATTGAATTAGAGGGATATAATGACTCAAGCAAGACGATTGATTATTATACTCTTTATGCAAAGCTTTCTTCTTGTAGGTATTTGTCTTATAAATATTATCGTAAAACAATCTTTGAATGTATGAATTTATTTGATAGGATAAGAATAGAATGAATTATTTTGAAGATGTTTATTTAAAACGAATGAATATTGATGGACAGACTCAACAAGACAGAGTTAAGACTCGTAAAGAAAAAGAATTTGATAGATTGTTTTTAAAAAAGACAGAATATTAGGTTTTACTTTATGGAGTTAATGGAGAGCAAAGAAATGATATTTGTTCCCTTTAGCCAAATAAGTGGAATGAGAGTAATTTAATTGGTAATTTACTTATGTCCACTAGTGCCGCGGCCCTCAAAACAGGGGATATACTTAATATAAGACAACAGATAAAAAATGAAGTACAAGATAGAGTTTGGCTTGTGTTATTTGTAGAAGCAAATCTCACCAAAGGCTATCAACTTTTTAAGTGCATTTGTCTTGATGAAGAGATTAATATTACTGATGAATATGGAACAACAAAAGAAGTTATTCCTGTTAAGTTTATTAGTGCTACTTCATCATTTATACAAGATAATTTCACACTCTCTTTTGGTGGCTATCGTGAAAATGACACAAGCCGCGGCTTTGTAACAGCAGATTGTGAAATTTTAAAGAAAGGAGTTCATTTTATCTATAAGGATAAACGATGGGAAATTTCAGGTAAGGATAATATTAGTATTGATAATGTGGCTTATACTTTTATTAGAGAAAAATTAATGAAAGCAGAGGAGCCTATATCTTCAAAAGAAATTCCTATTGGAGAAGATGATAATTTCTTTTTAATAGGTAGGTGATAACATGGAGTCAATTGTAAAATATGGTCAAGAAATTGGCCCAAATTTGATTAAAATTGCTAAGAAGCTTTTACAAAATGAAAACTTACTTATGCTTCTAGAAAACACAGACTTAGACCCGCTTAACAAAGATTAGCATCCTGAGTCACCAAATCCTGCTGAAATTTTTAATAAATTAATAAGAGTAGTTCCGCTTATTACTCCAGATGAACAAAATACAAAGTCTAAAATAATTCTCTTATTTACTGGCGGCAACGTCGGAGGAGATAATTATGATAATGAAAATTTATCTTTAGATATCTATGTATATTGTCCTTTTGACGAATGGCGTATTGCTGGAAATACATTAAGACCATTTGCAATTATGTCTGAAATTCGTAAATCTTTACAAGGTAAAAGAATTAATGGCTTGGGCGAAATTCAATATAATGGCTTTACATCAGCCCTTATGACAAATCAAATGGGTTCTTATGAGATGTCCTTTACTATAAATGCTTTCTCTTAATCAATTTGAAGAAATTAAAGAACAAGCTTACTGCGGAAAACCAAGCCAATTACCAGGAGTTTGTTTGGTCTATCCTTTAACTATTTCTGAAATTATGTCAATGGGGCGAAGTACCTATCAAGGCTATTTAGGAACTTTGCTTCTTTCAGAAACAGATATTTCTGCACTCATAAAAGAAAAGACAGGAAAAGAACCTCCGATTGAATTTATCAATCCTCTTGCCTATCTTCTTGAAAGTGCGGATAAGGATGATAGATATTTATTAGAACTCTAGTAGATATTTTCTACTTTTATAAAAGAGGAAGTTCTTTTTCTTCCTAAAATGAAATCAATTGTCGTAGGCAGTCCAAAAGAAAAGCGGCTTATTACTCCTCAAAATTTTGGAGATTTTCAAACTATTTTGAAAATTCAAAATAAAAAAGAGATTAAAGAACCGCCTCCGGAGAATGAATCACCGGGACAACGAAAAATGCGACTATTACGAGAGAAAGTTGCTGCTGTTAAAAAGAAGCAAGCTTAGAAAAACAACGAGGGGTAGTCTTTCTTAGAACTCCTTGAAATAGCGGATACTTTCGGAATTGATACAATGAATTGTTCACTTCTTAAATTTTATAATCTTATAAGACGTTATCAAATGAGAGAGAAGTGGGATTAGGATTTGCAAATGCTTTGTGCAGGTGCAGACCCTAAGAAAATGAAAACAAAATATTGGGGCGAAAGCTCCGAGGAAAAATAAGGAGGTTAGTAAGAATGGCTAGTCAGAATCTTTTTGAAAAATATGGTATTCGTGATGTCGCTGATGTTACTCTTTATCGTATCGAAAAGAAAGAAGAGACTTTTGAGTCTCAGAGAAAAATTGCCGCAAGCTCTATCCTGAAGGGTGCTCTTGAACTCCGTACCGTTTATCCTATGATTAATGGTGTCGGTGATGAGGAAGGCTTCGATGCTCTCGTATTTACAGAAGCAACTATTAATAAGGGTACAAACTATGACTGCGATGATGTAGTTAAGCTTGATACTAAGATTAAGGTTATTTATAAAGAGAGTGCGGCTAGTAAGCCAAATGATAATGAAATTCTTAAGAATGGTGCTATAAACTATATTAAGACAAATTTTGAAGCAATCTTTAAGAATGCTTTTAGTGCTGACAAGGGTAAAGAAGTTGAAGAAGCTTCTAAGGGCTTTGTAGTTGAACTTGGTCTTGCAAAAGAGCAGGAAACAGGTATTGTTTACAGTGCTGAAAAGATTAAGGCTGCTCTTGCTTCTGATAATACTACTGTTGCTGCAGCAGGCGACATCAACGTTGAAGTTGTTGAGCCACTTGAAACAGAAGAAGTTATTACAGATGAAGAGACTACAGTTTATAATTCTGAGGGTACATTCCTCGTAACAGCAGTTGTTGACCTTAAAAATGAGGATGAAAAGGCAACTGGCGTTTATGAGAATGAAAATAGTGCTACTCCAGACCAGAACCTTGAAATTGGTACTCATGAGTATACTTATCCAGAACAGATTTGTATGCTGTTTGCAAGACGTCAGAACATCATCGCTAAGACTGGTGTAAGATACGTTTTTGAAAACGCAGACGAAATTTTTGGTGATGTTGCTTTTAATGATAATTTTGCCGCAGCCCCTAAGTCAGCAGAAAAAGTTGTAGTTGCTGGTCTCATAGGTAAGTTTGATGAAAGTACATATGACCTTGAAGAAGTAAATGGAGTTATTGCTCAGTTAAGAGATACTCTTGAAGCTAAGGCTTATGATGTAACTTATAATGACTACGCAGAGCTTGTTGTAGAGGATGAAATGGGTTACTTTAATCCTAAGTTCCTTGGTAAGGATTATGTAAGAAAGCAGGGCGTTGGCTCAATCACATTCTTTGGCGAGAATGGCTATAAGGAGTATGTCGGTGACAACGTTGACGTAGCAATTAAAGATGCTGAGATGTGGAGCGATGGTGTTCATTACAGTATTAATGATGCTATTGACGCTTTGAGACAGAAGAAACTTGTACTTGATACAAGCGAAACTAATGGCGCTGTTGGTATTGAGTCTATTTTCGGTGGCTATAAAGTAGGTTCTACGGGAGACCCGAAGGCCGGCACAGAAGATACTGTAAATGCTGGTAATATTTATAATTATAAGGTAGATAAGACAGGTGCACTTGCTGCTGCAACAAATAAAGATGGTGAAGAAGTTACTTCTAAATATCCTCTTGAAAATGTTGTAACTGCTGTAAGTGAAATAGGCCGTGCTGGTGTTGCCTTTGGTAAGGCTCTTAGAGTTGATACTACTGGTAAGACATCTAACAGAGCAATTTATGTTAAGGTTGACGGTTCAGTTGATACGGCGGCCGGCGCTTACATCTATCTGTTGAGAAATAAGAACTTTAAGAAGCTTTCTCTTGATAAGGAAGGTATCTTTAAGTTTGTTGATAAGGCTGGCAATGTTCTTTATTATCAGGATAAGATTTTCAAGGGTATTGAGTATCTTGCTCTTGTAGTTCTTGGAGATAAAGGTCTTATCTTTGTAGTAAATCGTCACGGTACTCAGAATATTGAAAGAGTTGCTTGGATGATTAATGATAAGGGCTATGTAACAGATAGTCAGGCTAAGCTGCTTGTTGAGAATGGACTTATCCATACAACTGATATTACAGTTAATGATGAGTCATTTGAAGCAACTTGCACAGTTGGCAAGATGAAGATTCACAAGACAAAGAAGATGACTAATAGATATACTCCTGTTCTCTTCCTTGATACTCTTAAGGTTTCAACTCTTGAGCAGACAGCAAGTGATTCTTATGCAACAGGCGGCCGTGGCAATGCAAATCTCATTGGTTGGGATTATGGTAAGGAGATTACTCTAAGTATTGATGATGCTCTCTTTACTCCTGCTTCTATGAGTGCTATCTTTGGCGCAGGAGAGAATGGTGACATTCGTAAGGGTGTTAAGGAAGCCAAGACTATTGATAGACTTGAAAAAGTAATTGCTAAGAGAAACTTTATTGTGCCGGCAGGCAATAGTAAGGGAACTCCTTCTGAGGCTGATAAAACTGCACAGGCAGTATTTATTGACCCTAACACAATGGAGCCTTATGCTGATGGTACTCCAATCGCTGAAGGCGAGAAGTTTCTTAAGTTCACTCGTTCAATTGCTTATGAAGGTCAGTCTATTGGTAATGTAATTGAAATTTCTGCTGAGAAATTCCCTGGTACTTACAAAGTTGTAGGTGATACTTACATCAAAAATAAGGATACAGGTGAAGACCAGAGATTCCAGTTCATCATTCCACAGGCTAAGATGGGTTCAGAGCAGACTATTACACTCGAGGCCGATGGAGACCCAACGGTAAACATAAATGCTGTTGTAAAAGTTGCTTAATTGCTGGGAGTTCCTTAGAGGTTAATAGCTACAACGTAAGAAGTAATTCTAAGCGTGAATGCTTGAAAATATTAACATTGGATAATCAGCAGCGAAAAATCTAAAAAGGAGGCGTGGTCATTTAATGAACAGCTTTGAATTAAAACCAAAAAAAGGATATGGATTTATATATATGTATACAAGTCCATCAAATAAATCATATATCGGGCAAACGATACGTTCACTATCGGAAAGAGCACAAAAAAACGGAAATGGATATGTGGGATGTCCAATTTTCTTTAGAGCCATATAGAAATATAGCTTTAAAAGTTTTAAATATCAAATTTTAGGTGAATTTAAAATTGAAGACTTAGATTAGAAAGAAATTGAATTTATAAAAAGATATAATACCTTATAGCCAAATGGATATAATATTTAGAAGGGCGGCGCAGAAGAATATAAAAGAATAAAACATGGTACAAAAATAAATCAATTTGATTTAGACGGAAATTTTATTAAATAGTATTCAAGTGTGGCTTAGGCGGCAGAAGATAATAATACAATTTATCAATCAATTTCTGCAGTCTTATCTAAAAAGAGAAAACAACATAATGGCTATATTTATAGATATGATAATGAAGAAAAACCCCTCCCGGTGCAAGTGAAACATACCCACGGAAGAAAAACAGCTCAATATGATTTAGAAGGAAACCTGTTAAATATCTTTGATTCGGCAAACTAGGCCGGCAAGTCATTAGGAAAAGACGGAAGAAATATTCGTTCTGTTTGTGACGGAAAAAGATAGTCAGCTTATGGTTTTAAATGGAAATATTTAGATTGACGTTCAACGACTATCGAAAATCTATTAAAGATGAGTAGTTAGGGTTCAAGCGAACCCGAAATGGCAACCTTTTCTTTTATAAAGAAAATGAAGATATAGTCTCAACTTCCAATGAAAATTGGAGAGTGGTTTAGCGCACCACGAAAGATAATTGGTTTAGTTTCAACATGACAGTTCTTCGTCCAGACGATGGCAAGATGGTAAGACTTGTATCTTACGATGTTATTGAGAATGAAGAAGAGAATGATGGCTCAACAATGGTTAAGGGCACAGAGAATCTCAACCTTCTTGATGATGCTGAACTCTTTAAGATTAGTGACGACAGTGAAGAGGACGAGTCATTTATCGGAGCAACTGAATTTTAATTAAAAGAGGTGTTAAAAGGTGAACATTTTTGACCAGTACGGTATAAAAGATGTAGCCGACGTAACACTTTACAGTATCCATAAAAAGAAAGACGGTAGCGGCGGGGTCTATTATGTCCCCGCTCTCTATCTTGATACTTTAAAGGTTTCATCGGTTGAGAAAACGGCAAGCAACACTTGGGCGCAAGGCGGCCCAAGTAATAGCAGATTAATTAATTGGGATTATGGAAAGGAAATTAACGTAACTCTTGAAGATGCCCTTTGCACTCCTGCTTCTCTTGGTCTTTGTTGGGGCGGTATTTTAAGTTCCGATTGGAAAGACGGAAAGATTGATTATAATACTGAGGTTTGCAATTGCCGCAACCCAGTAAATAAAATTTCCAGAATGGAAAAAGCTATTTATCCTAGAACAAGTAATGACCCTAGTGAACATATAATTAGTAGACTTCTGCCACAAACTGGTACAGAAGGAATGGCAATGGATTTGCTGAAAAAGTCAGAAGTTGTTGATGGTACTAAAATTCAGGGTGTTGGAACTGTTTTAGGTCATAGTTATAGATGGCGTTTAATTCTTGAATCTGGCGTAAGGTCAGTAGCTCAAGTTCCAGATAGATTTTTTGATATAGAAGGCAGAAGTTATCCAATTGATTGGAACTCAAAAGTTTCAGTTTTCAATGGTGAGGCGGCAGCTTATTCTAATTTCAAAGATGCAGTAATTTACAGAGTAGGTCCAGCGGCAGAAAATAGTAAAGCAAAACCTTATATTATTTTTGATGCTTGGATGGATATTGCAGAGCATGAACAAAATAATGGACAGGATGAAGTCGCAGAAAGTTTGCAGAAATATTTGACTAAGTATAAGGAGAATTTGTCTGCTCATACTGTTGCTTCTGTTGATGAAGATAGTGCTAATGCAGCACATATTTTCCCACCTTCCAATGTTTCTAATATTAAACTTCCTTTAACTCAGGCTACTTTCCTTGCAATTGTAGTTGATAACAATGATGTATATCACACTTATGTTACTAATGCAACTGAGGATAAGATAAATAGTACAAGCGATAGAGAAATTACTTGGTATGAGCCTGCTAAACAGATTGTTACATCTTAGTTTAAAGGTCTTGATATGTGGATTCGTTTTGAAAGTATTAATGAAATGATTTATTTTATTATTACTAAATATGAGAATGACATATTAAGCATTAAAGCTGCTTATAGAGCTAAGCCATCAGATACAGCAAAATGGGTTAAGAAGATTTATGAAGTTAATGAAGAAAGTGTTACTGCTGAACCACAAGGTCATCTATACACGAAAGGTAAGCTGATAAGCGTTTCTACTGTTAGTGAAAAGGGAACTCCTATTGAGAACACTACTAATATTGAACTTATTAGTGGAGTAAAACGTTGGGTTGAGTATGTAGAAGCTCCACTTGATAAAGATACTGAAAATCCAGATGCTGTTGTTGGTAGAGATACTACTATTATGGAAGATTATGATAACGCTGATATTAATGAAAAGACAGAAGGTAAGCTTTGGGCTTATATAAATCCTCGTACAATGAAACCATTTACAGACGATTATTGGATGCACCAAGGTGAGCCATATTACATTAAATCTCTTACTATTGCACCAGCAGGTAAACAGATTAAAGGTAATAAAATTGTGGTTAAGGCAGACCAGTGGCCAGGTATGTATATGTTTGTTGGTGAAACTTATATCAGAGATAGAGATACTGGCGAAGACCAGCGTATGCAGATTAAGTTCCCACAGGTTAAAGTTAAGTCTGACCAGACAATTACACTTGAAGCTGATGGCGACCCAACTACTTTCAATCTTGACCTTGAGGTCGCTAAACCAAAGGTTGGAGCAATGATGGAAATTACTGCTTATGAAATTGCACCTAAAATGGTTCGTGGCGAAAATGGATGCTTCTATGCAGTTGATGGCTCTTCTGAGGTTGTAACAGAATAATATAAAAGGAGGCGATTAAAGTGAACATATTTGATTAGTATGGAATTAGAGACGTTGCAGATGTAACTCTTTATGGTATTACTTATGATAAATATGAGAATGAAGTTTATATACCAGTAATTCATTTTGACACTTTAAAAGTTTCCTCTACCGAGCAAGTCGCGGAGCAAACGTCTGCCCGCGGCGGCCCTGGTAATGCAGAACAAGTTATTTGGGACTATGGTAAGGAGATTACTTTAACACTTTAGGATGCTTTATTTACACCTGCTTCTCAAAGTTTAGTATGGGGTGGTCTTTATGGTCTTCAAAACATTAAAATTAAAGGTTTTTGGGACCCCTTTATATATGAGAATGATGAGTTTGGTAATCCAATTTATTGGATTAAAACTAATTTAACAAAAGAAGAATACGAAAAAATCAATAAAGATGGTATTGCAGCCCAACAAGCTTTAGATGCTGGATTAAGCATTGATGGTATTGATTTACAAGCACAAATAGACCTTATGAGACGTACTGAAAAATTCATTTGTCCTTGTGATAATGAAATTAAGTATATGCTTTGGAATTTTGGTGACGGCGCTTATAAATATTCTAAATGGCATCGTTCTGATATAGTAGAAGATAATGTTAATCCAGTTAATGGTCATTTTATTGGCACTAACTTGGAAAGAGATGGAAAACCTGTTCGTTCTGCATCTGGATAGATTATTAAAATTTATACTATTGATTATTTTAATAAAATAATAAAGTAGAAAATGGAACGAGCTGAGATTATAGTAAATAATTTCGGTTCTTTTTCTTTTAAAAACTTGAAAATTGATTCAAGTAACGAAGATTATTAGATTACAGCCGAAGAAGCTGATTATATAGATTATTCAGTTAAAGATATAGAACACTCTGTTTTACAATATGAATGGAAAGATTGTGAAATGAGAATGTTAGGGGAGAATAAAGACTTGGCGGTAGAATCTGATGTAGATTTCTGTTATCAAAGTTTTTATTTTAATAATAATAAAAGAATTTAGTTTATTGATAAAAAAGGAGAATATAGTTCAACGTTAGACTTTTATGCAATAGCAAAGAAAGTTATAATTGATGCGGATGGTTATGAACGAATTATTTGCAGACCAGTCTTACTTGGTACGTTTTACATTGTTGAAGATTTCAATATTCCTACTGTCTCTGAGGAGTATGCCATTCAAAATATTGATAGTCATGTTAAGAATGTTCATTTCATGGATACTTTTAAAGAATATTGTGCCGCGAGACCATTTGCGATAAACGTTGATAATAATATTAAGAGTTATAATTTAGCACAATTGCCTGAATATAATCAAGCAATTTTGTCAGTTTATTATGACCCAATAACAATGCGACCTTATGAACCAAATGCCCATACTTTTGTAAGAGCAAATGGTTAGATAGTATAGGGTAATTTAAAGACATTCAAAGAAGGAGAGCATTATCTTCTTTTTTCTCGTGACCGTGCGCCGGCACATCAATCTTTAGGACAACGCATTGAAATTAATGCTAAAAATTTCCCTGGAGTCTTTAAACTTGTTGGAGAAACATATATCAGAGACAGAGAGACTGGAGCAGACCAATGCTATCAAATTGAAGTTCCTCTTTGTAAATTAAGTAGTAATACTAACTTAACACTTGAAGCAGAAGGTGAACCTAGTACTCTTGATATGACATTAAAAGTTTTAAGGCGTGAGAATGGACAAATGATGAAACTAACTCGTTATGAAACAAAATGTAGGGATAATAGCTCTACTTCTCAAAGAATAGTCCCGTTTGATATTCTTGATGAAGTTAATTATATTTACGAAGCTCCTATAAATCATACAGTTCAGATATTGGCGCCACAGTAGCAAGAGGTTTTTTGTGTTGAACAAGATTGTCGAATTAAACAAGCCGACTATATTAAAGATAATCAGACACAAACTTATTTAAGATTGCCACTTGCTAATGAAAAAGAACTTTTACCTAATATTACGTCTATTGAAGATTTTGATTATGAAGAGTTTGAAAAAGAACATCGTAATCTTATCTTAATAGCTGAAATAGATGAAAATAAAAAGATAGTAGATTGGATAACTGCCGATAAAGTTACTAATTTAACTATTACTTATGGAGAGTGATATTAGTGAACTTATTTTAGAAATATGGAATAAAAGAAGTTGCTGATGTAACTTTTTATAGTATTATTGAAATTGGTGACGAAGAATTTTACGTTCCTGTTCTTTTTCTTGACACTTTAAAAGTTTCTAGTATTGAACAAGGAAGTGAAACAACAACTTCTAATGGCGGCTATGGTAATCAAAAAGTTATTTCTTGGAGTTATGGTAAGAATATTAGTTTATCTTTGGAAGATGCTTTATTCTCGCCAGCTTCCATAAATATGACTTTTGGCTGGCTTCAATCTAAATTATCTAAATATACATCAGTAATTGCAAAAATTAATCTAGCAAATAAGTATGGTAAGTTGAATTATTCAACCTATGCTTATCCTTCTCCTAAACTAAGCGAAGAAGAAGAAGAACTTATTTATTTTGTCATTGGACAAAAATGTAAGACAATTGCTGCAATCGAGCAGATGTTCGGAACGCAGATAGGTAAGCAAGGAAATTTAGTAGGTTTAACAAAAGAATTTCTAAATGAACCATATGTAGCAGAGATTAGAACTTTTATTAAACAAGCTTACGAAACTAGAGCAATTTATTTTATTGGAGACCGAAGGGCGGCGTTTCCTAATGAAGTGATTTAGCTTGTATTTGACTAGATTAAATATGTGGAACAATTAGGGAAAATTGATACTGAGAACTATGAGCTAGAAGTTGTAGATAGGTTTGAAAAATGTTGTGTCGAGTCAAAAGATGGCTTTAAGATTAACATGAAAGAGCAAATGGATAATCTTTTAAGTTATTACCTTGATGACAGAAGTCATGGCTATAATATCTATTATGACCCAAAAACAATGCAGCCTTTCTTTAAAGAGAATAGAGATGGCTATCATGTTATAAAAGAACAGACAGCAGATGAAACTTTAATACTTAAAGAAGGTACGGTTTACTATAAATGGAGTAGAACCCTTAAACCTAAGCTTGATGAAACTTCTCTTATTGGTAAAACCTTAGTTATCAATGCTAATACTTTTCCAACAAACTTTAAGATAGTTGGTGAAACTTATATTAGAGAGCAAAAGACTCAAAAAGATTCTCGTTATTAGTTTGTAATTAATCGTGCCGCAATATCAAATCAAACAAATATTGAATTGTAGGCAGATGGTGACCCAACTACTTTCTCAATGACAATAGATGTTCTTAGTCCTCCAAATGAAATAATGATGGAACTTCGTTAGTTTGATGTTGATGAAGATACTACTTGCGGCGGCACGAGAATTATTCCTCAAAGCTCTAAGTACAGTTATACTCCAACATTATTAGAAACTAAGAACATACAAATTGAAAATGATGAAATTTTTTAAGACGGCAGCAATGCCGCCTTATTTTTTTGGAGTAAGTTTATTTTAATTTTACTTTATCAATAGGAAATTAAAGGAGGTGGCTTATGGATAGCTTAATAGGTATTAAAGAACTTTATGATGTAACTATTCGTCTTAGACAGCCTATGGAAATAGGTAATCGAAAGTTTAGTATAAATGAACCAATTTTAACTTTTAAAACAGCGGAAATCGCACAAATTGGAGATACAAAATCTCGAAAAAAGGCAATTGGTGGTATTAATAATAGCTTATTGGTTGATTGGGAGCTTGATAAGGAAGTAAGCTTTGCTATATCTCATGGAGTTTTATCTCCTTTGAGCTATGCTTTATTAAGCAATTCTCAATTAAAAAATAAAAAAGTTAAATCTGTACCATTGTGTGAAATGGTTGATGTAATAGAAGATGAAAAGTGTAGTTATATTGACCTGCGCCGCCCTCCTAATTGTTTAGAAGAAAGACTTGGCGTGCAGCCAAACCCAAATTTTGAATCTCTTCCAATGGGAAGGCGTCCAGAATTAACGCTTAAACCATTGCCGCCATCTCAATCAAAATGGATATTTTGTTATGATGTAGATACAGGTCGGCAAATAAAAATGTTTTCAATTTGTGGAAATAGAATAATATTTCCAGAAACTATGTATCGTAAGGTAATGGTAAATTACACTTGCGACTGTGAAGATAATATTAGGGAAGTGGAAGTTGGTAATCGACTTTTTAATGGTTTTCTCAAACTTGATGGGAAAATGAATGTAAAGGATGAAAAGAGTGGTAAAGTAACCACTGCGATATTGGAGTTGCCTAAAATTAAATTGTCTTCAAGTTTATCAATGAGGCTAGGAAGCGGATATAGTACATCAACTGTGGGAGATTTTTATTTTACTGCTTATCCAGAGGATGAGTTAAAGAAAAATAGTCCATTAGCGAAATTATCATTCTTAGATACCGACTTGACAGGGGATTATATATAAGAGGGCGACAGAAATGTCGTCCTTTTTTATTGGAGGTGAAATGATTGGCAAAAGGAAACAAAAATAAAAATGGAAGTCCTCCAGATACATTTAGTAATATTGTAGGCAATCCTAATAAATATTACTGGTACTATAAGGGTCGAGCTTATACGAGTGAAGATAATAACTCTAAAAAAGAAATGATAGAAGTTATTGAAGAAGCTCGTAATAATTTAGTTGAACATACAAAAGATAAAGCTGATTTATCAGCTAAAAATCAAATGATTTAGAATTTAATTGGTAAAATTAATAATGAATTAAAAAAAGAACAAGAGTTAATTAGAAATTTTCAAAGTGTTAGTCCTAAAAAATAGTCTTATTTTTCTGATGTGAAAATTAAGGATTCTAGCGAATTGACAGGAGATTTTAGAAAAGATAAAGGTAAAGTTAAAGAATTAAAGGGACAACTCTATGAGGCTTCTAAAAAGTTTTAGTCTACACTTTCAAAAATTAGTTAGACGAGAGATTTAGTAAAAATTGCAAGAAGTGAAGATTTTAAAGCGAAAGCTAAGAAAAGCGTAACAACAGCATCTTTTACCAAGTATGGAGAGCAGCTAAAGAATAAGGATGTTAAAGGAGATACTGCAAGAGAAAAAGGAAAAGAACAAATTAAAACTGCATTAAATAAAATTTCAGGTAAATCAGGTATAAGTACCGAAAATATTGCTAACATGCTTTAGTCTTTATTTTTCTTAACTAATGAGGAAATAGAGAAGATAAAAGTGGTTCTTGAAAATGAGATGCAGAATGAAGTTAAAAAGACTATTACAGCGGCATTAGATGGAAATTTAGTTTATAAAAATAAAGAGTCATAGAGAATTAGTAATTAGGAAAAAATACTAAAACAAGTTCTTAAAAAGATTTTTTAGAATAATTGGCTTGAAACTTTAGAAAAGAAAGCTTAGCTTGCTGAATCTACTTTAGATAAAACTCTTGGAGGAGCAATACATTATGTAAATGAAGAGGGCGATGGCTTTGTAAAAACTAAAATTACAGCACAAATTGTAGATGACTTAGATGGATTTTCTAAGAAAAATAAAGTAGAAAAAGATGCTGTAAGAATGAAATTAATACAAAAATTACAAGAAATTTGGTGGAGTATCTTTAAAGAGTACGGTGCAGAAGAGAATTAGAAAAAGATTTTTGATAAGGCATATACAAAAATTTTTTCTTCAAGTGATGTTTCTCGAATAGATAATTTTTTTGCTTATGAGGGCGGCCAAATAACTGGTATGCTTGATGAATTTGCTTTAGCCTTAGAGCAAGCGGGGATTGATGGTATCACGGTTGAGTGGGCTGGCAAGGAAAAATTATCAGATACTAGGTCGGGTAACGTCGATATACGAATTATTTTTGAAAATGGGGGAAATAAAAAAATTTACGGTATTCAAACCAAAGATTATTCTCGCTCAGTTTCTAATTTAGCTCTTTATGAAGATACCTCTTTTGATTTGGCTGGAAAAACAGCAGAGCGTTATTTTTCTAAAGACATGATAGAACGTATATAGTTCTTGCTCATTAACTCTACTGCAATTAAAGATTTAGGTAAGGAATTATATAGTGAGAAAGAAATTAAAATGGCTTTATTAGATGCTTTGCCGGCCCTTGCAAGACAAGAGTTGGCGGTTGATAAGGATTTAAATAGTAATACTCTTTATTTTCTTAATGGACAGTATTTCTTTTCTTCGTATATATTATTAACAATTTATGAAGCTATTATAGATGCTTTTTCGAGAGTAACAGATTCAAAAGCAACAGATTTAGTTTCAATTTCAAAAAGCGGTTCTTCAAATTTTTGTGCTATTGTGCCAGAAGATGCTTATATTGAAAAATACGCAGAAAGCCAAGAAGGTACACGCTTTATTAAAGTTAATAATCAATGGTTACCAAGAAACTTAACTGAGGCTTAGTTGAGTATTAAAGTATTATTTAAAGGAATAAAAATTAAATTAAAATAAAGATGAGGTGAGTAAATGGCAAACAAAGATAAGGTAGTAATGTAGTACGTCGGTAAATTGGATGTAAATGATATTACTACTAAACTTAAGCAGATTCAGGATTCCGTAAAATCAAAAGGTCTTGATATTTTAGGCATAGATAAGTCTATGGAATCTTTAGAATAGCTTGAAAAGGAAATTCAAAAAACCATTTCCAAAGGTTTTTAGACGCCGGCAGACGTTAAGAACATTGATAGAATGGTTGCGTCTTATCTTAAAAATGCAGAAAAAATTAATGAAGCTTTTCAGAAGGTTTCTGCTGACAATTTAACTAAGCAAATTAATGAAGCTAAGGAAGCGGTTGAGCAAGTTAGAAAGAGTCAAGAGTCTTCTATCAAGTCTGCTAAGGAAGTTCTTAATACTTAGGCACTTGGAGTTAAGAATGGCAAGAAATATGCAGCCCAGTTGATTGAGCAAGTTAAAAATGGCGAAAGCTTAGAAAATGCTCAAAAATCAATTACAACATAGCTTCAAGCTTAGGTAAAAGCTCAAAAAGAGCAGGTTGCTCTATCTGAAAAGAACGTTCAAAGTGCTAAAACGAAAGTTGAAGACTTAACAGCTAAAGAACAAAGTAGTACTATTTCTAAGGGTGTTTTTCGTTATAGGCAAAACTTTACAAAAAATGGATAGGCAATAAATGATTAGGATTATGATATTATAAAAGGTGTTCTATCTAAGACTACTAGAGACGGGGCTTCAAAAGGTATTGATTCTGCTATAGTTTATGAGAACTTTTTAAAACAACTTAAAAATAGAGGAATTGAATATACTAAAAGTAATACTATTTCTGGTAGTAAACAAGGATAGCAAAATATTGACAGACAAATTGAATATTATAAAAATCTTTAGACACAAATTAAGGCGGCTTAGCAAGAATTAAAGGACTATGAAAAGACTTATAAAGAAAGTCAAAAAAATCTTGCTGCGGCGCAGGATGAAGAAACACAAGTAACTGGATTAATTACTGATAAAAACGCAGTAAAATATCTAAATGAAATTACCCGGTCTATTCAAGATTTAACTGAGAAATTAGGACTATTAAAACAAGCCGAAGAGCAATAGAATGAAAATACTCCAGACTATGAAGATGTCAGTCATAAGATAGATGAGGCTGACCGTTCTGCTGGTGCCTATGTGGATACTAATGCAGAACTAGCTCAAAAAGCAAATGACATAGGTACAAATTTTGACAATGCTATATCTACTCTTAAAACCTACATTTCATTAGGTGCAGGTATAAGACAAATTTCAGAAATCTTTAAGGATACATATAATAATGTAAAAGACCTCGATAAGGCTTTCTCTGAGATTGCAATGGTTACTGATTATTCTGTAGAAGATATGTGGAAGAGTTATTCACAATATGCTACTATGGCAAATCAGTTAGGTCAGGAAACTCAGAATGTAGTCAAGGCTTCAGGACTCTTTTATCAACAAGGATTGGATACGAATGAAGCTTTATCCTTGACTTCTGATACAATGAAACTGGCTACTTTATCTGGCTTAGATTATGAAGAAGCAACCTCTTCAATGACAGCGGCTTTACGTGGTTTCCATATGGAGATGAACCAAGGTTCGCACATAACCGACGTTTATTCCGAACTTGCTGCTAAGGCAGCGGCAGATGTAGAGGGCATTTCTAATGCGATGAATAAGACTGCGTCTATCGCTAATTCAGCAGGTATGTCCTTCGAAAATACTGCGGCGTTCTTGACTCAAATGATTGAGACAACGCAAGAGTCTCCTGAGAACTTAGGAACAGCGTTAAAGACTATTATAGCTCGTTTTACCGAACTTAAAGAAAATATCGCTGGAACGGCAGAGTCAGAATTTGACGATTTAAATTACAATGATGTAGATGAAGCTCTTAAATCTGTTGGTATCTCTATTAAAGACACTACTGGACAATTTAGAGACCTCGATGATGTATTTCTTGAATTAAGTAAGAAGTGGAATACTTTAGATAGAAATACTCAAAGATATATTGCAACAACTGCCGCCGGTTCAAGACAGCAATCTCGTTTCATTGCTATGATGGAGAACTATGATAGAACCCTTGAATTAATTAATGCTGCATAGAACTCAGCTGGTAAGGCAAATGAGCAATATTCTAAGTATGCTGATACTATTGAAAATAAAGTAATTCAGTTACAGAACTCATGGGAACAGCTTAAGATTTCTATTCTTGGAGATGACCTCTTCAAAGATTTAGTTACTAAAGCTAAACAAGCTTTAGACGCTCTGTCTTCTTTACAAAAAAGAATTGGTACAGGCGGTCTTATAGGTGTTATTGCATTATTAGGTAAGGCTCTTAAAACAGTTTTAACTACTAATTTAAACAGTTTAAAGAAGGGACTTTAGGAACTTGAAAATAGAAAAAATAAGATTAATATTGATAAATCTTAGGTAGAAAATGCGACTAAAGATGTTACTACTCTTGATAATAAACTTCAAGAAATGTCAAAAGGAGAACATATCGTTCGAATTACTACAGTTGAGAGTACAATTTCTGAAGAAGAATATAAATAGAGTCAATGGAGAAATTTACAGAATCCAGATGAAAATATTGATTTTAGTAATATTCCAACTGGCTGGGAATCACCAGAAGCTCCAAAACCAGAAACTCCAAAATCACAACGTCCTATCAATGATGCTAGTTAGGTGCCAGGAGAAGTAACTCCTGAACAAAAGAAACAAAGTGCTCATAATGGCGAAGTAATGGGTCAAATCGTTTCACAAGCATTTATCGGTACTATGACTGGCATGCTAACAAGCGATGGCGGAATTGAAAATGTTATTCTAAGTACTGTTACGGCTGTAATACCTTAGGTTACTAGTCTTGTAGGAACATTTTTTAAATGGGTAACAGGTAGTATAGCAGGTACAGCTGCGGCGGCAGAAGCAGCAACTGCAGCAGTAACAATGGGAATTTCTGCTGCTATTGCAGTATTTGGTGCATTGCTTGTTAATGCTTACAAGGATTGGGAAAAATTTCAAGAAGATAATTCTGTTGAAATTCAAACTGAAAATGCTCAAAAAGAACTTGAAGAACTCCAAGCAAAACTTACTGAAACAAAAGATAAAATTGATGAACTTAATTCATCTAAAGAAGAATTATCTGATGCTATTACAGATTATAATACATTAAGTAATAAAGTTATTAGAACTGATGATGAGGAAGAGCGTTTAAGTGACGCTTATACAACTTTAACTGAAACATATCCAGAAATTCTTAATTATTATGATGATGAAACACAAAAGCTTTCAATTAATACAGAGGCTTATCAAAATAAAACCAAAGCAATTTAGGAACAATTAGACGCTTAGAAAAAACTTTTATAGCAACAAGAACTTTTGACTTTTAATTAGACTGTAAAAGCAGATAAACTTCAAGCAGCAAAAGACTACTAGAATAAGACTGGTATTAAAATTAATGCTTCTACTTTAACGTAGGACATAAATTGGAAATATAATGAAGATGTTGCTTCTAGTGCTTTTAAGTCTGATACTTCGGGAAATTATTATGACCAGTTAGAGGTAGATAGAGTTCAGTCGCGTCACGATGCAATATCTAATATTCTCGGACTGGGAGACTATGCTTGGGCAAATGAAGAATAGCGAGACCAAATCGACCAAGCAATGAATTATGTTTGGGGAGGCTTAAAATCTCTTGATACCAGTAAAATTAATGAAGAGCAATTAGATGCTATTTATCAATTAAAAGCTGATACAGAAGAACTCATAAACTCAACCTCAAATTATTTTGCAGATGCTTTAGCTACAGCAAAGGACCAAGTTGAAGCAGAAGATTATAATTTATCTGAGTCAGAAAAGACTATTAAAGCAACAGAAAAAGCCATCGCACTTAATAAAGTAGCACAGACTTCTACCTTACAAGATGCTATAGATAAGATTGAAGACTATAATGCGGATGCTTTTTCAGACTTAAAGGAAAATTTTGAAAAAGATACCAGCGTTACCTTTAATGATGAAACTTCTAAGAAACTTGATAGTATTGCAACTGATTTTTAGGACGCAGCAAATGATATTACCGATGGTTGGAATACAAAAGATAATTATTCTACCTTAGGTGATAAAACCAAATCTCTCCTTAAGGAATATATGGGCATTGAAAATGCTCAAGATTATAATACTTGGACAGACAATGGTGCTAAAACTGACGAAGATGCTATGCACGACCTTATGGAAGCTTACTTCAATAAATTGGTTGAAGAAGCTGAGTCCGACAAAGATTTTTCTCTTAGCGATGATGCCAAGGCGGCGGCGAAGAAGCTCTTCTCTCCAAAAGATTTAACCGAGGAGCAATACAATGCACAGCTTAAATCTCTTAGACAAGAACTTGCTAGCTCAGGATTAAGTGAAGAAGAGCAAAAACAAGTTTTAGGTACTCTTGCTCCTGAATGGGAACAGCACGTTAAGAATTTAGCACTTCAAACCCGTCTATTAGGTAAAAATACTGAAATGGGAGCAGAAAATGCTGATAAACTCGCCGCTGCCCTAAGTCAAGTTGAAGAAGCGGGTGTTGATGCAGCGGAAGCTTATCTGTCTTCAATGTCTTCTTATCTTAAAGACCAAGGGATTAAAGATGAAGATATCGCAACTTATCTGCAAATTGATTGGACACAAGTTCAAGACCCGTCTTAGTTAGAAAGCTTTAAAAAATCTACAATTGAACAGTTTTAGGAACTTGGTTATGAAATAGATTCCGAAATGTTTGATGCAGTAGCAAAAATTGCTAAATCTTTTGGATACCTTCATACAATTGTTTCTAACCCTGCAGAATTAACTGCTTATGAAAAGACTCTTAGCGATATTAGAGAAACGGCATATGGAAGTAAAGACACTTTTATCTCTGCAATTAATGAACAAGCAGAAAATGGTATCATTACTCTTTCCACTTACTTGTCACTTCAAGAAAAGATTACTGAATTAGGTGGAAAAATAACAGATTTTACTACTATCAATAAAGAAGGCGGTATTAGTTTAAATACTGGCGCTTTAAGTGCTTTTTATATTGAAAAGATTAGCAGTGCCCAAAGGCTTAAAGCTCAACGAGATGCTATTATTTAGGAACTGTCAAGTACAGTTAGTACTTCTGAAAGAGAAGCTCTTCAAAAGACTTTAGACTAGCTTAATAAAGACTTGCCGCAAGCCCAAGCTTTATAGGATGCTTATATTAAAGATTATAAGAATAGTTTAGAGCAAGCTTGCAAAGAAGCTAAAGAAAAAGTTAAAGATTTAAAAGAAACCGTTCAAAAGGCACAAAATGATGTTCTTGAAAAATAGAAAGCTTTAAATGAAGCTATTAATGGAACTGCAAATTGGATAAATTCAGCAGATGACCTTTATAATTATACTACTAATCTTGAACGTTTAACTAAGGCGGCAGATGATGCTAAATCTTCATTAGAAGACTTATAGGGCGAAGACCCTCAACAATATATGTCTACTTATTTAGACAATGTTAAGAGAGAACAAGCAACAAGTCAAGCTGAAATTCAAACCTATGAGAGAGCTATCGAAAATGGTCAAAAAGTTTTAAATCAAAATCTTATTTCTGCTATTAAACAAATCAATAAAGAAACTGGCGAAAATATGTCTACGGACTTATCTGGTTTATATACTAAAGTTGGTGATAGATATAACATTGACTATAATAAGATTAACTCTTATAATCTAAACGATAGTATTAAAACCATGATTGTTGATGAAATCAAGAGTTGGAATGAAGACCTTGACGCAATTGACGATTTACAAAAGAAAAAGCTCGATAGACAAAAAGAATTTAAGGAACTTTATAAGAACTCTTTGCAAGGTATGGTTGACTTGCAAGAGAAAATGAAGGATACTCTTAAAGAAAAATATGACCAAGAAATTTCAGACCTTGAGAATAAGTATCAAGCGATGGAAAAAGCTGATAATGATTATGTCGATGAACTTGAAAAAGCAATTGAAAAACAACGTAAATTGAGAGACCAAGAAAAATCTTGGAATGAATTAGCGGATAAAGAACGTAAGCTTTCGTTAATGCAAAGAGATACTTCTGGCGGCAATCTAGCTGATACTAGAAGTTTACAGAAAGAAGTTCAAGATGATAGACAAGACCTTCTTGATAATGCAGTTGACAATATAGTTGATGGCTTAAAGGAAATGTATGAACTTCAACAAGAAAGCAGAGAAGCAGAAATTGAATATCGTAAGACTTTAATTGACGAAGGAGTTCTAATGCAAGAGGTTACTGCGGCACTTAGTAATATTAACAGCGCTCAAGACCTTGTGGATTGGTTCTATCAGAATACTGCTGATTTATCAACAATGTCAACAGAACAAATTCAATTAGAAGAGGATTCTTGGAGAGAACTTTATGACTCTAAGATGTCTTGGTTAGTTACAAGTTAGACAGACTTTAATTCTTCTTTAAAAGTTACTCAAGATGATATTAATAATACAATTTCATCTACAACAGAAACTTTGACCTCCTCTGCTCAGACTACTTTAGACCAAGTTCAAAGCGAAGTCACTGAGAATATTTAGACTGCAAAAGATAATTTAACAGAAGCATTAGATAGCTTAAAAGAAGCTTAGAATAATTTAACTGAAGCTATTAAAGCTAGTGATGCGGCATCTAAGGCTCTTAAAGATACGACAGAAGAACTTGATAAAGCTTTATAGAAAATTTATAAAGACGCTTTAGGCAAGGATGCAGTAAATGGAACTGATACTCATACTACAGCAAATGAAGAATAGCGTAGAGCTATTATTGCCGCAGCTAGAAGTTGGGATAAAAATGATAAGGCAGGCTTCTTGAAAAAATATGGGTCTTATTCAGATGCAGAATAGATTTTTGATAATTATGGTGGTATAACTGGTACTTTAAGCGGAAAAATTAAAGTTGGAAAATGGGAAGTTAAGCAAGGTAAGCAATCTAAAAATGACTCTTCTCTTCATGTTTGGACAGATGTTATACAAAAAGAGCAAGATAAAAAAATCTTAAATAACTATTCAAAAAAGTATTCTGATACAACTGGCACAAATAGTAGTTATCAATCAAGAGTTTATGATAATATAAATAGTGATACTGACAAAGGAAAACTTTGGGGAGCGTTAGAAAGACAAGGTTGGGATGTAACAGATGCCAGTAAAGATGACATGAGAAAACTTGTAGCAACAAAAAAATTTGCCAAAGGTGGCATGGTAGACTTTACCGGCCCCGCTTGGGTTGACGGTACAAAATCTCGTCCAGAAGCCTTCCTCAATGCAGATGATACCAAACGTATTGGTGAAGCGGCAAAACTTCTATCTGACCTGCCTCTTCTTGATAATCCTCGTACACAAACCAACGAAATCTCTAACACAAATGTTGGAGATACGACTTTTGAAATTCACATTAATGTAGAGAATATTTCAAGTGATTATGATGTAGACCAAGCAGTTGAAAGAGTTAAGCAAGATATTGCTGATGCGGCGCAATATGCAGGTTCAAATGTAATCCTAAAGAAAAAGTGATAAAAGGGAGTCTGGGACTAATTAACTAGCCCCAGGCTTACCTCTTTTTATTAAATGAGAGGTGAGAAAATGAAGGACTTCTTAGGTTTTAGATTTGGTAATATTCATTCTAAAGACCTACATTTACTTGTTATTAGTTCAAGTAATCGTTATAACAAAAACTTATTGCCATCTCCAGCTGATTATACTCTTGATATACCAGGTGGCGATGGAAAATATTATTTTGGTTAGACATATGACTCTCGTGAGTTTACAATTAATGTGGCTTTTGATAATTTAGACGAAGTGACTTGGAGAAGGATGGCACAATTATTCTCAACTGATAAACTCCAAGACCTTGTATTTGATGAACATCCATATAAAACATACAAAGCGAAGTTAAAATCAGCACCAGATTTTAAATTTGTTTGTTTTAAAGATAGAGAAACTGGACAACGTATTTACAAAGGAGAAGGAACTCTTAATTTTATTTGCTATCATCCATTAGCTTTTTGCTTTAATAAGTATGTTGTTAGGGCGGCTGACTATTATAAATGTACAATGCCGCAATCTATTATTAACAAAAGCTCAATTGAAGTTAATCCTTATAAAGTTGAAAAGCAACCAAAAATACTTCAAGGCTTAATTAAAGACCATTATAATGTAACTCCCAATATGAAAACCCCTTGGAAGGGCGGCTATCCTTCTATTGAGCAAGTTCAATGGGGAGAACTTTATTATGATAGTGCCGCGGCACCAAAAATGATAATTGACGTAAGAGACTATTGGAATAATATTCCTTAGTGGGAAGTTTCTGCAAAATTACTTACTACTCCTACTTTAGACTACGACCAAGAACTTATTTTTATGCCGTAGTATAGCAAAGTTAATTATTATAATATGGATACAGGTTTAAATAAACAAAATGGCTTAATAGGCAGTAGACTTCTAGTCTACAATCCTGGCGATGTACCTATTGACTTTGAACTTAAACTTGGTAATTTAACTTCTGATTTTAGAAGTAATTTAAAAGATTATACTTTTAGAATAAGTCGTTACAATGTTGAACGTTTAAGCATTGAGTAGGCAGTAGATTGGATTGGCCTTAAAACAAATGACCTTGATGATAATGAAAAATTTAAGTATGGTACTAAATATTTCACAATTGCCGAGCCGGCACAAGAAGATTCTTATGAACCTTCTTTTAGAGAATTAAAATGGTCACATCCAAAACATTGTTATATAGCTGAGCCAATTCCACAAGAGCATTTGGCTCATTTTATCAAAACTTTTTATTGGCAATCTAATCTTCTTTTTAATAAGATTGAAAATGGAGAATTAAAGACAAAAACGCTTGAACATGATAATGACTTCTATGAAACAGGAGAAGTTATTAATACTGCACGTCATATCTTTAATCATGAACAAGGCATTTTCTTTGCCAATCGTTATGAAGAATTAAGATAGCTCTGCATTACAGACGATGAACGTAATGAACTTTATTGGGAAACTCTTAAAGTAGCAATTCTTGACCGTTATAAAGAATTTAATGAAATGTTAATTGCTATTAATCCTAAACTTGCAATCTTTGATGAGACTTATACTTATGAAGATTTTGTTTATGATTATATTAATAAACCATTGGATTACATTCGTAAAGATAAAGATTTGAATTATGGCGAATTTATTTTTAATATAACTCGTATGCCACAGTTCTACACTTTTGACTATTTTGATATATCAAGTAAAGATTTTGATAAAATTCCTTATGCTAAGTGTGGTTGCGATATAGAGCCAAAAGAGATTCATAATCGAGAAATGGTATTACCCTTATTTCTTGACTCTGAAAGCCGTTTGTTGTATAATATAAATGAACCAAAATGGGAGAATACTCAAACGTTTAAAAAGACTTATCCAGAAAAAGAGAAAAATTTCTTTAGGTATAAGCCTTCAAAACTTATCTATAATGATAATATTCAAGCAGGACATTGGTTTTAGTTGCCGCCAGGCTGGTCGTTAATTGATATTAGTCCTGTTGTTGATGAAGATGTCTGGGGCGGCAAGAAATGGTTAGATGCAAGACCTTTTGATTGGGGTAAAGATAATCAATCAGAAGATTTTAGAAGACACTTTAATCAAGTTTATCGTGCCGCGGCCATCAATTATTTGAGTCAAAATTGTCCTTATCCTGTTCTTAAGAAATATGAGAATGAGGAAATTACTTATCCTTCAACAGCTTCGAGAGATGTTAGTTCTCTTGAAAATGCTACGGCGGCACAACGTAAAGAGTGGTTTTCAACTTTTGATAATGAAACACTTGAAGATTATATGCAATTTCGTAGATGGTATGAAGATAAGATTGGAGAAGATGGTCTTTTAACCAAATCTTCTCTTTATGAAACTTATGGTAATTTTGACGATATTCCTTATGACTAGAGAGTATTTTCTGAGAAAAATTCTACAGAGCCTAACCCTTCTATTTTACTTAAGTCTTTTGGCTATGAATTAATGCAGTTTAGAACTGAAACAGCAGAAATTGGTTTCCTACGTACTTTAGCTAATTATTGGAGAGCTAATGGTACAAAGGGCGGCAAGATATGGAATAAAGCAGATGTAGATGATTGGTGGTGGTATGCAAATGATTACATTTGGGCTAACTTTCCACCACTTTATTGGGGTTATGCAGACTTATTAAATAAAGCTAAAATTAAATACATTCCTTAGTTCTATTAATTAAGAGGTGAAATGAATGTCAATTCTGAAAAAAGAGTATGAATTGAGCGTTTGGAACGAAGAATTAATAGATGGCATAAAAAAAGAAAGTAGAGGAACTACAATAGGTGCTAGTGGTATGACCCATTTGGGTCGTGCCACAACACCGAAGTTAGTTCGTTCAGTAAAAGGAACAAATACTCTTACCTTTCAAATGCCGACTAAATACTTCGATTCTGAGAAAGGGGACTACGTTAAAAATGAGTTATTAGAAGACTTATATAACGAGAGAAAATTAAAACTATATTATGATGGAGACTGGTACGAATTTTATATAAAATCAATTCAAGAAGATAAACAGTTTAAATCAATAATGAAAACAATTACCTGTACAGATAGTTTTATTGATGAGTTATCAAGAACAGGTTATGAAGTTGAATTTTCTTCTGACCTTAATAATAGTGTTGAAGAACTAGGCACTTTTATGGAGACAGAAGATGATGAGAAAATTAAAGGCTCTTCAAAAGCAATTCTTGACGGTAGTGTTTGGGATTATCGTCCAGATATGAATGTAGGAGACTTTACTGAATTTAATGAACAACGCTTTTATAAAATACCGCTGAGTTAGTTTGGCGGCACGATTAAAGGTTATAAAATAAATTTAGAAGTTGATGAAAGTGATTTTAAGACAATAACGGAAGAAGAAGAAAAAGAAAAGAGAGCTTATCTTCGTAATCCTTTTACAAAGGAAAAACGTCCTTTGGAATATGGTGATGACCAAGCCAGAGTTGAAGAACTCTTTTATGACCCATATGAAAAAGATAATGGTCGTGGTCTTTTAAGTGATGATAATTTGGTAGAGATTAGTGGTGATTATATTTATGTTCCTATTACAGATTTAACCTACATTATGGGTTCCGTTTATAAGAGTGCTTCTGCTTCTCTTGAAGAGCCTGCAATTTACGGTGCTTATAATCCTAAAGCTACAAAAGAAATTTATGCACTTCAACCAGTTTCTGAAAATCCTAGAGACTTAATTCAATTTCTCTTTTTCAATGAAAATGACGAAGTTCTGATAGATGAAGAAGGAGTTGTGGCGAATGAAAATTGTCATTATCTGATTACGATTGAGCAATGGAACGAGGCTCTTAAAAAATAGTTAAAAGATAATAGTGAAGGTCTTATTCATTGGACATCGCCCGCTTAGGAAGAAAAAGACGGTTATACTCTTAATAAACTTTATACTACAGAAAAGATAACAAAAGATAATGAAGAAATTATTTATACCACAAAAGTTTTTCCTAATACAAGAACTATTGATAATTTTAATTGGTATCCTGTTTATTATGAAGGATATTTAGATAAAATAAATGATGAAGAAGTCTCTAAAGCAAGAAAAATTTCTATCACTGATAGAACTGAACTTAATCTTAACTCAGATGTCTATACAACAGTTTATAATCAAAAAGACACTGATTTTAAAGGCCTTTATTCTGAGGATGAGCTTAATGAGCTTATTAATAGACGAGAAGAATTACGAGAAAAACAAAGGAACAAAACTATAACTCTTGAGGAAGAAAAAGAACTAGCGGCAATTGATAATGATTTTAGAGTTTGCTCAAAACTTGATACTCGTTTAATACTTCCTTCATTAGCAAGAAACTTAATTGAAAACGGAACAGAGATTACTGATACTAATGGTTGGGAAGCTAAAACTCAAAATATTAATCACGATATTTTTGATACGGGTTCTTATCGTAAAATGTTGGAAATTAACGTTCAACAAACAGTTAAAGAGCAAAATAATGAGAGTAATTTAATTTTATCTGAAGCAGACTTGACTGGCGGCACGACAGACGAAGGAGTAAGTGACTATTATTTAGAACTACTTAGTCCTTGTTTAGCTAAAGGTGATGATTTGTCTGTAAATGGTACAACTTTTACGGATTATGCAATTAACTTTGGAATGATTGGTCAAGAAAAACAGATTGAAAAAGGTAAAACATATGCAATAAGACTTACAACTGGTAGTTGGAGAACTGTTGATTATAATTTTGTTTTAAGAGCAACAGGTGAAACTCTTAAAGATGAAGACGGTTCAATTTCTTATGACGATGTCGCAGCGACAGATTATAAAGAAGCTTTTGTTCGTTACAAAGATAAAATTAACGATTTAAAGAACAATAATACTTTTAAATCAATCTGTTCTAGTAATGAGACAAATGAAATTATTAAGAATCCTACTGGAGCGAGTGATTAGAAGAAATCAATTAATGAATAGCTTTATGATTTATTGATTAATATTTTAGACGAAAGCAATGTAGACTAGCCTTATAAAAAGTTAAGCAATATAGCTAGATTAGCTACTCCTGATGAAGTAAGTCATGATGATTATAGCAATTCTGACTTGGTTTATGTTAAATATTTATATTTGAGTGAAGTCGGCTTACTTGATAATCTATCTAATTCAAGTTCTTCTTTCTATTATGCTACTTATTTATCCAATTCAATAGTAAAAGATTGGCAAGATACTTATATTTTGAAAAACTCTGTCTTTGAAAAGAAAAATAATGTTGATTTAGACAAGGTTATAATTGGAGAAGGCTCAACAAATCTTCAAGGTAATTATGTTTTAGATGGTGTTGATAACACTTCTGACAAAGCTAACTATATTAAGTTTTCTGATGTAGCAGACATCGCAGATACAGGTCTAGTTTTCTTGCCGAACGACACTTTGCCACCAAAGACAAAAGCTTCTACTTATTTAACCAATCCTCTTTACTATAAGAGAAAGAAGGATGATAGTGGAGTTGAATTATCTTCTCGTTGGTCATGGGCCGGCGCAAATAACTCAGAAGAAGATAAAGATTATTATTCAGTTGAAGATAATGCTTTTCTTTTATTTAAAGCAAAGAAAACTATCAAGAATCCTTATGTTGCAATAAAACTCGAAAGCGGGCCGGCACAGATTCAATTTGATAAGATTGAAGAAACAACTTATACTAAGAATAGTGGTATTGGTGTAAAGATTTGTGCTGGAGTAACAGCAGATGAAGAAACTGAATTAATAGACGTTTTAACTGATAATTTTGGCTATTTAGCTAATAAGTCAATTAAAATATATCAAATTGATAAGAACCATTTTAGTGACGATTTCCTTGAATCGGTTCATTTTAATGAAGATGATGGTACTATTAGTTTGAAAGATACAGGTAACTCAAATTTTGCTAAAATGACAGATAAATCATTTAAAGATGATAATGTGACTCCAACTTGGCAAGCACAAACATCTACTGAAGCACCTGTTTATTTTACGAGATTAAGGATAAAAGAAAAGAATAGTAAAAAGACTTTTGGATATGCGTTATTTATTGATGATGTATATTATGGAGTCTTTTGGCTTGAAAAGAAGTCTTAAGGAGGTGAGTGAATGACAGATTTATTTAAGGTTTATAAGACCAATTCTTCTACTTTTTAGGGTGGAGTAAGAACAACTCAAAAACCTTCTAGTAATTAGACTGCTATTGCTTATTGGAAAGAAGGTCCTTTAAGTGGTGTTTGCTATCGAAAAAACAATAATTTGCATAAAGTGCTTTCAAACTCTAATAAGAAAGGTATTATTTTCTTTGTTAAAGATGATGTCATTAATTCTCGAGTGATTGATTATATATGGAAAGGCTATCCTATTGGTTGGACGACAATTGGATACTCTTTAAAATTTCAGTCTACTACTGCTCATCCTGTTCCTTTTAATTTCACTTCTAATAAAGGAAGTAATGCCGCGGCAATACTTTATAATTTTATTCATAGATTATCTGCGACAGAATATAACCAAATTCGTACAAAGAAATTGTCTATTATTTGTATTGCTCCAAAAGATATGGCAATCTGTAGCAGTCGTAATATTCATCTTATTCACAGAGCAACTTCTATATATTATACTATGTATAATATCCTAAATCAAGAATATAAAAACCAACCTCTTTCTGATAATGCTTTATATTCAACTGCTGATTATTCTTTTTATGAAAATTCAAGTGTAACCAGTGGCGGAGTTTATTTCACTAATAAAAATAAGTATTGTGTCATAAACAAGACAGGACATTCCTTGGCAAGCAATCCTGGCAGTGCTTAGTCGGCTTTAAATGCTTATGAAAGTAAGAGTAATCAATCTGATTATTATATAATTCAATTAAAGGCACAAGATAATGGTTAGAAATATACAACTATAGAAGTTTCTGATTTACAAGATAGCACACAAGATGACAATTCTCCTTCTTCTGATTTTAATGATGTTATAGATATAACGCCTTCTTATATTAAGCAAGACCTTGATTCTTATTCAGCAGTTTCCTTAAACTATGCAACTAATCTTAATAACTGGAAGCTATATTTTGTTCCAGCAAGCGATAAACGCACAAATTCAAATGAAGAAAAATATTTAGGTCGTGGCATCAAGTAGAGTAAGGGTTCTAAAAAAGGTGATGTTACTTACTTCACACCAAGTAATAATACCATCTTAGGCCTAAAATATTCAAAAACAGAGAATATTGATTTAACAACACAAGAGCCATTATCTACTTTTACTACAAAAGTCGATTATGATTTACAAGACTTTGCGGCACAGCTTGATAGTTACTTCCATTATACAACTAAGTATGTTTGGAGTAAAAATGACCTTTATCTTCCTGGTCGAGTAGCAAAGAGTGATAGTCAAGGCAAGGAAGACAGTACTAATTTATTAAATATTCAAAAAACAAATTATCAATATGCAGTAAAAAGAGTGCCTAAAGTCGGTGCGATTATTGTTAATAAAAAGAAGTGGAAAGGCGGCAAGATTGAAAAGTATCAAGATTTAGAATCTGCTGTTGCGGCAAGAACAAGTTTTAAGAACTACTTTACTTCTCCAGCAGAAATTCAAAATAATTATAAAATTCTTTATTATAAAATTGAACTAACTGATTTTGACTCAACCTCAGCCCCAACCGTTTCTAAATCAGTTATTATTTCAGAATCTTCAATCGAAAGTTTTTCTGATTTCTTGGCTCAACTTAAACCAACTATGCGTGCCGGAGCAATGTATTCTTTTAATGTAGAAACTTCTATTGCACAAGAACGTACTTCTATTAATCTTTATGACTTTAAATTAGTAGAAGCTTATACAAGAGGTCATGATTTTATTCAAGAAGATTATACGACAGTAAGACCGCAAGAACGCAATCCAGATGATAATTGGGCATTACAAGAAATTAGCCGCCTTATGAGTTTTGACGATAATTACTTTACTTATAAGTATTCTGGTAGAGAAATCAGTCTGCCTGTCGGCACAACATTTGCTCTTATTCATGAAAAAGATTTATTGCTTGAGAGTGATGTTACTTTAGGTGAAAGTTATGGTGAATAGCAATATTTTATTGAAGCTATTAAATATAGAAATGAGGGAAATAATTAGACTCTTATTCCTTATTTTTATAAAGATACATTTAAGGTAAAAGATTTTGTAAAAGCTATTGGAGAAACTCAATATACAGAAGATGATTATGAAATTTTAACAGGTAAAATTGATTTACTTCAATGTAAATATTATAAACCAGATAAGGCTACAGCGGCAAATAACTGGTGTGATTGTAGTTTCGACAGTAAAGATAATAGCTGTATTCATGAATGTATTTATCAAAAACTTGGTAAATGTCCTTATAGATTTTAGACTGAAAAGCATCCAAGACGTATTAGAACTCTTGAGCAAAGTAAATCTAATCGCTTTAATTTAATACAAGAATTGAGTAAAGTTTTTGAGTGTTATCCACAATTCTATATTGAATTTGATACTAATGGTAGAGTTTTATTAGATGAAAATGGTAGAATGAAAAAGCACGTTTTCTTTATGACAGAAAAAGGAGCAGAGTAGTATTCTGGTTTCCGTTATGAGAAAAATCTTTCTTCTATTTCTCGAACGGTAGATTCTAATTCATTAACAACAAAAATGTATGTTGAGTCAGTTGACTCTGACCTTACAGATAGTGGACTTTGTACAATACAAACAGCAGAAGATAATATTGGTCGCAATTCTTATGTGCTTAATTTTTCTTACTATACAAAGAAAGGACTTCTTAATCCTATTCAAACACAGCGAGATGTCTTTGGTATAGAAAAGGGAGACTTAGCTTTCTTACCTGTCATTGGTCAATATAATAAGAAATATGATGAGTATTCTAACTTAATTATTAATATGACCAATTAGGAAATGTCTACTCTTCAAGCTTCAAATGAAGTCGCTATAACAGGAATTGGAACAGCACTTGAAGAACGTAAAAAAGTTGGTCAAAGACTTTATCAATTTAAGATGACCCAAACTACTGAACGTAAAGGGGCTTTAATAACGACAACTACGACTAAAAGTTATACTACATCTGATACTTATAAAACTTACTTAAGTAAATACAGAGAACAAGCTGTTATACTTTGGGGATTAGTTGAACAATTATTTTTTAGTGGAGATTATTTCTCTTATTGTACAGTTGATGAAGTAACTGGAGTAATTAAAAATTCAACTATTAATTATTCAAACCCTTCTGCAGCAAACGAAGATATTCAAAAGCTGATTGAAAAATATAAAGATACTTATTGTAAAGGAGAATTATTCTGGCGTTTAACTCTTGAAGGTTTTCAAGATATTGATGAAGACTCTACTTATGAGCCACCTTTCACTAATTGGAATGACTTTAAAGAAAAAGTTGTTGATGTTCAAGAATATCAAATTAATGGTTCTTTGGGTCAATATAGAAGTCTTTATAATCAAGTTAAGCATTGGAAACTTGAAAGAGCAAAAGTTCTTAATAAAATAAATGAAATTTCAGATAAATTCTATAAAATTTATGAGCCGTATATTAAAGAAGGTACTTGGACAGATAGTAACTATCTGACTGATAATGAATATTATTGGGCGGCGGAAGACGTCTTAGAAGATTCTTGTAAGCCAAAGCTTACTTATAACATTAATGTTATAGACATCAGTCCATTGGTAGAATATTCTGACGATTATAAGTTTGATTTAGGAGATACAACTTATTTAGAAGACATTGACTTCTTTGGAATAAATGAAAAAACAGGTTTGCCAAATAGACAAAAAGTTATTATCTCAGAAATTACTTATTCTCTTGATAAACCGCAAGAAAATAGTATTACTGTTCAGAATTATACATCTGCTTTTGATGATTTATTTGAAAGTATTTCAGCTTCTGTTCAGTCTCTTACTTACAATGAAAATACTTACAAGCGTTCTTCTAATTTTACTGCAAAGCAATATGTTCAAACAGATAGCTTGCAAGGAACTCTTGATATGGGAGACCTTACTCTTATAGATGCTAATGATAATAACATTGTATTAGATGAAAGTGGCACGCAAGGTAATGCTATCGACAATGCTTCAAGTTAGTATAAACTAAGCGGAGAAGGACTTTTCTTCTCTACGGACGGCGGCACAACATGGGATTTGGGTGTTGGTCCAAAAGGCTTTAATATGGACTATGCAAAATTTGGTAGTCTTGATGCTTCAAAAGTTCAGATAGTAGATGGACAATACATTTATTTCCTTTGGGATAAGAATGGTATTAATGCTTATCGTAATCCTGCTACAAGTACAACAGGTTTAGTAGATTTTGCTCGTTTTAATCGTTATGGTTTAAGTCTTGTTGAAAAAGGAAATATCCGTCTAAGGGCAGGTTATGAGTTCAGAAACAGTACTGGCGGCAATAACGTTTCCGGTGACTATGAATCAGAGTCTCCTCTTACAAATTAGAATGTTGGTTTCTATCTTTATAATGATAATGGCCAGCCAATCTTTAAAACAGAAACTCAATCAGATTATGCAGATGATACTACTGATTATACAGCTAGATTATCATTAGCCGGTGAAATGTTTATTACAAATAAAGTTTTGGATAATGAGGATGATGGTAGTGTTGTTGCTTCTTCTTCTGCTAAAACTTTATCTAATGGTTATTTAATTATTCAAGATAGTGTTGCTAATTTTCTTGATAGCACAATTGGCGATGTTTTAGACCAAGACCTTAATTCTTATTATTTTGCGGAAAATAGTTTATCAACTTATACTGTAATGCCTATTTATGATAATATTTAGAAAAAGAGTATTATTACTGTAAGATTAGTAAGAAAAGAGAGTAGCAAATCAGTCGCAATGCCATATGATTATTATGTCATTGGCACAAACCCATCTCTCAATGAAAAACCTACTAGCACAATTACTCAAGTTGAAGGTACAATAATTGAATGTTCATTTGTAACTAATTCAGAGGTTACAACTCCTATTACTTTAAATGCGGAAGATTTAGCTAATCATAAAGGAGATAGAATAATAGAACTTGGTGGCGTATAGTGGTCTTCTGCAATGATTTCTTCTTATATGTCTGAAAATTATTATAAACTTAATAATTAGACTTATCTAATTGGTAGCAAGTCTGTCTTTTTATGTTCTGGCATTAATACTTCGGCTTCTGTTACTGTGCCGGCACAAGGAGTTCATGCTGCTGATATTAGCTATTATGATATTAATAATTTGCCGTCAGACTCAATTACTACAAGCCTTTATGTTTATACCAATGGAACTGAGAATTATAATTATTGGGGAACAGCCATTGATAGTGATACTCCTATTTCATCAACCATAAGTTCAGTATCAACTAAAGAAGTTGGTATTTTCATTAATAATAAAGTTGGCTTCTCTAATAATTCTACTATTAATGATATAAGTAGTATTCAAGGAACAACCGAAGAAGAACAAAGAACAAGTAAAGCTGTTTCTGGAGCAGAACGTCTATTTATGATTGCTCTTCGTGGAGATGAAGGCGGCAGTACAGAATATAATAACATTTTCTCTGTACTTAAAAATGGTAACCTCTACATAGGTGGTAAAATTAAAGCAGGAACAGGAGAAGCACTTAATGTGCCAGGCTTTGCTTATATTCCAGATGAGGTTAAAATTACAGAACCTTCATTAATAATGAGTAATGATGGAAATATGTGGGTTTCTTGGGAGAAATTCTTTAATCTTACTTCTGATGGACAGCTTGGTAATAATTCATTACAAAGTGTTCTTAATAAAATTCAGCAAGGTATTATTGATAGTGGTGGAAACTCAGGTAGTAGTTCAATTCAGAAGTCTGGCTATTATATTATAGACCCAATTAAGAATTAAGAGGTGAGAAAATGAGCATTTATTATTATCACCCTTTAGGAGATTATGCAAAAACTTATGAGCGAAATATAAATCACTATTATACTTATTCTAATGGATATCACGTTGCGGGAGAAATAGACGTCGGTGTTACTACCGGCGTCGCCCAATACGCAATGTGCGATGGTATTATTACGAGCGCAGGCAAATGGGATGATGGCTATGGTACAACTTATGCAGTTCTTGAATGTAAAGCTAACTAGAATGGCTTAAATGATACTTTTTATATTAGATATTTACACGGAGATTATACTGTAAAAACAGGTCAAATCGTAAAAGCTGGCGATAAGATAGGTACAACTGCTAGCCACGGTGATGTCACAGGACCACACTTGCACATAGGCTTTTCTCATAGTAAAAATGGATATCGAGACCCAACTGTTACAGGTAAGCTTCAAATTCGCAATGGGAAGCACTATTATATTTATAAGAATAAAGAATATCCAATAGATGATGATTTAAAAATAGATTGGAATTTAATTGAATAGTGGAAAGCTCAATTAAAAGTTACAGATGATGATATTGGCTATTGTTGGCTTGTACTTGCTTCTGAGTTTAAAGAAATTAAGGCTGACAATACAGTGATAAATAAAACAATGGATGTTTCTTCTAAGTTTAAAAATGAGAATGATTGGCTAGCCCTTTATGGAATGTTATGGTATGAAGAATCTGGTTTAGCTCAAAAACTTAATGATGATATAAGTAAAGGTATTTGTGAATGGGTAGTTAGGGTTTTCAGAAATCGTTTATTTAGCGGACTAACTATTTAGCAAATTTGTCTTTGGAATAGCAATTAGCCTGGTTACTCTACTGCTGTTTCTTTAGGTAAAAATTTACCACAAAAGGCACGAGATTTTTGTAAAGATATTATTAGTGGAAAAGATTATTTCTATGTTGAAAAAATTGCTTAGAAATATCGTTATAGTAGTACTTCATCTTGGAATGATATAAAGTGGTTTAATCGGCTTTATAGTGCAGATACTTTCTATGGTGGAAATTCTGCAAGATGGCCGGACTCAACTCTCGCCGCAGTACCATTCTCTGGTGGACCTTACTTCTTTATGGAAGGCGAATTTACTAATAAGGTACTTAATAAGTTTTGGCCAAATGGACGAGATGGCACAGCAGCCTATCCAAATCCTTATTTATTGAGGTAATTTAAATGAAAAGATACTTTTATCATCCTCTAGGAAAAGAAAACTATAAAAATCCTCCATTTACTTATACGGGTCATGGAATTGGTAAACTTGATATAAGCGGAGCTAATATGCCACTTTATTCAATGACAGATGGAGTATGTCAAGAAAATGCGATTTGGAGTGATGGTAGCTGCTTATCTATTTAGGTTGCTTCTTATGATACAGCAATTACCTCTCCTATTTATATTCGATATATTCATGGAAGATACCTTGTTAATATTGGAGATAAAGTAACTAAAGGACAATTAATTGGATATAGCGATACTATTGGAACAAATAATTATCATCTTCATATTGACATGAGTTGGGTTCCTAATGACTTTTATCCTGTATATGGCACATTAAATGAAGATAAAACAATTTATACTGTAAAAAATAAATAGTATCATATAGACCCAAAACAAATAGATTGGAATTTAGTTAATGCATGGAAAACTAAGAATGGCGGGCCGGCAGACGCTTGGGGATATATGTGGTTAATTATGGCAAGTAAAGGTAGATTAATAACGGAACCAGAAATAGATTCCTCATCAATCGTTGCCGCGGCAAAGAAAGTCATAATGGCTTATTATAAAAATGCAATAGAAAACTATGGTACAACAACAGGATACTATAATCAGAGTCTTTCTGCTACCTTAAAAGTTGATGGAAAAACGATTAAAAGTAGAAGAGATTGTAGTGGCTATATAGATGCTATTTTTTAGTATCTTAATGATGCGGATTCTTCTTATCAAGCTAATACATCAGGTCTTGTATCTTATCCTCCTAAAAATTGGAAAGTCTATAAAACAACAGAAGTTACTCCACAAATTGGAGATGTTGTTGTTCGTAATCAAGGTAATGGAGACCATACTGAAATTATTGTGAATATAAAGAATGGTATCTATTACTCTTATGGTTTTGGTGGAGATTATGAATTAGAGTAGTGCGGCAAGAATGGTACTCCAATTCCTTTATATAATGGAATAAATTTTTATAACTATATCTTAAGAAGAACAAAATAAAAGGACTAGGGATTATATCCTTAGTCCTTTTTTTATTTAATTAAATCAATAAAAGCATTTAATTCTTCCATTTTAAGTTTAAGTTTTTCCAGTTCATCTAAGCTAAAATAGAGGTCTGGAACTTGGACTTTTATTTGTTTTAACTCATAAAGCTTTTCTTGAAGTATGTCCATTTTATTCTTTTTAATCTTTGTGCCGCCGTCCTCTGAATGAATAATATTTCCTTTGTCATCTCTTTCTGCATAAGAGTCTAATAAAGATTGAAATTGCTCCATATAAATAGGATATTCTTCATCAGCAATTTTAATTAATTTTAAAAGCTTGTATTGTGTTTGTATATTAAACACTTTATCTTTTAATTTGTCTCCGATATTTTTAATTAAAAATAAGTCTGCCCTTTTAATTAACATTTCTTTCACCTCTTTTATTTTTATTATAACATTTTCCTATTTTAAAGTCAAAAATCTACGTTTTAAATAAAATTACTTGATTAATTTTTGTTGAAAATGTAGATTTTTTCCTATCTCTTTTTATTCATTTTGTACAATTTTCTTTTGATTTTACTTCTTAGTAGAGATTAAAAACGAGGTGATTAAAATGGGATTTAATTATAATCCAAATCCAATGTAGATGCCGCAAAATCAGCAAGCTGCGGCGCCACAGATTCCACAGATGATGGGGTAGAGTGTTTAGCCTTTATTCCCTCAGCCACAAGGAAATGTTTATAGTATTAATTCAACTTTAGAAGTTGCTAATGTACCAGTAGGAGCAGGGATGTCTATTGCCTTATGTTTGCCAGAAAATGTTATGTACATAAAAACAATGTAGAATGGCAATCCTTTATTTTATCCTTATAAGATAGTACCTTTTACTAATGCTTCTGCTCCAGAGGAGCCTGCGCCGGCATAGCAATCAGAAAGAATTAATATTAATCAATTAGCTGAAGAAGTTAAGAATTGCAATACAAAAATTTCAAGTCTTGAAGAACAGTTTTCAGCTCTTAATCAAAAAAATAAAAGGGGTGACTTTAACATATGAACGATTTAATGCAAATTGCACAAATGATGAAAGGACGCAATCCCGAAGAGGTTGTAATGCAAATGATTAAAAGTAATAACATTACAGACCCAAATATTTCACAACTCGTAAAATTTGCCCAAAGCGGCAACGAGAAAGAATTGTTTAATCTCGCTTCACAGTTATTTTAGCAAAAAGGACTTAATCTCAATAATGAATTAAGTACTTTTCTGTCCTTGCTTAAATAACTTTAAGCGAAGAAAATAAATTTTATGGAGGTATCATAAAAAATGGAAGAAAGAAATGGTTTATCAGTAAGTGATGCACTGGCTCTGGAAAAGAATAGTGGCACAAATGACGCAATGGGCTGGGGCGGCAATAGCTGTTGGTGGATTATCATTCTTATCCTCTTTATTGGATGGGGTGGCTATGGCCGTGGCTTCGGCGCTGGAAACAATGATGGAGGTGGAAATGGCGTGAACACAGTCGTTGTACCTACTAATGCTTTTGGCAATAGTTATAATAACTGTTGCACACCAGCAACAGCACAGGGCGTTACAGACGCTTTTAATTTCAATACTCTTAATAATGGTGTAAGAGGTATTCAAAATGGAATTTGTGACGGCTTCTATTCTACAAGCCTTGCAATCTCTAATCTTGGTAATGCAATGCAGAGTAGCATTAATGACGTGAATGTTGCAAATCTTCAAGGTTTTAATGCTACACAAAATGCAATTGCACAGACAGGCAATGCTATTCAGCAGGGCATATGCCAAGGCTTTAATGGCGTTCAGAGTGCTATTGCACAAACGAATTATAATATGAAGGATTGTTGCTGCGAGACAAGAGAATCTATTATGCAGTCTAATTTCAACAATCAGACAGGTTTCAATAATATTCAAAATCAGATAGCTTCTTGTTGCTGCGACCTCAATCGTGGTCAAGAAAATATTAAATATGCTCTTGCTCAGTCAACCTGCGATATTATGACAAATGCTGACAAGAATACTGATAGAATTATTAACTATCTAACACAGAATGAGCTTAACTCACTTCGTTCAGAACTCCAGTCTGCTCAGCTTCAATTATCTCAGTTGTCACAGACAAGTACAATTGTTAATTCACTTATGCCGACTCCTAAGCCTGCATATCCTGTTATGAGTCCGTATACTTCAATTCCTCTCTCTGCTTTTAATACAGGTTGTAACGGTTGTAACGGAACTTTTTGAGGTGAGCAATAATGTCTTGCCAGCGTAAACTTTGCAGAAACTTGGTAATTTCAGAAAGTGTGACTTTTACAAGTCCTAATCTAATTATCAACATTCCTGCTGGAACTTATAATAATGGGCAGAAGTATTGTTTGGTGGTAGCATAGGATATTCCTACTACCACCACATACAACGCTACTGTTGGCGTAACAATAGGTTCAGATACAACAATTTATCCTTTGGTTAATAGTAATTGCACTAATGTAAGCGTTAATGAAATTGTAACTAAAGGCATTTATCCTTGTATTGTAAGAACTAATATACAGAATGGAGTTTTTAAACTCATTGATGGCTGTAATTGTTGCAGAACTTGTAGGGCGGCATCTTCTATCCCTATCACAACTACAACGACTGAAACTCAGGAGGGACAAGGCTAATGGAAGAACTTTTAAGAAAGGTAAAAAAAGAGCTTGACGCTATCGGAGATAAAGGCCTTACTTCTTCTAATCTTGAAACAACATATAAGCTAATTGATATTTATAAGGATATTAAAGAAGCTTGTTATTATGAAGATTAGGTTGGTAAGAGCCTTGATAGAGATGACCGTTATCGCGGCGACACTTATCGAGATGGCAGACGCACCGATAGAGAATATGAAATAAGGTCTTATTATCCTTCAGATAGCAAACATGACCGCTATCTCAATAAAATGAGAGAAGGCATGCATGATTATGATGAAGGAAAAATGAGATATAGAGATGGTGACTCAAAAGACAGAATGATAGATGGTATTGAAATGACAATGTCTGCTCTCGTCAACTTCGTAGAAGACTTGATAGACTTTGCAGAAACATCATCTGAAAAAGAAATAGTTAAAAAATACGTAAACAAATTAAAGAGCCTATAATTTGGGTTATTAGTATTATAATAATAATCCCTTAGGGCGGCACGTTGATGATTGCAGTGTAAGGGCAATTGCCTTAGCTACTAGCTAGTCTTGGGACAGGACTTACATTGAATTATCAGAATTTGCTCGCCAGCAAGGAATAACTTTTTCAGAAATCGAGTTTATTAATCAATACTTATCTAATAAATATCCCCGATATTGCTTGGAAAATGGGATTAAAACTTTAGGAGATTTTATTAAATTAAATCTTAAAGGACGATGGTTATTAACAATGTCTGGTCATATTACTTGCGTAATAGATGGAACTTGTTATGATACATTTGACCCATCTGACCGAATAATACGGGGTATTTACAAAGTAAAATAAAAAGAACCAGACTATTGCCTGGCTCTTTTAAAAGAGGTATCATAAAGAGAGAGCGATTTATTCGTTCTCTCTTTTTTTTAAAATTGAATTATTTCTGAGTTCTTATGTTGTCCAACAGCCCAGCTAGCAATAAGAACTGCATCAGCCTCATCTTGAGTAACACTGACATCATAAAGTTTTTTAACTTTAAGTTGTGCATTACGTTTGCGGTCTGTTCGATTTTTACCTTTTATATCTGAAAAATGTCTCCAAGTGGCGGCAGGAACAACAATATAAGGAATACCATTTTCATAACAATAATTTTTTAAGACACCTTGTAAATGAGCAAGTTTCTTAAAAACAAGAACCGCATCTCCTTCACAACCACTTCGAGTTGTAAATTTTTGGAGTTGAATATCTTCAAAAATAACCTCATCAGGTTTCCATTTCTATATCATAGAAGCAACCCAATATTTTGTCTGAGCAATTCTTTCTGTACTTTTTACACCATCAGAACTCCATTTTCCAAAATTAATAAGTGAATTATCATCAAAAACTGCCCAGCCAGAAGTAATACTAGCTTGGTCAAAAGCAAGAATACGATAACCTTTCTTTTTAGGAGCAGTTATTTCTAATGTTTCTTTATTTTGATGAAAAGGATTAGATTTACAAATTGGACACTCGTAGTTGCCACGACGCCATTTCTCATAACAAACAAAGTTGATGTGCCCTTCTGGACACACCGCTTCTAAGTCTGTCTTTAAATTTTTATATTCAGTTGATTTTAATTTCCAGCCTGCATTTTCAAAATCTTTCCGAATTTCTTCTATTTTAAATTTTGTCGCCAATTAAATCAACTCAACGGCCGCTGCTACCAAAACCGCCTGTACTTCTTTCAGTATCATCAGAAATAGTAGCAACCTCCTTCCATCTAATCATTGGAACTGGAGAGATGATAAGCTGAGCAATCTTATCTCCAGTTTTAATCTCATAAGGTGTATCAGCGGTATTATGAAGAATAATGCCTACCTCTCCACGGTACGCACTATCTATTGTTCCTGGAGCATTGGCAACTCGAATACCAGTTTTTGCTGAAAGACCACTACGAGGTCTAACTTGAATTTCATAACCAACTGGAATTGCAACTTTTAGACCAGTCTTAATAATTTTTGTTTCTCCTGCCGCAATAGTAACATCTTCTGAAGAGAAAACATCTGCACCAGCATCCGTAGGATGAGCATACTCTGGAAGCTTAGCTGTATCTGAAAGCTTTTGAATTTCTACTGTAATTCTCTCTCTCGGCACTTCATAAAGTTCAAGTGTTGCAACTACTGCTTTAGAAAGAAGAGTTGAGAGAAATTTTTTCTTATTTTCAGAAAGGGAATCATCAACCTTAATCTGTTCAATAAGTTTTGCAATTTCTTTCTTTTCCGCCGCAATATCAATATTTGGAATTGTTTGAAAGTTAGCAAGAATTTCCTTTTGAAATTCTGTTGAGTTCAAAGTATCAGAGAGAGTTGCAATTAACGTATCATACATCTTATCAAATACTTCATCTGGTAATTGAATAATTTTTTCAAATTGTTCCCAAACATCAGCCGGCATCTTTCCCTGAGTTTTTAGTGCATTTTCAATATTTACATTCATTTGTTATCTATACCTCCTATAAGTGAAAGGACTGAACTTGTTTTTACAACGTCATCAGCAATGCCATAGCGGATAGCTTCATCAGTGCTAATCCACCAATCGTCATTAATATGAGATTCATATTCATCATTGGTAATTTTAGTTTTTTCAAGAACAATATTCTTCATATCCTTCAAAAGTCTCTTATAAAAGTCAGCATATTGCAAACATTTCTGAGCATCTCCCATAAAACCACCGCTACCTTGATGAAAGAGAAAATAAGAATTAGGAAAAGAAACTCTATATTTTCCTGCTAAAAATATAATAAATCCTGCACTCCAAGCCTTACCGCAGTTCCAAGTAATTACTGGTGTTGGACACAGGCAAATTGCATTATAGATAGCATATCCTGCTGAAAGACTGCCACCACAAGTATCAATCATAATACTTATTGGCTCTCTTTCATCCTCTGGAACTCTATCAAAATCATCAATACCACTCCAAAATTGCAGAGCAGTAATAACTTCTTTTGCTAATTTATCTGTAATCTCTTCATTAATACGAATAACACGATTAATAAAATCAAAAGTTTTTGTACTTTCTTCTGGATTAATTTGAGTTAGCGGATTAGTGCAGAGTCTAAAAAGGTCTCCTTCTTTATAAGAGTCTGGTACATCAACCGCCTGCTCATAGAATTTTTCCATTTCTTTAATAAAATCTTCTTTTGTCTTAACTGTTCCATCATCTTTAGTTAATGAAAATACTTCACTTTGTTTACTCATTACTTATTATCCTCCATCTTTTTTCTTTCCTCTTTAAGCTCAGTAAGCTCTCTTGCGAGTTCTGAAATACGAGGATTATAAATAAAGGTTGTAAGAGTTAAATGATTAAGCTCATCTTCTTTTTCTTTTATTTTAAAATTAAGATTTTCTAAGTCTGTCATTTAAATTATTCCTCCTTTATTTTATAATATAATTATATCATAAAAGACCAGTAAAGTCAAAAGTTGAGGTATCAATTTTTTGAGGAGATGTTTTAAGCATAAGACGTAAATCAGTAGGTGCGGCGGCAATAAGTAATTGGACTGATTTATCAGATTGAAAATAATCAGCGAAAGATAAAGAAGTTTTATGAGAACACCATTCTCCTATCTTTTTTCCTAAAGGAGTTTTTAAGTAACAATAATTATTTTCTGTTCTTCCTATTGCTAAATAGTAAAGACCCTGTGCCGCTGCCCTCAAATTTGCATGATAATCACTTTCATTCTCTTTATTTCGGAGAAAAGGAAAGACATTTTTAGGATTAGAAGCATATTCTTTGAAAAAGTCTTCATCATATTCAAAATCTATTTTAAGCTGATTTTTAAAAACAACTCTGTACTTATCAAAAAGTTCCATCTATTTAGGGTCGCGGCACTGTATACCAAAGATAAAATTAAATTTATAATTTTTAAATTCTTCAATAAAATCAAATGCGTCTTCTCTGTCAAAATAATTTTGGTCTGCTACATAGATAGAAGTTTTTTCTTTTTTAAAACCAGATAAATCCCTATTCTCAATTCTTATATGAGAATTTCTTTTGAGAGATTCAAAGTTAGTATTAAGCTTATCAAAGAAAGGTTCATAAATCAAGTAAGATGGCGGCACATTGTAATAAACAAAGTCTAAAGGATAAAAAGTTTGATAAAAACCTTGACCATAAATGTTCTTTTTGCTGCCTGTTAAAATAAGAGTTTTTGGTACAATAGTTGAAACTCTTTCTTTAAAATAGATAATTTTGTCAAAACGTCCTTCATCAGTTTTAGGAGTTAGCATTGTAACCATATCACCTTTTTGTCGGTGATAATTGGCTACTTTTGCTAATTCAAGATTGGGATAGGTTTTTTGTCCATTATGCCAGAGGTCAATATCATAAAGCCCTAAGTGCATTATTCTTCAACCTCCACTCTATCAGTTTGACTGTCTGTAATAAAACCATTTTCAATCTTGTTAATTTTTGTGAAGAGAGGATAAGGGGTTGATTTGTATTTTTTTGGAATAAAAGTATCATCTCTTTTAATGCCTGTAATAATTAATTTATTACCTCTTTCAAACCACGATTTTTCCAAAACGTGTTTCTTTCCTTCTTCATCTTTTTCAAAAATTCTTTTATCCCATACGCCAAATTGATTTTTCCAAATCTTCAAAGTTACAACACCCGTCGTTGTAAGTAAGGTGACTGTGCTTTTATTTTTATTTTTATCAATTACAGTTCCTGCAATTCGATGTATTTTAAACAAAGTAATTTCATCACCATTTTTTGTTGTGAATGTTCTATCTAACTCATTGGACTCAAGCTTATTGTAATCATCTATATCATAAATATCTGTTCGCAAGTCTTGCAACTCGTGATTATGATAATAAAAGCTTAAACTATCCATTTCCCATTTAGAGATATTTCCTTCGCAATATTTTTCTTTATTTTCTTGTAATAATAAGTTATTTAATTTATTAAGAATTTCCTGCTGATTATCTTTCATCCATTTGCGCATTGGGTCCATACCTTTCTTATAAATATTATCCCAATCTTTCTGTGCTATCATTCCTTCAATACCATTTTCTGTTATTGATTGTTGAGTTAAAAGACTATCATCATAATTATCTAAGTAAAACTTTAAAGCAATTTTATCTAATTTATAAAAAGTTTTTACTTTAAAATTCTTAATATATTTATTGAAATTATAGAGACGTCTTTCAAAATCTAATTCTTCTGGAATTAAATCTTTTTCAATTAACATCTTCATATTCTGCAAAGTAATTCTCTTCTTTTTATCTGTTATAAGATTAAGATATTCGTCCATAATTTCTTCTCTTGATTTGTTCTTATATAAATTATCAAAAGCTCCAGACTTAATAAGAGAAATCATCTGTGTTTTATTTACCTTAACTTTTTCAAGAAAATCTTCGATATTTTGAAAAGGTCTTTGCTTTAATATGTCTTTTATAAGCTGATTACCAACCCGCGTGATACCTCTTAAACCATAAAGTATTACGCCCTCCGAAACTAGAGGAGAAAAGGTTAGAGTTGATTTATTTATATCTGGAAGAGAAAACTTTAAACCTCTTGACTTCATTTTTCCAATTGCAGCAGCGATTTTACCGTAATCCGTACTAGAGTTTTTTATTTTCTTCTCTTCTTCTTTATCTTCCTCGTCATCTTCGTCTTCTTTTTCATCTTCATTAATTTCATCCGATAAATTCATTGCTCCCGAGTCAACAATAAGATTTGCTGTATCCCAATAAATAATAGGATATCTATAAGCTAAATTCATTTCTTGTAGAGCAACTATTGAATAAGCAAGGGTATGCGCGGCATTCCTACCACTCCATATTTCTATGGCCGCCAATGGCGTTGTGGTCTAGACTATACAATCGTCCTGTTAAATTTTAAAACAGGCGGAGTTATTATAGTCGTTGAACGTTTGTCTTAATTTTTTATATTTTCTTTCCATACCAAATGGTTTGTCATAAGATAAAGTTATTAATTTTAAAACATTATTATAGTCAGCAGAATAAACTTTCCAAAGACCATTAGTTTCATTTTGAGAAAAAGCTTTGTGAATATCAGTCATGTACATTTTATTCTCTAACGTGTAAACTAACCAATCAGCAAAACTTTCAGAAGCGGTGTATATTATAAATTGTGGAGCACCATAAGATGTAGGTGTTACATTGCCATCTCCATCTATTATTCCTCGAATTAAATAAGGAATAAATTTTTCTTCGTCTAAAGATAATTTAGGTCCTTCTAAAGTTAAACTTTTATTTCTGATAACACCATATTTTTTTAAATTTTCAACCAATTCCTTTTCTGTTAAAACAAGTCTAAATCTAGTTTTTTTATTCTTATCATTACTTTTTATTGTAGTATAATTTTTACCTATTCCTTTAGATAGAAAGGCTATACAATCTTCATCTGTAAGGTCTAATCCTACATCATATTCTCTTGTTGAAATATAGCCATCTGTTAAAAGTAAACCCAAATAATAAGCATCAAAATGATTATTAATTCGTTCAAAAGTATAATGATATCCTTTTCGATTTATTCTGGCTTGTTCTATTAATTCTTTATAATTTTCTCCATAATGTTTTTTAACTTTATCTATAATAGATTTCTTTGTGGCAAAATTATATTTTACCATTAAATCTTTGACGGGCGTGCCATTAATATATTCTTGCACTAATTGTTTTTCTTGTTCATTAGATAATTTTTTGTAACCCATCGTATTCACCTCCATAAAATATGTAATCTTTTATGGAAGATAATATAAATTTTTAAGACACTTCGATGCGGATTATCCAATCCTTAATGATTTTACCTTACCGACTTTCATTACTATCGCCGCCATATGCATCACTACTATGGTTTGGTTATTAAGGCTCTAAGGACGTTCCCGCAGTTTAAACTCTTTTTTACTATATATTACTATATAGGGATTCCATGCTATTAAAATCCGTATCCTCTATTCATTGCAATAAGGACTTTCCAAACATAATTACATAAGGCTGCTTCACAATTCTTTTCTTTTGTAACTTCAAAAAATTCTTTCTCAAGTTGCTCATACTCCGCAGGTTTCTTTTTAGAAATCGCCTTACGCAGTCTATCTGCCCAAAGCAAACTAAAGCCACCTAACTCTGGCTGCTGAACCAACATCATAAACTGCTCTTGCTGAATACATAGACCATAAGAAATTTTCAAAATTTTTTCAAGAACTTTTTGTCCTTTTTTACTTACTCCATATGCGTCCATTTCTTGATACCATAGTTGAGGGTTCTTTTTAAAACGAGCAAACTTTTCGATAGGCTGTTCGCCACCCTTTTCTTGCGCCATAAGACGAATAACTGCATTAAGAGCCGCTAAATCATCTACTGATTCAGGCTTTACCGCTGCTATTCCCTTAATACCACTTTGTTCTGTCATTTGAAACAGACTTTCAATCTTATGGTCGTGTATCATTCTCCACATATCAGGAGAAGTTCTATCTATATTATAAACGCCTATTGCATCTTCATAGCGCTCTCTTAGAGTTTTGTTCTTATCAAGATAGCCGTCCTCTGTCAGAAGGTCAATACAAGCTCTTTCTCTGTCCAAAGCTTCTATCGACAGCAAGTCAATTTTTAATGAACCTACATCTTCAATTGTATGCAAATCAAATTGAGTTACTATATCTCCATTAGTAGTTCTCATTTGTGCGGTTGTATTTGTAATAGGTTCATCATAAAATACCACTCCGCCGGCGTGGCTACCTACTCCACAGCATAAACCAGCTATAAATTTAGCTACTGTCCAAAGATTATGATATTTTCCGTCCATTAACTCTCTGAATTTCATATCTGGAGCAATGCCATTTTCTTCATCACCGTAGTAAGTCTGGTCAAGTGTTCTTTGCTGACCTCTGTCTGATTTAATAAAAGAAGCAATATATGCTGCTTCGTCTGGGTCAATGCCTAAACCTCTCGCCGCAGTTAAAATAGAAGATTTTGTTGCCTCTGTACGAATAGTTAAAACTTTAGAAACTCTGTCAACGCCATAAGTATCTTGTAGTGCCTTATAAACTTGTGCTCGCTTACCCCCTTCTATATCCAAATCCACGTCTAACGGGCTGACTCTTTCTGGATTTAAGAAACGGAAACTATAAGTTTTTGTAGTTTCTCTTAAAGGATTAATTTGAGTTATATTTAGCATATTTAAAAGAATGAAACCTAGACCAGAACCTCTTGATGGTCCCATTAAAGAATCTCCTTTATTCCAGATAACATCAACATAATCTCTAAGATTTAAAAGATAAGCACTCCATTGAGTGTGCATCTTTTCTGACGCTAAACGAATTGCTTTTAAATTGTCATCAATCGCTTCAAAAGTTTTTTCATTGTTATATTGCTCTGGGTCTATCAAAATTTTTCTTACTATTGCCGCGGCAAGGTCACGATTTTCTTTATGTGAAGAAGTATAAAAATATTCCAACTCCAAAATTTTATCTTTAAAAAGATTAAATTCTTTTTCAGTAATAGTATCTACTGTTAAAGGAATATAAACAATTCTCGTTGGTCTAGTTAAGTCATAATCTTCACACTTCTCATAAATTGTCTTTGTGTTATTCATCCACAAAGAAACAGTTTCTTCATCTAGGGATTCGTCCATATAAGAATGAATTTCTTCTCTACTCATCATATAAGTTGAAGCATAAAAGGCTGCCGTTTCTCTGTCTCCTTCTTGTGAAGTAAGAAAAGCGTGATGAATTGATTCATCTTCTTTTTTAAGATAGTGAGCATCAAGAGTTATGATAACAGGAAAATTTAATTCTTCTGATAATTGTTTATAAAGTTTATTAACAATAATTTGCTCTTTATTGAAAGACGGCTGGGTTTCAAGGAAGAAATTTTCTCTTCCGCAAATATCTGAAATATGAATTATCCATTGTTTAATATACTCCCACTTTTCTTCTGTTGGAGAATTGTGATAATCAAGTAGAAGCTGACTCGGCTTTGAACCTAAACAAGCTGTGCTAAAGATAACATGCCCCCGCTCTTTACCGACTATCTCTTGTAAATCAGTGTAGTAAGTTGGAACTCTGCCCATTTTTCCTGTGACAAAATAATGAGACCACGCACGAGTTGAGAGTTCTCTTATTTGGCGATGCCCTATCTCATCTTTGGCTAAAAGAATAAAATGATAAAATTTATCTATTCCTCTCTCGTATGTTTCTTTACATAGACCATTTTTGCATAAATAAATTTCATTGCCTCGAATAATTTTAAAATCAGGATATTTTTCCCTTATTTTCTTTTCAATTTTCTGACAATTTATTGCTTGTGCAATAGTTTCATGGTCAGTTATAGCAATAAAATTATGTTTTAATACATCAGCAGCATACCAACATAAATCTTCTAAACGATTTGTGCTGTCTCTTAAACGGAAATTCGAGTAATCTGTATGGTTATGTGCTGAACCAAAAAATTCTTGCATTTAAAATTATCCCTCCTAAAAGATTAAAGATACTTACAAAGTTCTTTTTCTTTTATTTTCTATAATAATTATACCATTATTTTTTTAAAAAGTCAAGTTATAATAAGTGCCGCCAGACCATAGGCCGGCGGCGCAATATCACCAACGTTTAACTATTTTACAAATGTAATATGAGCTAACTACTTCTCCTTTAGCTTTCTTTTCCTTAAGAGTAGTTGAATAACTTACAATCTCAAAGCCTTCTGTTCTTGCTTTTTCCTTAAAGCTTTCAATAAGAGCCTTTGCTTCTTCCTCTGTTCCAACAGTAATTTTCATCTGTCTGTTTAATCAATTCATAATCCATTCTTAAAGTCCTCCTTAAAAATCGTATTTTGAAATTTCTTTAATTTCAATTTCATCTATCTGAATTTGTGGTGTCATGCGGCCGCCCCAATGATTTACATTTGCTCGGCCGGCAGCAGTAATATTAATTTTATCTGAATAAGACTTAATTTGGTCAATTAACTCAGTTGCTTTAAATTTAATATATGTTACTCCATTAAAAATAAAGCGAATTGTGTCAGCGTTCTTTCCAATAATATTAATCGTTTTTGGGTCAATTGTAATGTCTTCCGCAATAATAATTGGCTCTTTACAACCTTGACCATAAAGAGCTTTACCTCGGTCAAGCTCCTCAATCATTGTTGGAAGATAAGAGCAATTACCTTTTACAACAAAATCTGCTTCATAGAAACCTTCATTAAAGTTAATGTCTTTAAGCGTTTCATTTGCATAAGCATTGAGTTTGTCTATATTACCAAGTGGAAGTGATGCGCCGGCGGCGTTTGCGTGCAAATTACTATAATTTCTTATAGGTTTAGACTATTTCTTACTATCATAATGATAGAACCCCATTTCCAATTACGTATCAATAGTAATTGTACTCTCCTTTATTGGAGATAGTCGTTACAGGCTTCACATTAAGTGATTCCCACGAGATTACCATATTCTTTAGAACTTAGGCTTCCTCGTTAGCCAGATTTTTCTGACCCCGTTGATAAACGGCAAGGGAGTTACGGGCCATAAGTCGACCCTCGCAATAATCAATCAAATGGCTGTCTTGTAAAAATTTCTGAAAGTTTTTTAGTTCAGATTCTTCTCTTCCTCTCATTGAGCCTTTAAGTTTTCCATCTGGACTTGTTCTTCCAAGTATAACTGGTTTCTTATGCTGTGCCGCAACACCCATTGCACATAAACCTGTTAGAGTATTTGGTATATCAAGTTCATCGGCATTAAGAATAAGAATTTTGTTATTTTCCAAACAATTATCCATTATTTGAATATTAAGCATTTCGATTGCTTTGTCTTTTTCTCTATTCTGTCGAGCCTTAGCATTAACGCAATTTCTTACACTCTGAGTGCTGATTGTCTCTGTAAGTCCTTTTTCTCCTCGTTTTGTAGAAGGAACGAGTTCATTCGGAGTGATAAAAGCTTGAAAAAGACGTTCCTTTTCAATTGAATTACCAACTCGAATAAGAGCATTGATAAGGGGAGTGATATAAAAAGCAACTCCTATTTGCGTTAGTGGACCGTCGCCCAAAGAATAAGACTGTTTTTCAACTAAGTCTTTAAAAAATTGATTGCGAAGATATGAAAGACCGTAATCACAAATATAACGATTTTCCAAAGTAAGCATTGCCATCATATCACTTATGAGACCAAGTGCAACTAAATCTATATAATTCCAAATTAAAAGGTCATCGCCTGGCTCTTCTAACTGTTGTCTTTCTTTTACTTCAAAATATTCAAAGAATTTATAAACTACTCCAACACCACTTAAATCTTTATTGGAATAATTTTTTGAGAGTTGATTATTAATAACAACTGCGTTTTCACTGTAGGTTGGTGCATTATGATGGTCAAGTACAAGTATATCGTATCCCATTTCTTTGAGAGCTTTATGACTATCATAATCATTACTGGAACTATCTGCACAAACTATAAGGTCAGCTACTTTATTTTTTGTAAGGTCTTTTAGAAGAGTATCAAGACCATGTTCTTTTCCGTCTGGAATATGATAAGCAAGTTCAAAATTGAAGCCTTCCTTATTTTTATAATTATCTGTTAGATAGTTGTAAAAAAGTGCCGAAGAAGTGAACCCATCGACATCTGGTTTTTATACCCTGTCTTTCGACATATTTAAAAAATTCTAAAATCTATTATATTTTCTGTCCATCCAAACAGTAGCATTATCATATAGGAGATGATAAAACTCTTTAATATGGTTTCTTCACCTCCTTTTTACTTTATCTATTTATTTAGATTTTAGAATTAAGGGAATGGACTATACCTTCACTTTCGTGTTCCTATTATAGTCTCTGAGCGTTCTTCTTATTTTAAGAAGCTTCGTTGCGTCTGGTTACCCAATTCTTAACGATGTTACTATACCTTGGTCGCTAGCCTCGCCGCAATAATATCACTATTATTGTTTAGTTGTTAAGACTCTAAGGGAGTTCCCGCAATTTAAGGAATTTAATGTGAACCCAATAATTAATCCACTATCAACAAAATTTTACTGCCGGCCGTCAAATGTTTCTTCAACATCTGATATCCCTCTTCCATATGGTCAAAGCCTTGAGGCGACAATTCATTCTAAAGAGTTGGATAAAAGAAAGAGTGCCTAAATTCTGGGGTATCATCTTTTGAAAGAATACCTCTATCAATTAATAACTCTTCAAGAAAATTACTTGTAATTTCTTTTTTAGTTTTTCTTATGTACTTCAAACATAAATCGCTCCTTTATATAATTTTTTAAAAGTTTCTTGTCCTTTATCAAATGGGCTGTCTTTTAAGTTTAATAGCTCTTTTGTATCCCAAAGAAAACCCATTTTACATCTGTTTTTATATTTTAAACAAATTTTTTTTAATTTGTTATAATAAAGCTGCTGTTCTTTCCAAGTTTCCCCTTCTTTATCAAAACAAATTAAAATTGTTCTTGCTCCGGCGGCGGCCAATAATTCAAATTGATAAGTATGAAATGAACTGCCACAAGCCGCAACACAAATATTGTTTTCTTTTCCAAACATGGTTTCATATTGAAGGACACTCTTTTCACCTTCTGCTACTAAAGCAATTCCAGTTCTTTTAATATTATCCTTAACTAAATTTAATCCATAAAGATTGTAGCCTAACGGATGATTAAGAAGTTGACCTTCAATTTCAACAGGCATATACTTTATACCGGCTTCTACACTTTCTTGATTTAATGCTCTACCTCTTATTCCAATTAATTCGCCTTTTTCATTATAATGAGGAATAATAACCTTATTCTCTTTAATATCATATAAAATATTAAAATGTTTCATTACTTCTTCGCTTATTCCATCATTTAACCATTCTGGTGTTGGATTAAAAGTATAAACATTTAAAAGATTGGGATTAAGAACTTTTAATTGAACATTAATTTCTTTTTCTTTATACTTTTCAAATTGTGGTTCATAAGGTTCATAAAAAGTTTGCTGCGCCGGCGTAAGGTCACTTTTTTCTTTTATTTTTAAAACAATATCTTTATAGAAATTATACTTAATTCCTAATAATTCATATCGTCTTTTAAATAACCCAATTAAATCAAACGAGTCACCGCAACCTGTATAACAATGAAACAACTTATTTTTCTTGTAATAATAAAGTTTCATTGAAGCATTACTTGGGTCAACATTATGACAAATAGTTTTAAAAATTATTGCTGTGGCAGTATCTTGATATTCATCTGACCCAAGCTCAGTTACAAGTTCAATGACTCTTTCATCAGAAAGAGATTGACATATTTCATTTAAATCGTCCATTCATTTTTCCTTTATATCAAATCTTCAAAATCCATTTCGTGTACCATTTTACGACGTTCTTGCTGATTTCCAAAAGCTTCTTCAATATCATTTGCAAATTGAGTTGGATACTTTTCAACAAATGCAGAAATAAGCTCTTGAGCATGTTCATCAGTTACGACGCCATTATTATAACATTCTTCTAATTCGTCCATTTCTTTTGTTCGTTCTACTTTAAAATCAATAATTTGGAACTCTTCAATAATTTTGTTATCTGGAGTTGTCACAAATAAATCATGCCGCCTTAAAGTACCAAGGTCCATATATGACCAAATTCTACACATTGTCCAACGTCCTCGTCTATTTTTAAAAACGTCAGTCACAAGATTTGGACTATAATTGAAACGCGCCCTAAAACCATCTACCATTTTAAGTTCTTCTGGAGTTGGACGTGACATTATACACGCAAAATCGACTAGATTAACTATTGCACGTGACCCTTGTACATTACGAAAGTCCATAAAGCCTCCAGTTTTCTCATCATTATTACTTACTTGTGTTGCTGTCATAATAAAAGCATCAAGTTCAATTGCAAGATTTTTTAAACAAGTTGTGAACAAACGCAAAGCAACCATATTCATCTTTTGTTTCCAAAAGTATAGACTATATTTCACCATATAGGTATAACTCTTTCGGTTCTCATTGGCTTCGTTACCTAAGCCAAGACACGTATCAATAGTGTCCCTACTTCCTCATGACAAGGAATAGTCGTTACAAACTGTTTTTATTAGAATAATTTATTTTACTCTAATAAAAACGTTCTCGGTATTACCTGCTATCTTACGGAAGACCGTAGGTTCTCTTAGTCAGCTTATTCGTCTTTTATAAAAATGCCATCTCGCTATTTGCATTAGTCTTATTTAGCTGATACCGATAGCCGCCTTAGCGACCCCGCTGATAAACGGTTAAGTTATTTTGAGGACATTACTTTTAGTTTATCCTCACGAATCTTTAAATCTCTAAATTCATTGAGCATTGCGGGAGAAGAAAAAATATAATCATAAAAGAAGTACTCAACTCCTTTTTGAAATGAATACTTATGAAAAATATTTTTAACCAAAGAAGAACAAGGGTCTGGTATTCTTACAAAAAGAAAATTATCTTTATATCTTTCCATAATATCCAAAGCTTTAGTTATTCTATCCATATGTTCTTCTCCAAAAGTACCGTACAGAAAGCGTTCTTCATTAATATCTGTAAGATAAGCTAAAATCATTGTTTGAATTTCAGCAAAATCTTGCTCTGTCATTATATAAAGAACAGGTTCACAAACTCCTGTTGCCTCCCATCTTTCACTTACTCTATCATAACGAATTGGATAAGCAATTTGACACGCATCCGCAACCATTGTTCTACTTTTACCTATTCCACTGGCCGCCGACCGCAGATATAAAGTACCCTTACGTCCACCACGAGTTATTGTATTAAAAGCTTCTCCTTGAAGTTTAATACCTACTTCTGGTCTTATTTGTAATTTTTTTATAAGCTCTCTTATCCCATCAAAAGCAGTTCCTTCTTCAACTAACTGATTTTCAGAATATTTATTCTCCAAAACTGCCATTTTACCTTTTAGCTCTTTAATTATATCAGTAGGAGTCATCTTTTCAAACTTATCATTAATTTCATTTGATTTTGGATTAAATAAATCCTCACAATAGAATCCACTAATATCTTGTCCAGATTTTTCAAGCTCTCTCAAAAGAGCAAATTTTTTAAATCTATTATAATAATAATTAAAATTTTCTGGCTCACAATAAGCTTCACAGTCTTGCATAAATGCAATTCCATTCTCTTTTTGAATTAATCCTGCAGCGGCTTCGTTTGATTGCAAATAAGTATCTATATCAACAGTTCTAATTTTTTCTGCCCCACCGGCATAAAGATTATAAATTGCTGAATAAATATAGCGGTCTAGGGGCATAGAAAAATCAGATGGTTCAAGTTGATACTTATCTGTATCGCTTAATAAAGATGGCTTCTGCATTAAAGTTCCTAAAATCTGTATAACAGTTTTTCTGTCAACTTTAACCATAGGCATCACTCTCCTAATGTATTTAAGTCAATCATTTTTTTCTTTTTCTTTGGATTAAAATAATCTTTTGGATTATACTTTATTTCCAGTCTATCTTTTTGAAGTTGTCTTTCAATAGCTTCACCAATTTCATCTGCTTTCTTTGCCTGATTATGATAATATTGTCTTGCTCTTTCATAAACATATTCAATAATACCAATTGTTTTATACTGTTCTTTAACAGGATGATGTTCTACTTCATAAAAATATTTAAGAGTTAGTAACTGTCCACGATAAGGATAACCTTTTGCTTTATATTTTTGCATAAGAGCTAGATTATGAGCACTTACTGGCTCTTCTTCTGAATTAATTCCAAATAATCTTATAATATAAAAGAATAAGGCATCTCTATCATCATATTGATTTTTTACTTTCTTTAAATTTTCTTCATTCAAATAACGCTTAACAGTAGCATTTGAAATACCTATCTCTCTTGCTACCTAAGACATATTAAGACATTCTGCATAAAGAACATTAATTTTTTCAATTATCTCTGGAGTTATTTTAACTCTTTTCTTCGGCTCACTTGCTGCTGCGGCTCCAGCGTAAAGATTAAGATACTTAGAAACCGTTGAAGCAGAAATGCCAAGTTCTTTTGCAACTCTTGCTTTAACTCCATATTTCTTATAAAGAATAGGAATTTGTTCTATTATTTCTTTATTAATTTTGCTCATTTAATTCCACCTTTTATCTTTTCTTTTATAATATAATTATATCATAAAAAAGAGAAAAAGTCAAGATTTAAATTATAATCTTGACTTTTCTTTTTAATTAAATATTACCAAGTAGATTGTCAAGATAATCTGCCGCTCTAGCAGTAATACTTCTTTCAACAGACTGTAAACGAACAGTTGAAAAAATTTTAGAAAATTCTGGAGATTCACTCAAATGAAGCAAAAGCTTCAATCCGCTCTTATTTTTAAAGATTTCAGAGTCAGTCTGTTTAAGGTCTCCATCAAAAAAGATACGGCTCCCTTGTCCACAGCGACCAATAAGAAGTTTGATGTGGTCTTCTGTAAGATTTTGAGCTTCATTAACAATTATAATTGAATCTGTAAAATTACGACCTCTCATGAATCCCATTGGAACTACTTCGAGTTCTTCTTCTTCAAGCTTACGATTAATTTGGTCGATACCGATGAGGTCTACAAGTGGACCAATTTGACCTACTGTTTTACTAAGAACATCACCAGGAAGGCTACCAATATCAATTGTATTTGCTGCAAAGGCGTTATTTGGAACATAGACAATTTTACGAATGTTGCCTTGCTCAAGCTGCCAAAGAGCATAATTATTCAGTAAGTAACTTTTGCCCACGCCAAAGCTACCACCAGCATAGAGAATGGAGCTAGATGATGTTGTAAGAGCATCAAACAAGCAAATCTGTTCGTCATTCTTTGGAGTAACTTTTCCTACATATTTATTTTTAAAACCTTGATTTTGCAGAACTCTGAGTTCTCCATTTCTATAAACGCAATTACAATTTGTTTCATATTGCTCTTTTTGAGTATATTTATCAAGAACTTTACTGTTTTTATTTCTAATAATTACATACTCATTTTCTCGAATGTCTGGTAATTTAGTTTTTCCAGAAAGCAAATCATCAAATTCTTTATTATATCCATTTTCATCAAAATCAAGATTTAAATATCGAACGCCTGTGTAGATTTCTGTGCCGCCATATCCTCTATTATCTATGTTCTGAATGTTAGCTTTGACCTTCAAGTAAACATCATTAGTAATAAGAACTGCATCTTCCATTGTCGCGACTTTAAGTAACTTATCATCAACAGCAACTTTCTCATTTTCATAAGTTGAGTTCCATTTTAATTTATCTAAATTACGAGAAATCACTACTGCGGCACGACGTGCTTTAAAAGCAACTTCTGAATTTACATTAAGTTTTAATCCATCAAGTTCTCTTAAAGTATCTGTTGCAATAATAATAATATTCTCTTCTTGCTGAATAATCTAAGGATAATCAAGTAGGACACAAGTGTCTACAAGAATTGGTTTATTCATTTATTTCCTCCTTAAAAAGAAAAGGTAGAAGATAATTCTCCTACCTTTCCTTTAATTATATATTAGAACGAATTTCAGTAAGAACTTCTTCTAGTTTATCTTTCTGGTCTGGTAGAATTTCACTAAATTTAATTGGTTTACCAAATTTTGTGTGCAATATCTGAGTTGCCATATCCACCTTTCCTTTTGAAATTAGCTCTGTCCAAAGCTCTTTAGCATCTTCCATAAGTTCATCAAAACTTCTTTGTGTATAAGGATTTTCTTCATTCGTTGCCTCGCCGCCTGTTGCTTCAACTTCCTTGTCAATAGCATCATAGATAGCATCTACAAGTTTATTGTAATCAAGCTCTACTCGCGGCACAATGTAACGATAACGAGATTTTGCAAGATATCTATCACCAAGCTCATCTCTAAAGAACATAAATCTCTTGCGAACAGGCTTTTCTGCTGTACCAACGTTAATTTCTCTAATGTAAGCAATTAGGTCAACCATCTTGTTTACAATATCAAAAGGACGCGCCGGCAGAGCAGGAACAATTTCTGTATATTCTTCGCCTTTTTCGTTTTTAAATGTTTTCTCGGCTGAGTGAGAAATGAAGATTAAACCGTAACCGCTATAAGCTAAGTCACGAAATGTGCCAGAAAATTCTTTCTTAGCCATATCATATCCCTGCAATTTGTTATCTTAAAAGTTTTTTATCTTTTAATTCTTACAATTGTTATTCTTGTAAGTTCAGCATATCTTTTTAACTTCATCCGAAGTTTGATAGTCTCGTGCGATTTTATATCATTTAATTAATTATAAAAGATGTTTCCATTTAAGCAATTCAAGATATTTTTCATATTTTCTTTTTAAAAATAAAGAGTTGGGAGTATAAAGAATATCAAAAAGTTTTTTACATTCTTCCGTATAACAATATAATCTATACATTGGAATATTTCTACCTTTCATTCCAGTTGTAGAAATTTTTGTATTTATATCATAATATTCTTTTAAAAATACAGATAAATCTTCTAAAAATTTATAATTTACACTATTAAGATGAAAACTTATACTATATTCATTTTTTGTAATACTGCCGTCTCCATCAAAAAATCCTCTAATATAATCTATCCAATATTTTTTGTCTAAATTATAAGGAGCATGAAATTCAGAGCTATAAGTTTTATTAGGGACAATTCCATAATTAGAAAAAACTTCCTTAATATTTTTAGACCAAAATAACAATTTATTTTTAACGTAACCATTACCGCATTGATAAATTTTTATTGGCCGTTCAGATTTTAATTCTGTTCTTATTTGTTTTAGAATTTCAATATCTTGTGAAGATAACTCTAAATCTAATCGGTTTTCAGAAGAACTAACATTTCCATCCGCCGCCCAAAAACCCATAATATATGCCATATTAGGGGACTGGACATTAAAATAGTTATCGTCAATGGAATATTTTCTCTCTCCTCCAACTTTACGAATTGAAATATTATTTTCTACTAATACTCGTTTGACAATTTTATCGGATACATTAAATTCTTTTCCAGCCTTTTTAAGACCTTGATTAAGAATAGTATAATTATAAATTATTTTTTCTTCTTGCTGTTTAGTTAGGTATTTCTTCATCCGAAGTAATCCTCCTTTTATACCTTATTTAAATGTTTAATAATCGTATGCGTTGCGCGTGTTTAAACTTTTAAATTTAAACTTCCGCTCGGATTAGCATTTCAGCTTTCCCGTTCTTACTATCTTTTTTTGAGCAAATCACTCTGCAAAGAGGCCATCTTGACCCCAGGGAATATCTCCTAAATTCTCAACACTATTCTGCGAACAAATATATTTTACACAAAGATTCCAAGCTTCATCAGCCGTATCAATTGCAATAGAATGGAACTTCTCCTTAAGTTCTTTCTTTTTTGTCAACTGACTTACCATTGATTTCCAATCTGACCAAGTTTTTGCTGGCTGAACATAAACATTATTGAGGGCATTACTCCCCATCTCAAACCCTGCAATCAGCACATTTTCAAACTTAGCGGCCAATGAAGTTTTTCCAACACCCATTTTATTTACATAAAGGTTTTTTATCCTTTATCTCTTGTTATTACTTTTCTAACAAGTTTAGCATATCTTTCACGTTATTAACGCCAGAGTCTCGTGGGATTTTATTCTTTACAAGGAACTTCCTTTAATAAAGATTGATATTTTTCTTTTTTACGATTGAGATATATAGAATTTGGTGTATATAATATATTATAAATGTTTCTTGCGGCACAAGTGCTATAAATAATAGAATAAAAGTCGGTATCGTGAGAAGAGTCTTTATGTAAATTAACAGGAGGAATTTTATATTGCTCATTTAAAATTTGCACAATCCATTGTAACATTGGTTTTGAAGCTCCACAGATTCCCCATCTAAGAGCGTTACCATGCTGACAATGATTAAGATTAATTGTTCCATCTCCATCAAAATAACCTCTAATATAATCAATATAAAAATGAGGAGATAATTTTAATGGTGGCTTAAGAACATAGGTTTTATTTGGAATAATTCCATATTGTGCTAAGTCTTCTTTATGTTCTTTACAAGACCATTCTAAACTTACAAATTTAAAACCATTCTTATTTTCTCTTTCATAAATAGGATTATCTATTTTAACAAGCTTTTTAATCTTTTCTAAAATTTCTCTATCTACGTAAGACAATTCTATTCTAATTCGATTACTATTTTTTGAAACATTTCCGTCAGAAGCCAAAAAACCAAGTAACCAAGCCATATCAGAAGTTTCTTTTTTAAAAAAATTTATATCTTTCTGATAATGCTGTGTTGTTCTGTCATTAGTCTGATTTGCAATTCCTATTGCAGTATGTAAATCTCTAATAGGAATATTATGCTTTAGTAAAATCTTTTTTACTGTTGAAGCAGATATTCCAAATTCTTTTCCTGACTTTAATTGCCCATATTGTTTTATTGTATAATTATAAACAACTTTATCTTCTATTTGTGATAAGGTATATCCCTTATTTTTTCGTAAAATTAAGCTTTCTTCTTTTGTACGAATATAAATATCTTTTTCTTTTAGTATCTTACGAACTTTATCCTGTCCAATATGATACTTTTGAGATAATTCTTTAATCGTAAAAAGGTTATCTTTATAATCTTTAATTAGTTCCTCCATACTTGGACAAACCTCCTTATAAAGTTATTTTTCCTATGCGTTGCGCGTGTCAAAACTATTACATTAAGACTTCCGCTCGGATTAGCATTTCAGCCTTCCCGTTTTTACTCTGTTTTACTAATTAATTAATTAATTAGTGCCCAGTGTTCTAGGCTTGCCGTAGGCCAAAATAAATTTACCTCTCAGATTTTTACTTATCTTCTACGGCTCAAGAGCCATCAAATCTATTGCCATTTTAATCCCTCCTTAAAAGTCTTTCAGAATTGGCTTCTAATTAGAAACCAAAACTGTCAGCTTTCTCGGATGTTGATTTTGCGACAGGCTTTGACTTTGACTTATTCAAAAGAGCTTCCTTCTTTGCCTGTCTTTCCTTAAGAGCTGCTTTAATGTCATCTTCATCATAAGCATGGTCTTCATCTGCACCTTCTCTACTACCAGAAGTAATAAGAAGTTCTCTGCAAGACTCTGTACGATGTCTTACGATTGGCTCGCCAAAGCCTACTTCTTCTGTATATGTTGTAACTTTCTGAGTCATATTGATAATGCCAGCAACTGTTACTGTATCAGACTTATTCCAATTATCCTCAATAAAAGACTTAGCATTATCTTCCGCAATAGTTTCAATTACATCAACCTTACCAGCATAGCCAACTAGACCAATATTAACAATAAGACGTCCTGTCTCTTCGCCTTCTTTGTCCTGTTCTGGTCTCATTCCAAGAACAACACCTGTTACTTCAAACTTAGCTGCATCTTTATCAGATTCTCTTGCTGAATTAATAAAGTTTGAAGAAACCTGAAAGCCTGTTTTTACTGCGCCAGTTCTCTTGTCAACCCACATATTTTCTACCAGATTTGCTGTTTTGCCAACAACAGAAACTCTTGAAGCCTGTGAAATTGTTTCTGCCGCCGCAACAGATGTAAGAGATTCCTTATAATCTGCAATTTTATTATAAATAGAGTTCTGAGAGCCATCCTTTTTAAGTCTCATTGCAAACATAAAAACAGGAATAAGATTTTCAACCTGCTTGCCCTTTACTTCCTGGTCTACACGGATTGTTGCTGTACCACGAATGTAATCTCTGCCGTCAGAGGTCTTTCCTTCAACAATATCAAGTTCATTCAAAATACCAACAATAGTACATTCATTCTTACTCTGTATCTTTTTAATATCTAACATAAATTTTCCTCCAACTTATATCTTAAAAATTATTAAAATTTACCAAAAGAAAGTTAAAATTAAAGTGGGGTAACATTAATACCCCACTTAGATTTTACTTTTGAGAATTAGTCCTCAACAGCCTCAGCGTCTGGGTTAAAGCCTGCACCAGCCTCAGTAAGAGCAAACTTCTTAACAACCTTCTCCTTGCCATTCTCATCAGTTTCTGTTACAGAGAATCTCTCAGCATAGCCCTTATTTACAAGACCTGTAACTGAACCTGTAACTGAACCTGCCTTCTCAAAGCCGCAAATCTCCATCATTTCGTGAGTTGTAAATGGAACACCTACGCCTGCCTTCTGAAGAGTCTCGAGTACCTTTCTGCTTCCTTCTGTCATTGCCTTCTTTGCCATAATAAAATTCCTCCTTAGAATTAAAATAAAATTTATTAAATAAAACCAATAGTAAAAATAATTTGATGTGTTGTTTAGAACACAATGACTATTGTTTTATTTTCTATAATTATTATATCATAATCTGATTTTAAAATCAAATTATTAACTTGGTTGTTCTCAGTAAAAAAGTATTCTTTTCTTTTACTGTATTTATATTATATCATAAGTTTTATTCTGAGTCAAACTTTTAATTTTCCTTTTTCGCCATTAGAGCCGCAACAAGGTCTGACAAAACTTCTATTGTTCGTGTCAGATTTTCAACTTGCTTTTTCATTGTTTCAATAGTAAAATTAAAACTAAGAGCGACAAGATTAATTTCATAAAGAGATAAATCAAAGTTTTCATCAATTAACTTACGTCTAATACTTTCGTATTTTTGAGTATCTGCCCTTACTTCTTGAATAAAATTTTCCACTTTTTCATTTCTTTCAGGAAGAGGAAGCATTTTACCTTCTTTATCGAAATATTTGTCAGTTAAATTATACATTGAATCAAGATAGCTATTGAGAGCTGCTATTGCAGTCTCTTTATATTGCTTGATTAATTCTATCTTAGACATTACCACTACTCCTTTTGTAAATCAACAATAATATCATTGTCATCAAGAGTTGATGATTTTACCCCTACTGCGGCACGACTTAATACTCGAAGTTCCGAAGTAGAAATCTTTATACTCTTTTTCTTTGATACTATTATTATATCACAATCTTCTCCTATCGTCAAATATTTAAGAACTTTATCTCCGTCTTTAATTTCAGAAATCCTCTTACCCTTAATATTACGATTACATACAGAAAATTCTGAAAGATTTACTTTTTTAATTATACCATCTTTTGAAATAGAAATCAAATATTTATCTGTTTCTTTTATCAAATGAGAGTCGATAACATAATCATCATCAGAAAGTTTAATACCTCTAATTCCCATTGAAGTTCTTCCTATTGCTTTTATATCATCTGTATTTATTATAACAAAATTTCCATTATTAGTCAAAATTCCAAGTCGCTCTTCATTGGCAAAATGAACTGACTGAACTTCATCAGACTCTCGTAGATTAATTGCTTTAATTACCTTACCTCGACGCATTTTATACTCAGAAGCAAGTGTCTTTTTAATCATTCCATTTTTAGTTACAAAAATAAAATATTTACATTCATCAGCTTTGTTATAAGTCGTAATTGAAGTTGGAATTTCTCCAGACTTAAATTCAAATAGCTGATTAACATTAATTTTTGAGCCAACAGGTAATTCATCAACTGCAAGAGAATACATTTCTCCTTTATTTGTGAATACAAGAAGGGAACTAAAATTATCATCACGAATAGTTTTAGTTATAACTTCTCCATTGGAAAGTTTAATTTTTGAACCCTTGCCGCCGCGGCGTGTTCTAACGAGAGTTGAAGATTCAAAGGTATAAAGATTGCCGAAATTAGTGTAATAAATAAGAAGTTCTTTTTTCTCAATAGGCTCAGCATCTTCTTCTTCACTTGTAAAATCAAAATTGGTTAAACGAGTTCTTCTTTCATCTCCATATTTATTTGCTACTTCTCGTAAATCTTTTTCAATTTCTTTATAAAGAAGTTCTTTACTGTTAAGAACAGACTCATGGTTTGCTTTTTCTGCCAATAACTTTGTTTTTTCGTCATTAAACGACCCTATCTCAAGATGCATCAATTTACTCAGAGTCATTTTAAGAATAGCATCACACTGAGCATCATCAAACTTAAATCTATCTGAAAGCTTTTTCTTAGACTCTGCCTTGTCATTAGAACTACGAATAAGTTCAACGACTTCATTAATATTAGCTATCGCAATCAATAAACCATCAATGATATGAAGGCGATTATCTATTTTTACCAAATGATATTGATGAATATTTGTCCTCATTTCAATTTCATGGTCAAGATGTGCTTGAAGAGCTTCTTTCCACGAAAAAAGTCTTGGGTATGTACCATTATCAAGCATAACCATATTAATTGTATAAGATGAGTCAAGGTCTGTCTGCTTAAAAAGCGTTTTGATAAGATGACTTGGATTAGCCCCTTTTTCAAGAACTATCTTAATATTAGAGGTATTTTTTGACAAATCCTTAATGCCATCTTTTGCAATACCAATTATTGTTCCATCATTTATTCCTTTTACTATCTGTTCTACAATAGTATGAGTATAAACTCCATATGGAACTTCTGTAAAATAAATTGCATTTTCTTTTAAATCATATTCTGCTGTTGCTCTCATACGAACAGAACTACCCAATTTCTTTCCATTGAGTTTCATTCCTTTAACCGCTTCGCCGCCGCCATAACGAAGGATTTCTTTTACAGCATCAGCATTAAGAATTGTACCAGCAGTACAGAAATCAGGGGCACAGTAAATTTCATCAAAAGAAATATCTGGATTCCACAATAACTTAATCATTGCTTCATTTACTTCTCTGAGATTAAACTGCGGCACAGAACTAGAAAGAGAAGTGGCAATACCAGATGTGCCATTTACAATATTATAAAACCCTAAAGACGGCACAACTGAAGGAAATTGTTTTGTATTAGAGTAGTTGTCAAACCAAATTTTAACACTATCTTCATTAATTCCTTCATACAATTTACAACCTATTTCTCCTAGTCGCATATCTGTATATCTTGCCGCAGAAGGTTTACCAGTTTTTATTGGACCAAACTGACCTTTGAATCCCATAAGGGGATAACGCTGGTTATATGGACGTGCCAATCTAACCAGCAAGTCATAACAAGATGCGTCGCCATGAACATAGAAATCTGCCATTGCTTTTCCGACGCACTCTTGTGACTTAACAAAAGGTTTCTTATAAGTATATTTATTTAAAAGTAATGAATACATACACATACGTTGTGATGGTTTAAGAAAATCTCTCGCATCAACTATTGCTCTATCTTGAATAGTCATTCCTGCATATGTTCCAAAACTTTCTTCAATTACTTTTAACATATCAAGTTCATTATATTCCATTTTCTCACTCCTTTTATAATTATATTATATCATAATTTTAAAAATAAGTCGAATAATTAAACATTATTATACTTACTAAAGTCGATATGAGACATAACGAACTCTTTACGATATTTAATGTCAACGCCCATTAATTCACACAGACGCTGTGCCGCAGTAGCACTATACATTATCTTATCAACCCTCTGGCCGCCTGTTGTTGAAAACATTGTAGCTTTAAGGTCAGCTTCTTCTAATTGGCCTACGTATTATCCATTATTTCTAATGGTACTGACTATTTCTTACTATCAAAATGATAGCACATCGTTTCGGTTCTCATCAGCTTCGTTTCCTAAAACTGAGACACGTATCAATAGTGTCCCTACTCCCCAGCATTTCAACCTCAGGGATAGTCGATACAATAACTATTTAGTTATCACGAGATTATCTGTCTTTTAGACTCAGACTCCCTCGTTAGCCACAAATTGTGACCCTTACCGATAAGTAAGTTAGATGTGTTAGGGCCAGACTATCTCTTACCCCTTAATTCTGTCCAAATCCCCTTTAATTTGTCCTTTTGCTCTTGCGGCAGCGAGTTCTTCATTAGTGTAATACCAGCTTAAAGGCTGCATATTTTTGTCATAAGCAATAAACAATGGACAACGCAACCAGTGAACTCTGTTCTCCTGTAAGAATTGAGGACATAGGCGATATAGATTAGCCAAAATCAAAAGTGCTATATGATATCCATCATCCATGTAATCCAGTCTTTCGAGCTGGCACTGACTATATTTTACTCTCTTTAAGAGAGAATGCTCTTTCCCGATGCGTGCTAATAGCACCAGTACTCTCCTATAACGGAGATAGTCGATACACCCTTCGCTTAATTATTCCTAATATAAAGAGAGAAATAATTTACGATTGGCACGGTATTCCCTTTATCTCACCATTCTCAGGTTTAGGGTTTCTTAGTCAGATTATTCGTCTTTGGTCTATGGCTCATTATCTCTTGTGGTTTCAATGAGCAGTCTTATTTTTCTGATACCGTTAGCTTACTTAAATTATTCGTTAATTATAAGCAAACCGTCCTAGCAAGGACTAAAGCATTTTCGGACAATGTTACTTATCCGCATCGACACAGATGTAAATCTGTCCATAACGAAGTTTCTTTGGGTCATAATGGTCGACATCAATTCCCAAAGCATACATTAAAAGTTCAATTTCTTTATTTGAAAAATATTTTTCTTCATTATCTTCCTTTAAGCCATTTAACATTTTACCTCTGAGATACATTACACCATATTTTTTAGTATCTCGTCCAGCAATAATTGCGTTTCCTGCCGAGTCACCCTCACAGAGACAAAGAATTGAATCTTCCCCTAAGTCTTCTGCATCTGCTAGCTTATCAAGAAAAGCAACTTTTTGCTTTCTTAATTCTTTCATTTTATTGTTGCGGTTAAGAGCAGCTTCTCTTGCCTTATCTGCTGCTTTTTCAGCATTAGCAATCTTATTCATCATTTCAATAATAGGACCGAAATCTGCTGTATTAGAAAATATTTCCAGTCCCTCATCAAATGCTTGCGCCGCAAGAGTTCTTAAATTTGGATTATTAATTTTGCTCTTAGTCTGATTTGAAAAAGAAGGGTTTGCAACTTTACAATTAATTGCAAATACAAGTCCTTTTCTTATTAGTTCTGGGTCAAAACTCTTTCCACTAAGTGATTTAATTTTTGTTGTGATTTTTGCTTTCGCTCCAGTAACTGGGCTACCACCTTCTGGCACGGCAAGACCATTAACAAATACATAAGACTGTGTTTCATCTTTCGTCCAAATAAAAGCAATTTCCAACTCATCTGTACCATCTGATGCCGAAGCAAGAATTGGTTTAGACATTAAAGGAGATTTAGCTTTTTCTCGAATAAAATCTGCAATACCATTTTCAGAATAAAATTCTTTCTTTTCGCCTGCAGCCGTAGCAACTATAAAATGAAGTCTTTTGTTTAGATAAGCAATATTTTTAATTTCTTCACAAATTCGCTTATATGTGTAAGTTTCCACCATATTAGAAAAAACTTCTTTATCTGGCTTAAATTCAACAAAGGTTCCGTCTTTTTCAGAAGTTGAAGTTTCTTTATAAGAAATTAGATTACCTTTTATAAATTTTGCTTCTGCACAAGTTCCAGAACGAACACTTCTTACTGTAAAGTATTCAGAACTCATACATACCGCAGTACCTCCAATTCCGTTTAAACCCGAACTATTTTTATAAGCATTTTTATCGAACTTACCACCAGTATGACTTTCAGTATAAATAGCTACAAGTACATTCTTACCATCTTTTATTCCAAAAGGAACACCACGGCCATAATCTCTTACAGAAACACAATTCTCTTTTTCATTAAGAGTAATTTCTATTCGATTGCCATAGCCTGCAATGGCTTCATCAGTAGAATTATTGATAATCTCTTTTAAAGCTTGATATGTTCCATCAGTATCATCTGAGCCAAGATACATGGGTATTTTAGCTCTCATAGCTTCACGAGTATTTAAATGTTGAATATTATCAATGTTATAATTAATCATGTATAAACCTCCAATGAAAGCCACTTGCAGTTTTCTGTTTACCTCTACAGCATCTACTTATTGTCTCTCCTAAAATTCCTGTTTTCCGCTAGGCATCAGATAAACTTTCATATTTTTCTCCTGTTTCAATACACTCAACTGGCTTTCGGTGTTGAGCTAATTGATTATTGCGTATATGTTCAGGAGTTTTCTTCTTTCCCATAAGAGCATTAGAAATAGCTTTGTTATGTTCCTATGAATGAGATATTCCTTTTCTTGTTTGACTCATTTTATTTTTAGTTTCTTGCGAATGTAATTTATTTTCTCCGCCACTATTTAAATTAAAACCTTCTTCAATTGAATTATATTTTTTAATATATTCTTCTTCTAAATGATTAGCCTCTTTAAGTGTAAGATTGTCTGCTAATATTTCGTGATTAAAATTTTCCCAACCATATTTCTGAATGGCAGAATAAAATTTTACACAATTTTTGTAAGCACTTGGTTTCCATCGGGTTGCTATATCACAAGTCTATCCAATATAACATCGTCCATCTGAAAGAGTATGCTTATAAACACACCAAGACTTTTCCATTCATTTTCCTCCTTTATTCTTTTTTATAGATATATTATATCATTTTTTATTAAAAAAGTCAAAAAGAAAGACTACTAGAGTCTGTCTTTAAGTTACTTTATGTCAAAATATTTTTTAAGTGCCGCCTCAGCTTCTTCTTGATGATGATAAATTGTACCATTGAATTTAAAAGTATCATATCTGTGACCTAAAATTGCATAACTTGTATTGCCGCAGTCCGTAATGCAAAGTTTCTTTAGTTTCTCATAATCAATAATGACTTTACCTTTCGGAACAATGGTTTCTATTTCTTTTTCTTTCTCCTCAATTTTATCGCAGGCCGGCGCAGTATATTGTGAAAGTTCTCTATCAAATGGAACAACGTCTGCTGCTGCAGCAATATCTGCTTGAGTTACCTCTTTAAAATAAGTTCGAGAAATATTAAAATAAAAATTGCCTTTTCTTCCCCAAGCTTGCTGATTTGTACTACCACGATAGTCAAGACCTTCAGGTCTCTTAGTCATATCATACTCACCATCGATAATAATATCACAATAACTAAGTAAACGGTCCGTTGCTTTGTCTCCTCTTGCTATAAGTTCAGATAGTTTATAACCTGTATAGCAGATGATATTCTTCTCTTTATAAACAAGAGTATCTTTTAGAAAATTAGCTAGCGTGGCAACATTAGCTGGGAAAAATGGGTCACCACCAGATAGCACTAAATTCTCAATGTGTGGATTCATTGCCATTTGATAGAGTTCTTTCTTTACTTCATCAGTAAATGGTACGCCGGCGTCAACTGACCAAGTTTCTGGATTATGACATTCTTTGCAATGATGAGAACATCCACTTACAAAAAGAACAACTGAAAGTCCTCTAGCATTGGCGGTGTCATAATTTATAATTTTACAGAAATTCACTTAAAATTCCTCCTTTTTATTCTTTATAAATATTATATCATAAAAAAGCAAAAGAGTCAAGATTTTTAAGTCTTGACTCCTTTAAGATTACTTGTCTATGTTTAAATGTTTCTTTCTGTTCATAATATCTTGGCTTCTGCCTTGATTAGGAGTGTAATTACTAATATCATTTCTACCCTCGATTTCTCGATATTTGTTGGGATTGGACTATACAATTTTCAAGGTTTATAGTCTCTGAACGTTTACCCTCGACTTTACGTTAGGGAAATATCGCTGCGTCTGAGGAACTTGCATCCTCGGTTGCCCAATCTAATAATTTTTTCTGGTTTTACTTTTACATTCACCACTATCACGCTCGTCTTTTCAAACCACGTTGTAGTATTATTAGCTCTAAGGGTTTTCCCGCAATTTATCCTTTTTAACGTGGACAATTAGTTTATCCACACACTCTATAACTCGTATGAACGACATCTGGGTCTGTCTCACCGCACTGTGGACATTGCCATCTTATTGTTCCATCCTTAGCATAAACTTTCTTAAAATCATGTCCTTGACATCCACACTTGCCACAAGTTGAAATCTCTGAATTAATCTCACCATAAAGACAAGTATTACCAATATGTTCAATAATTTCTAACATTGCATCAAGATTATTGCCCAAGTCTGGCACTTCAACATAACTAATTGAGCCGCCTAAGGTTTTGTCACTAAATTGAGCTTCTGCAGTAAGTTTTGAGAAGGCATCAATTTCTGCAAAAACAGGAATGTGATAAGAATTGGTTTCATACTGACGAATTTCCTCTCCGTCAACAGTACCAAAATCTCTTACACAAGCAGATGCAAATTTGTCAGTTAAACTTTCTGCAGGCGTCCCATATAAAGCTACTGATACATTTAGTCTTTCACCAAGTTCCTTATTATTTCTGTTTAAATAATCAAGTATTTTATGAGCAAGCTTAATTGCTTTTTCATCTTTCCAATGGTCTTCTCCTGTAATATACTTGACACATTCATATAAGCCTGAATCATTTAATACCCTCGGTTTCCCGATACTTATTAGGGGATTAGACTATACCATCAACTAAATCTATTAAGAAGTTCTAACATATTTAGTTGTATCTATTATAGTCGTTGAGCGTCCCTCCTTTTGGAGGTTTCGTTGCGTCTGGTTATCCAATTCTTAGTGATTTTACTATACCTCGGTCACTAACCTCGCCGCGGCACCATTACTGATGCCGTTTAGTTACTAAGACTCTAAGGACTTTCCCGCAGTTTAAGATATTTTACTTGGACACTCAGGTGTTCATCCAAGAGTAACAGTTGCATACCCTCCATAAACTAATGAAGATAAATCGTCTTCTGGGTCAAGTGTTGCTAGACCACCATAAACCCAAAGTATTGGGCAAGACTTTGCTTTAATCTTTGCACAATGATTAACTCTCCAAATTATTCCTTGATTAGCAACAGCAAGATATTTGTCAAGATTAAGAAAGAGCTGTTCTTCTGATTTGTCTGGATTATTTTCCATTGCTATATAAGGAAGATTAAGAGACATAACGCCGCAATTAAAACGGCCCCAAGTTACAAATTCACCTGTCTTTTGGTCTTTATAAGGACTTAAAAGTGCTCTACAGCCCATGCTTGGAGTTACAACGCCCTTTAAGTCTAAGTGCTTCTTGACACTCATATAATCTGGTACAAGTCTTTTAGCACTACATTCAGCACAAAGCTTTGTTATCTCGTAATATTTTCCTCCACGCATTGTATCCTCATCAAGAAAATAAATAATTTTTGGAAAATTAGGATTTTCTGCAGTTCCATCTTCATTCGGAATACCTGCAATTCTCTGTTTTAACATCTCTTTAAAAACTAAAATTAAATCATCTACATATTCTGGACTTTCATTTAAATAAACAGAAACTGTTAGAAAAACTGCTTGACCGACACTTGAACAAAGAGTTAAATTCTGATACATAAAAGTTTGAACTCCTTGTCGAATTTCTTCTTCAAGTTCTCGAGCCGCCAATCTATCTAAAACATTTGAATCGTCTATAAATTCCGCTAATTTTTTACGAATTTTTTGTCTACTAACATCGACAAATTTAGCTAAAGCTAACAAATTTATAGTACATCCACCATAAGTACAGCTAGCAACATGCGTAAGAATCTACGTTGCAATAGTACACGCAGTTCGAAAATCATGAGGTTTATCAACCCAGGTATTATTGATTTTACAACCGTGCTGAAGAAGATAATCTAAATTCAGCAACTCACAATTAGTCAAATCTCTTACAGAGTAAGCGGAATCGTGAGCATAAACGATACCTTTCTTATGAGCTTCTACACAAGCTGGTGGAAAGACTTTAAAAAATTCTTCCTTTGATGGAATTTCTGCCAAATATGAATTCTTAATATGAGTTAGTGTTGCTTTTTTGTTTGCATTTTCAAGTTCGACTTCTGGATTAGTATAAAGAACTTTTTCAATTTCTGTTGGATTCTTTTTAATTCTCTCCTTATTCATTTTATAAGAAGAAAATTCACGAGCAACAGCAGGTACTTCTCTATAAAGAACACTCATTATAAGGTTCTCAACTTTTTCGACAGCAATTTCTCTTTGCCCGCCAGCCTCTGCCCAAATCAAATCTTCAATTTCATCAAGTAGCATATCAATTTCATCAAAATCTGGATAACAAATTTGATTATAAGCTTGAATAATTGCATTGCGAATACGGGCTTTGTCATAAGGATAACGTTTTTTCCCTTTAATAATGGTCATATCCCATTCTGCCATATTACATTCCTCCTATTCTTTTTATATTTTAATTATAACTCAAATAGAGAAAAAAGTCAAGGAATTTTATTTCCTTGACCATTTCTTTATCTTATATCTCTTCCCATTCTTTCATTTCTTCTGTAATTGCATGAATATAACAGTTGCCGCCTTTCTGCTCATATTTTTCTAGCATCCCCATCCAGTCTTCTTTAGCATAGTGAGGAATTTTTTTTGTATCCTTATACTAATGGTAAAGGTCTGTTATGGAATGTCTGAGCATCACTACATCAGTTTCATCCGATTCTTTTAACTTTTCTTCTATGATAGTTAATTTTGTATTGACTTCTTTATTTGCTTCCTCTGCTCCTTCTTTAATCATTCTCTTAAGGGCCGCTCTTGGCTTTTTAGAAATCAATCCAAAAAAAGTAATTATTGTTACACATACACCAACTACTGAGCCTATATTTTGAAAAATTACTAATAGAGCTGTCATTCTTTCACCCCTGTCTTCGTAGATTATCATTATGAAACTTATCCTTTACAAGAAATTTTGAGTTTGTAAAAATTTCTTGAAGGGTAAGAGTTTCTAAGCTCCAATAAGGAACTCTAATTAATGGGAATCCGTGCATCAGACAATATTTATTCTTCCGCCTATCCCACTCTTGTTGTCTTTTAAAACTTGACACTGTTTTGTGAAAATGTGGCACATATTCAAAATGTTGCCGGCCATCTACTTCGATGAGGCAAACTAATCTTTTACCTTGAAAAACTGCAAAGTCAAATCTTAAAGGCGTTTGCTTATATCCATAAAGGTCGGGAAAAATATATTCCCTTTTGAAATTCAAACGAGCATCGGTGAGAAGTTTTTCTATCTTCTATTCTCCCTTACTCGTCATTCAAATCATCTCTTCTTATTGCAGGCTTTTTTGGATAACACTTTGGCCTTGGCATTGGAATAAAGACTGGATATAAAAGAGGGGTAGGCGCAAATTTATCTTTAAAACAAGGAACTTGTTTATCTTCAATGTGATAAGTTGCCAAATGATGATAAGGCGGCACATCATCACAACAGCAATGAAGCTTCATTCTATCAAGTCCTTCTTTTTCAGTTAATTTTTTATCTTGCTCATAAAAATCACATTTAAGAATAGCTGAAAAATAGGTTGTATTGATTATATCTTTTTCTTTATTTTCTTCTTCTTTTTTAATTTGTTCTGTTCTCCAATTTTGTAGTGCCGTCTAGTCAAATTCAGAAGACTTCGTCTTATAGACAATTCCATAATAGATTTCCTTGCCGTCTGACAATTCATAACGACTAAATTCTTCGCTCCAAGTTACTTTAAAAATAACTAAATATTTTTCAATGTCATAAAGCAATTGAATGAAATCTTTGTTTCTGAATTTTGCAGCTTTTAACTTAGCAGTCAAAGTGTTATTTTCATCGCAAGCCGGCACAACATCAAGGCTTACTGGAAATAATTCTTCTGGCTTTTCAAAGTCAAAACCGCTAAAACTTTCATCGCAACATCTAAGCTCTCTATCATCTTGTGGGTCCCCAAGTATCTATTGAATTAGATAAGCAGTCTTTAAATAATCTTCTCTAATTGAACAAACAGGGAACTTTTTGCAAGTAGCACAATAAGGCTTAATCTATGTGTGATGTGGCGGCTTACAAATTTGAGCAGGACTTAAGAAATAATCCTTATCCACAAATAAGTCACCCCTTTAACAAAATTAAAAGAGCAGGAAAACTCCTGCCCTTCTAACTAAAAGTATTTTTTGTTTAAGAGGTCTTTAAGTTTTTGGTTTTAGCTTTAGTTAATAGCAATCTGGTCGAAAGTACATTCTTCTGCCGCCTTATCACTTCTAAAGCCAAGTATTTTACCATGACGAAGTGAATATTCACCATCAATATGCTCAATCTGCATACAAGAAACTTCAACTACTTTACCAACCAAAGATTCAGGCTCATGAACGATACGGTTTTTGATATCATCTGTTATGCCTGAAATCCAAGCAATATGGACAGGTTTACCATCTTTCATTACAGACAAACTTATTGCCGCCGCCCAGTCATTATAAAATGGACGTGTTATTGGAATAAGAGGGGCGCCATTGCAATAGTCTGAATACTGACAACTACCAAATTTCTCACCCGTTTTAATGTTAAGCCAGTAGGGCCAGGTAGCAATCTCTTTGCCACCGTACTCTTTTGTTGGTGCTTTCCATGCTCCATCTATAAAAGCATCAATTGTGCTTTCAATTTCTTTCTTAACTTTAATAGTCATTCTTGCAGTTCTCTTACCACAATCATAAGTAGCAGTTTTCTTCTGAATAACCATTCCTTCGTAGCCGGCCGCCAGTATTTCGCCACAAAGAGTCCAAAGTTCCTCGCCCTCAACATACTTAGCTTTTTCCACAAAATTATAGGTAGGGCGGCACAATGTTTTTTCAATGTATACTATACGTTTTTCAATCGGAGTCTTGAGCAAAATTTCAGACTTATATGCTAGTACATCAAAGCAGTAGAAGTGAAGTGGAGTTTTTGCCTGCCTTTCCAAACTCTTATTTTTCAAGCAGTTCAGAATAGCTGTTGCTTTTCTACTTCCCTCATCTCCATATTTGTAAATTTCTCCAAGTAAAACTGTTCCAGCTGGTATGTCCTCAAGTTCTGACAAAATCTGAGGTATCCAGTCTGCCTTATCTGCATAAGTGCCTTCAACATTCTTAGTACGACTTCTAAGATGAAAATTACCCTCTTCATCTTTGATAATCATTGCCCAAATGCCGTCAACTTTTCTTGCTCCAATATACTGGCCACTCAACATATATTCGTGAATCTCCTGCTTCCACTTTTGTCTATCATAAGACTTAGGCGGTGCCCAGTACTTCATTGCATCAAAGCCATCCCAAAAATCTGTTCCGTTTATTATAATATTCATTTAAAATTCCTCCTTTTTATTTTACTCTTAAATTATAACAAAAATTTTAAACAAAGTCAAATTTTTTTCTTTCTCTCAGAAGAAGCGGCGCGCTGTCACAGCGAAGCGAAGCTGAGCAAGACAGCACGTTCGCAGGCTTTGGTTCTTTTGCCAGCAAAAGAACCCCTTTTGATTACTTTTCGGGAAAAGTAATAAAAGAATATAACATAGCGTTTGCGGGACACTTTTTTGGATTGTTATAGCGTTTTTGAGACGGTTCTAAGAATTGTTATAGCGTTTTTGAGACACTTTTTAAAATGTTATAGCGTTTTTGAGACACTTTTTCAAATGTGTTTCAAAAGACCAAGAAGAAATGAATTTTTTAGAAACTATTTTTTATTTATTCACTTATATTTAGAAATAAAAAAGAGGTGATTAAAATGGGCAAATGGAATTTTGCATTACCTGACCCAGAAAAAAATAATAATGAAAGAGAAAAATTTGAAGCTATGAGTGACACGCTCTATACATATTTATATAGTATTTCCAAACATAATCCTCAAAGATATGCTGATGGTACATTTGTAGAAAATTGGAATTATTTATATTTAGATAAAAATATAGAAAAAAATGTTCCTCGATATAACGCTACAAATACTCAAAAAATATTAGGTATTAGTAAGTCTACTTATTATAGAAGACTTGAAATTTTAAAAAAGTATAAATTGATTATTGAAGAAGCTGACTCGGCCGGCCGGCGATATTATAAGATACCTTTTATTCAATCTAAAATGATATTGCCAGTAAAAACTTGTGCTTTTTTTACTAACTGTAAGGAAAGAAAATAGACAGCAGATGATATTATTAAATTAATGGCTATTCTTAAAATTTATTATTATAGTGAAGATAAATATTTTACTATGAGAAAATTAAGAATGTAGATGGGATATTCTGAAACTCATACAGATAAAGATGAATATTTAAGAAATCTTTTAATTACATTACGTGGTTTTGGTATCATAAAATGGGAAACAGAAGAAAAAAATTTACCAAATCGTAAAAAAGAAATTAGATATTATATTACTAAATTTGATGATGAATATAATGATATAATGGACGGATTTGCAAAAGATGCTGAATTTGCTGAAGTTCAAAAAATGACAGAAGAAGAACGTAAAAAATTATTTCCAATAGAATAAGGAGGATAAAATGATTGGCATTTATAAAATTACAAATAAATTAAATAATAAAGCATATATCGGACAATCCATACATTGCGGTAAACGTTTAGATGAACATTGTCATGGCAGTCAATTTATTGATGAAATTATCTAGCTTGAAGGGATTGAAAATTTTAATTTTGAAATTCTTAAATAGGTTGAAAAAAGTGAATTAAATTTATGGGAAGACTATTATATAAATAAATTTAATACACTTTTCCCAAATGGATACAATAAGAGATGGAACTGTTCTGAAAAAAGACGAAAAGAATTTTGCTCTGAAATAGAAAAAACATTAACCGCCAAGGACAACATAAAATCTCAAGACCATTTTCTTTTAAAAGAAGTACCTTTTATTCCTTTTAAAGTTTATTTTTATTTATTATCTATGGCAACATATTAGGATAATAATAATACTGTTTTAAAATTGATACCTATAAATTAGATTAAATTAGCCTTACATATGCATCCTATTACAATTAAAAAAAATTTAGTTTTTTTAAAAGATAATAATTTACTTTTAGAAAAAGAAAAACATTAGATAATTTTAAAAGATATTCTTCCTAATTCAATAAAATAGAAAATATTAAATGATAAATTATACTTATCTTTATCTGAAAGACAACTAAAAATTTATTTATTTATAAAATTAAATCCTTCTCATATTTTAACTTTAAAAGAGATAAGAGATTATCTTAAATTAAGTAAAGATGTAAGAAATAATTTTGTAATAAAAGAAGATTTACAAATTTTGAAATCTAAAAATTTAATTGACTATACAGAAATATTAACATCTACAAATTTAAATACTCAGATTATTACATATAAATTTTAATTTTTCAAAAAATAAATATCAATAGAAAAAGTTAGATTTTAACTTTTCTAAACCAAAAAGAGGTCAGATTAATCTCTGACCTCTTTCTTTTTATGCTTCTTCAAATTCCTTAAAAATTCTCGATACTGTTTCTGCGGCTTCTCTCTTTCCAATTACTGCATACTTATCTACGATTTCATTTTCCTTTACACCCGAATGACCCTTAACCTTTTCAAAAGAAATAGTTCTTCCTTCCTCTTCTAACTTACCCATAAGAGTCCAAATTTTCTGAATAATACTCAAATTTTCTATTGGTTCATGCTTCTTTCCTCTCGTCCAGCCATTTTTCTCCCAATTCTTTGCCCAAGAGGTAAAAATATTAATACAATAAGCACTATCTGATATTATTCTAATATCAAAATCTGGTATTGTTGCGGCGGCATTAAGTGCATGAAAAATTGCTGTGAGTTCCATCTCATTGTTAGTCGTCTGAGGAAGACCCCCATAATAACCTTTCAGTTTTCCGCCTTCGCTCTCATAAACATAAGCCCAGCCGCCGGCTTCTCTCACATAATTACCATTTTCGTCTTTTCTCATTGTTGCTGCGCCATCAGTCCAATATCTCATTTCATTTTCTCCTTTTCTTATTTTAAAAATTAAAATCTGTATTGTTTTGAATCTTTATCTTATTTATAGACACATTCATAACCATTTTCATCGTTACTAGAAAGAATGCCTATTGGTCTAAGTTCTTCTTTTACTGTATCGAAATAATAATAAAATGTCTTAATATTTGATTCTTCCATCTATATCTGTTCATTTCTTTTTCTTTAATGTTATTATTTCAAAAATTTTTAAAAAAGTCAAAAATCCGTTACGCCAACTTACGAGAACTTGAGACTTTGAATTCACTTCTTTAATTTCATCTTTTTGTAGTATTCATCTATAGAGTAATAAGTTCTATGTTCCCAATCATCTGTAATAAAATCAATGCAAATATGGTCTACTACAATCATATCATGTGGGTCTCGAGTAAAGAATTGTCCATTTTCATCTCTACTTGGTTTCTCTTTAAAAGCGAATAAAATATTAGCTCTCTGGCTAGTTGTAAACCACTTAAAATTAAGTCCTTTAAGACACTTAAAAGCTTGGAGAACTTCATACTCAACGAGAAGAGGCTCTTCTCTTTCCAATATGTGCATAGTTACATCAGTTACTTCTCTTAACAATCCCAGTTCAGTCAATGACATTTTTATTCCTCCTTTTATAATATTATAATTATCTCAAAATTTTTAAAGAAAATCAAAAAATTAAAAATGCCGACTTGTGGGCCGGCACAATGTACTTATTTATGTATCCAATCTAATTTTGTCTCTTTTGCGAAATAGCCATCTTGTCCTTTTTCAAAGACAAGCCAACAAAATACAGTATCTGTTTTTACAACCTTATCATAACGAGTGCATTTAAGTCTATTAGAAAAGACAAAGACCCAAGAAGGTTTACATGTCATATAGATATTAGCAAAGCGGCGCTGTGATTCTAAGCTTACAAGCTTAGTCAATACACAAACTGTGCCGCCACGTCGTACATCAGATAACGCCTTTCTTACGAATTGGTCAAAACCTATAGCATCTCCTCTTCCTACTGTTGGAAAGTTAGAAATAATAAGGTCATATTTATTATAAAAGTCTGAACGAATAAAGTCTGATTGAAGTATATCTGTCGTTCCTTCTCTAACACAAATATCATATTTATCTACTTTGATTTTAACTAAATTTTCAAATCTTTCAATAAATTTACCTGTGCCGGCACAAGGTTCAAGGACTTTTAAATTAGGATTTTTTAAATATGGTAACTTAGCTAAGAGAGAGTTAATTGCTTCGGGGTCACTATCATAATAGTCCCATTCTGGTTTCTCAATCATCAAGATTCTCCATAAAAGTCAAAGCCGCATCTTCAAGGTCTTTGAGTGTTCCCGTGTTATTAATAACATAGTCATAAAGATAATTATGAACATTATCATCAGCATGATTACCATAAGTATGATTAAGATTTCTTTCAACAAGAACTGTAGAAACTTGAATACCTTCCTGCTCTGCTGCGTCCTTTACTCTATCAATAACATCAGGGTCTCTAATATCAAGAAAAACAACATCATAAGTTTCTCCCCATTCCTCTGAAAAGTCTTCTTTAATTTCTGTAAAAGCAGTTTGAAATGGACTATCATTCCAATCGGTTAAAGCATCATTAAGGTCAGATAAAAATTTTCTATCTGCATCTGTCTTTCCACCAGACCAACCTAAAAGAGTAGCTTGCTCTTTTACGAAATCAATAATTGAAAATTTATTTATTTTAAGCGAACTATTCTTACGGCATAGTTTAACAAAGGTATCTTTACCACTGCCGCCGCAGCCATTCATTATAATTAATTTCTTCATTATTTTTCCTCCTTTTACTTAATGACTAAATCTGCCTAATGTAATTCTGTCTTTTTCTTCTTGCGGCCAATTACCACTAAATTTGCATTTAATATCAGAACAGCCTTTATCCCAATAATACTGATAAAAGTCACTCGCAGCATTGTAAGATAAATAATTATAAGAGTCATAATCTTTCGTATTAAATCTATTAACTGTATGCTTTATTACCAAATTATAAGTAACATTCTTTAAAATTGCAGGGATATTAGAAGGATTGGCGTAGAAGTAAAAAACAAGACCATTAAATCGTTCTGCTTCCTGTAGTAATTGTTCATTACGATAATAAACATCTTCACTATCACCATCTTCAATCCATAACATTAGACAGTCTGGCACATCATAATTTTCAAATTTATTCCAATCTAAATAAGACTCTACTTTATCAATTTTCTCTTGAATATTACCCAAGTCTTTATCAAAAACATTAATTTTCTGTCCATTAATTTTTTGATAATCTTTAATATATCCTATATGATAGAACTTTTGACTCATACTTATTTCATCTGGAGTAAATCTATTCATTAATTCATAATCAGAATAAAAGCTGAAATTATTAGAGATATGATTTATATTTCCTACTTTATAAATAGGACTGAAAGATGAAATAAGAAAAGCTTTAGAATTTTTAATTAGCTTTTTAACTTTTCTCTGAGAAATAAAACTTTCTTTGGCTTTAATTTTCTTTTTAGTTTTCTTTGGTTTTTTACCACAAATCTTTAATTCAAAAGGTTTAATAGCTTGTACAGCTTTTAGTATGTTGTATCCAATTAAACTTATTAAGTCATCATTATATTCGTATACAATTATTTTTGAATTATCTATCTTCTTGTATAAATCATTTATAATATCATTTATAAGAAAATTGGTTTGTTTTTCAAGAGATAGGTCTTCAATTTTATAATCCATATTTAGTCTATAACGAAGAATTAATGTTTTCATAATAGATGTAATAATCATTTTATTAATCATCATAGCACCTCACTTTCTTTTCTCTTATTATAATTATATACCAAGGAAAAGAATAAGTCAAATAATTGTAACGGATTATTGTAGGAGGTAAATAATTTGATTACTTTAAATTACAAAATAAATACAGATTTGGCTGGTCGTACTGCGGCACAGCTTAATTGGAACTTAAACAAACTTTCTTCTTCTCTTTATATTATAACAAAAGAAAAAAGAATAGTCAATGGTAAATCTCTTGTTGGCTTGTTACAAGGTAATATTCGTAAAGGTGACCTAGTAACTATACTACTTGATAAAGAAGAAGACCTTGCAAAAGCAAAATCTTCTCTTAATAATATAGGTAAACAATTTTAAAAAGAGGTGAAATAAATGATTTTTAATCGAGGCACAGACACAACTCTTGAGCCTGCTTATTTTGCTAGAGTGCAAAATTCTGATGTAATGGGAAAATATGAAGGGCGTATTAGGGAGCTTGAAGAGCAACAGAAGGAAACAACGGCTACTATTACAACCATTCAAAATAAAGATACTGAACAAGATAATAAATTGGTAGAACTTGAAGAGAAGATTGCTGCATTAGGTGATTCTTGTAAATGTGACCCAATGTCTCCAATTTCATCTGATGTTTTAGATGAGTTAATCTTTTCAATACAAATTTAAAGGAGAGAAAATAAATGGCAGAGGTAAAATATTATTTAAATGAAGTCGGCCTGCGTGCATTATGGAAAAAGCTCGATGACAGAGATAAAGAAGTTGTTAAGAAAATTCTTGACAATAAAACTGCTATAGACCTTTTAAATGCTACTGCTACTACTGATACTCAGGCGCCACTCGGTTCTGTTGAGAGAACTGTTGGAGATAAAGTTGCAGAAGAAATTGCAAAAATTGTTGCAAATGCACCAGCAGACTTTGACACATTAAAGGAAATTGCAGATTGGATTTCAACACATAATGATAGTGCTGCTTCAATGAACTCTGCTATCCAGGAGAATAGGGATGCAGTTAGCAGTTTAAAAACACTTCTTGGTGTTGATAGCTCTACTAATCTTTGGACATCTAGTGAACTTACTGGTATTAAAGCTGATATTGCCCAGGCAAAAGAAGATATTACAACTCTTACTACAACAGTTTCTAGTAACACAGATAATATTGCTACACATAGTAGTGATATAGCTACCATGAAGGAACAAATTGAAGCTCTTACTGGTTGCGATGTTACAGATGGCATTTCAACTGAAACTATAAATTCAATTTGCACTTTTACTTCTACTTTTGATTAAGGAGTGAAGTATAATGGCAGAATTAAAAAAATATTTGAATGAAAGGGGTCTGAGAGAAGTTTGGGACATTATTAACGGTCAAAACTCTCTCATCGTTTCCAAAATAAAAGATATTCAAAAAAGAACTACAGTTGGTCTTTATGCAGATTCAACTTCTGGTTGGGCAGAAAATGAGTCAAAAATTTCTGAGGCGGGCGCCCTTTATATTTATACAGATGCAGAGACTTTTAATGGAAAAGTCATTGCTAAAGTAAAAATTGGTGATGGTACTTCTAGTTTAGCAGACCTCTCTTTCATAGATGCTCCTTACTCTGCACATATTGCAGACAAAGACATACATTTCACTGCAGAAGAACGTGCTCAATGGAATAATGAAATAAGCACTTTTGTTACGGCCGCATAGGGATCAGCCGATACGGCAACGCAGGCGGCTGAACGTGCCGAAATCGCAAAGACAGCGGCTGAAACGGCTAGAGATACGACTGTCAGTGCAAAAGAAAGAGCTCTCGCAGCAGAAGCAAACTCATCGCGGTTTTAGTACGAAGCTGAGAAATCTGCCCAAAATGCTAAAGATTCCGAGAAGAATGCAGCTAAATCGGCAGAACGAGCAGCAGGTGCAGAACAAGGAGCAATTTCTAACGCAAACAAAGCGGGGGATTATGCTACAAAATCTGGTGATTCAGCTAACAACGCAGGCATTGCGGCAAATAGGGCACTAGATTACGTAAGAGATGCGGGCGGACAAGCCGATAGGGCTACAGTGGCGGCAAATCGTTCTGAAACTGCTGCGCAGACAGCACAGTCCATAGCTGAGGACTTATCAAAAAAAGATTTTACACTAAGGTTAAACGAAGATAACAGCGTGACGCTGATATACAACGCAGAAACGGAGGGATCATGATGGCAGAAATCGATTTGGTAAAAGATAGCACAATGCAGGAGACAAACCGCATTTTGACACTTATTGCAGGCAAAGAGAGTGGCAATGCCCCGAAGTCATGGGAGAATGTGCAGACTATTGTCCGCCTGGGTTTGGCAGATAAGTATTTTTCTATCGGCGACCAGTTCGTGGTTGAAAAAGCTACCGCTATCAATGCGATCGTAGGAAACACTACCGGCGAAACGTCAGGAGTGACGTCAGCTACCGTAGATATCGGTACTTTTGTGGCTCAGATAGGCACAGCACATAGTGACAACTACAAGTTCACTTATGACGGTGCAGCGTGGCACTATGGTGATACGGTGGTATCGCTTGCGGCGTATGGTATAACTGTAGCTGGAACAGCTAAGCTTGGCGACACTGTTGTGGTGCACGAAACCGCCGCAAAGCTGACATTTGACGTTATCGGCATAGATCATGACACACCGAGCGACGCACAGCTTGAACACAGCTTGACATTGCAGCTGCACGACTGCATAGCCGAGTTACAGTATGACGCCGCCGAGGCGTTCTACTACGCAGAAAACGGGCTTGTTGCAGGAAATTACTATTTTACGATAGACCCGATGTATGACGCAACATATAACACTTACAAAGACACGGGCTATCAGTTTACGCTGACGCAGGACGTACCAGCAAAGGGCGTGCTTACGTTCTCTTGGGGCTACAATGTGCAGGCAAGTGCCGCAAAAGTATCAAGCTGGGCGTCTACCTCTGCAACAACAGCTATTGAAAGTGTGCCCGTATCGTCCGGCACAACAGGAACTAACCTCGGGCAGCTTACAATCGCAGGGGACGCAGCTAACAACATCAACAGTATTCAGCGCATCCGCTACGGTTCAAACAACTACGTTGAAAGTGCTATGCGGCAGTATATCAACAGCAGCAAGGCGGCGGGCTCGGTATGGACGCCGCAGACAAAGTTTGACCGTCCGCCCTCTTGGGCTGCAACAACAGCAGGCTTTTTGTTTGGTGTTGACCCCGAATTCGTCGCCGTGCTGGGTAAGGTTAAGAAAGTAACCGCGCTGAACAACGTTTCGGACGGCGGCGGCTCGGTGGAAACCGACGAAAAAGTGTTCTTGATTTCGCGTACAGAGGTGTACACGGGTAACGAGATCGCAGGCGGCGAGGGCAAGGCATACGCGTACTATTCCAATTATTCAGACCTTGCGGCAGCGGGTACGGAGGCAGACACTAACCGTATCAAGTATCGCGCCGGGGAGGCTAAATATTGGTGGCTGCGTACTCCTAACACCGGCAGCGCTTACGTCGTGCGTCACGTCAACCCGACAGGAACTATCGGCGACAGCCGTGCGCACTACAGTTTCGGGCTCGCTCCGGCTTGTTGCATTATTTAAGGAGGTAAGAAGGCAAATGTTTAAGTATATTCCAATAAAAAAACAGATAATCGAAGAAAGAAACAAAAACGCAGTGCTCAGGTCGACAAATGCCGAACTGACTGCGAATATGGACTACATCGCAATGATGTGCGGTGTGGAGTTAGACGATGAAAGCGAGGAGGTATGTGAAGATGAGCAAGAACTATCATAAAGTCAAAGACTATTATGAGCGTGGGCTGTGGTCGTCAGAAAGGGTTTATAATGCCGTTGGTAAGTGGATCACGGCTGAGGAGTATGAGGAAATTACGGGGATGAAGTATGAAATTTCTCAAAATAACAAGTAAATAAAATCCCCATTTGATTAAAAATACAGGCTCGGAAAGTGAGTAGATACGTGGTTTACGAGCCTTGTGTTTTTTAAAATTATTAAAAATAGACAAAAAATAAAAAGATGAGATACGATAGCCTATGGTGTAATAAGTTCTTCAATTACAGGAAAAGCAACAATAGAGGAGGAACAAGTATGAAAATATACGAGGGAACAGATGGACTTAGAGGATTAGTCAGGAAGCTTATTGAAGTTTATAATTTTAAGAAAGTTGTGTACGAGGGTGATAATGCGAGTATTGATACACAAGATGCTATCTTTCAGCTTTGGGTAACAGATGAACTGTTTTTAAGAGGTCAGTTTGCTGATACAAGTATGAACTTTGGTTGGTGTGACCTAAGAACAGAAGCACTGACTTGCCCATGTATTGCTAGATCAAATTACGCAAGTGATAAAAGAAGATGGATTATTTATAAGCAAACTGATTTAGTTGCTATAGGTATAGACGAGGACAGAGCTAGTAGACCTGGTATAAATATAATAATTGGCGAAATAATCAACTATGAAACAGGAGAAACTGGAATAGGCATGACAACAAGTAGTGCTAATAATCTTATTAGCAAATATGCTGTTTTTACAAACGGTATGTCCGTACTGTCTACACCATATAGATATTATTGTCAACAAAAATCAGTGACATCACTTGCTCCTGTAGTTTCTGCCAGTCAAAACAAAGGTTTTACCAATGTGTATCATATACTTTCTCATATACAAGGTATAACAGATGGTTCTAATGATAATAACTATACTGTACCTACACAAACTATACTGCTTAATAATAAGAAATATCTATTAAGCAGATTTGCATTTGAGATAAAAGATTAAATTGTAAAGGAGGGATTATATGACAAAGACATATTTGGATGAAGAAGGATTAAGTTAGGTTTGGAATGTGATTGATGCCAGAGATACCAAAGTAGTTGAAAAGCTGAAAAATCTTGAAGAAAGAATGAACGCCCAAGAAAATAAAGTAAGTATAGCTTCAGGAGTAGCTTATGTCGCTTCCTATGGAAATTCTGCAAAGCCAATAGTAGGTACTGCAACTGAGTATACAGAGGAGAGTGGTAATTAATGGCAATAACACATACAACATTGTTAAATAATGGTGATTTTCCAGAAGATAATTGCGTAAGTATTTATAATACTTTATTGACGGCATATGATTGGGAAAATAGTTCGACAGTAAATGTAGGTGAAAATATTCAAACAACATACGGAAGATATTATTTTACTGAAAATAGTTATATTCAGATTGGTGTTGATTTTGGCGGTCTCTACTATGTGAAAATAACTATCGTTACACCGAACGGTACAAAGGAATTTTCGCCAACACATTCAGGACATATATCATATTCATATGGTAAGACAAGCAAAGGTATTGGTATTCTTGCGTATTCGCTTGATGGCGGAACCCGTGATATTATGTTTTACAATCTTTATATAGGAGAAATCACAAAACTTGATGGTTCTATTACCAAAGGCTGTATCTATGCTGCTGACGATGGAACACTAACTATTGCCACGGATGATGGCATTTCTTCTGAAAAAGCCCAAACTTCTACAATAAATGCAGATAGAACTGCAATTCTTACTCCTGTTGTTGATACAACTTATGGTAATGTTTTTAAAGATATTTATTTCATGAGAAGTTCTCCTCTTAATTATAATATTATGGCTGTTGAAGGACAAGGTAATTTTCTTTGTGGGAAGACTCTTTGTCTTAAAGACTAGGAGGTGGAAGCATGATAAAACATGAAGTTTTTTGTAATCAACAAGTATATGCTTCAACAGCAGATGTAAAGAAAATTATTCAAGATATATTTAAGAAGATTTCTAATTGTTATAATTGGACAAAAACAAGTATATCAGATACTGCTGATGATATTTCGCAAATTTATGGAGCATTTTATTTCTCAGAAAAAGCTAGTATATAGATTAGATTTTCTCAAATTAATAGTTATGATTATAAAGTGTTTGCCTTTAACATAATAGTTGATACAGTTATAATAGGCAAGGGAACTACAACTTTAATGACAGGCAATACCGATAAGCATGCCAAGAATTGGAAGATTACAGCAGCGACGACAAATAATGGATTAGCTTTATGCTTATGGAATGAGGCTGAAAATACTCGAAATACTCACGATTACAATTTCTTTATAGGTAATGCTACTAATCTTGATGGCTCAGTAACTAAACAATGTATTTATCTTAAAAATGATAATTCTTATAGTGTAATTTCTGATAACGGAATTTCACAAGAACCTGCTTTTATTTCAACCATAGATAATACAAGAAAAGCACAACTTGTCGCTGCGGCAGATAGCACAACTGGTGCAATTTTTAATGATACTTATATGATGTTTAATACACCATTGCAATATAATAAAATGAAAATTCTTGGAACAGGTAAAACTTTTCTCTTAGGCAAGTCTCTCTGCTTAGCAGATTAATACAAATTAAAAGTTAATTATTTCTGGCTCGTGTCAATCCCCTCAACGACACTAATTAACTTTTTAATTATATATCTTTTACAAAGGAGAAGTCATCATTTGATGGCTTCTTTTTCTTTTATTCGTGCCGCGAGACCAAATGAGAGAAATGAACCTCTAAAGTTTTCAGACGGCGGCACATCGTAAGCTTGAGTTTTTGACTCTGATGTGTTATAATTAAGTAAAAGGTTAGAGAAAGTCAAAATAATTTTGACTTATAAATGAAGAATAAACACGGAGGTGGCAATGTGAGTAATTCAATTTACTACAAAGGAAAGAAATATGGCGGGGGGGGGGGGGCAAAGCCGCAAGAAATTTAGGCAGAAGAAAATGAACTATTAGTTGGCGATGGAGCTAAGTGGACAAAAAATAGTCCAATTCTCGCAGTAAAAAAAGCTTTAACTGCTGGTGCAGAAGCTTTTAATGCTTACATAGTTGGAGCACAAACAGAGGGAGCAGATGTAATGAGACTTTCAACAGACCCTAAAGGAGAAAAAGAAAATGAAGGACATCTTGATATAAAAGATGCAACACAAGTTCTTCATGAAGGTTCTTCTATTGTTCACACAAGTGGGACTTCAAGTTTTACAATGAGCGATGAAGCTCAAATGGATATAACTCATACTGCACAAGTCTTTATTCATGATGGCGCTATTATTAATATGGACGTTGAAGGAAAAAATGACTATTGGACACCAGAAATGGGAATTGCAACAGGTAACTGGCAAACAGACGACAAGCATAGTTCTCTTTTTATTCACAATCAAGCAAGAATTATGGCTAGTGGTGCCGCGGCATTAATAATTGGAGAAACAGCTTCAGGCAATTTCAATGGTCACGCTTACTTTAGAGCTGGTGCAGTAAAGAAAGTAGACAATACAATTAAGTACACTGAGCCTCACGTTATATTTGATACTGGTAACTTCTATTTTGGAGAAAACATACTTGACGATACAGCTAAGTCAAAAAGAAGTCCATATTTTAAAATGGGTGGCGGCGCTTCCTTAATAATGAACACTAATGATGACAATGATTTAGACCCATCATTAATTTGTTCTCCAACAGAATTTTATTTCATGAGTCAGGGAAGCCGCGGTGTTGATTATTCTGGTGAAGAAAGAAAGAAATGGGATTGTCCTCCAAATATAGGAGATAATCCACAAGTATCTGGATACCAGCCTAATCCTGTTTGTACTACTATTAAAATCTCTGGTAAGACAACTGTTCTCATGGATAACAGCGGAGAATCTAAAACTTACTTGAAGATATGTGCTGATAGCGGCAAACTTGTAAGAGCTTATATTACTGGCAATACTTTTATTCAGCAGTCTGGCAATGCTCATACCGAATTTAACGACTATGCCTTTGTTCAAGCTTGTAATGATAAAGACAAATATCCAATTTTTAGACTTGGTAATAATAGTCATAATACTAATGATACAAACCCTACTCAGATAGCACCAAGTCTTAGACCTTTTGTTGTTAGAACTGTTGATACTACTTTAGACTTTATTAACACTGGAAAAGAAAACTATTGTGGTTGGGGTAGTCGTAATGTTTCTTATATTTATCTTTCTAGTACAGATAAAACATCAGAAACTCGTTTTGAAGAACTTTCTTTCATCACTAATGAAAGTTCTTATGATGCAGAATGGAACGCTGTTGCTCAGGGCACTGCTAATACTGTGTCTTGGATACCTGCAAAAACTCACATAGTTCATGAGAGTGGAAGATATTGGCTGACAAAAGATGAAGATAATACAAGAATTTGCTATGTAAGTTATGCTCATTTTCACACTGGAACTGGAGAGAGTGCTGGTATTAGCTTCTATCTCGGTCCAACACTTAATAACCAATCTGCTTTAAGATATCTCAAATTTAGGATTACTAATGCAACAGGCACTTTTAAAGCTAGTAAGGCACCAAAAGCCTCTTTAGAGCTTCCTGCTATTAACTTAACTTTAAAAGCAACAAATGGAGTATATAGCTTTGACATCGACAAAGATTTACGTAATAATACTCCAAACTGGTCAACAGGTAAGTACCTATTCATAGGTCTTGATTCTATGAAGGATATTGTTTCAACAAGTTATGACGGTCAGCAATTAGTTAGCCCAGAATATAGTACTGATGATGGTAGAGACTTATTAATTGGTACAAACTCAAGACTTTCTGGTATTAAAGCGGCAGGCAATAACTTCTTAGCTTTAGGTAAATCAAGTGGTATTGATATTTTCAGTGAAAGCAATTCTATTAAATTAAAAGCTCAAAATCAGAGTATTACACTTGGCGGTGCTTGCATTAAATTAACAAGTGACGGCCAGGTAAGTGCTTTAATTCAGCATGCTGCTTCTTTGAGAATGGAAGAAAATGGAACTATTATTTGTAAAGATAGTGCAAATCTAAGCTTTACTGGTGGCACTATTGCTCAAATTACAGGCGGTATGTTTAAGACTTCTGGTACTCCAAATGTAACTGTTCAAAACGAAGCAGTTTTACTGATGAGTGGTTCCGGTACTCTTAATGTAACTGGAGCAGCAAAGGTTACTTTTGCAGATGGTCCAGAAGTTAATATTAAAGGAGCTTCTAGGGTCAATCTTATAGAAGGAGCAAAGCTTGCCTTAAGTTCAAGTTCAGAGTTTAATCTTAGCGGTTATTCCACAATCATTGGTGAAACGAATAGTAATCTTCAAAATGAAGCCGAGACATCTTTCACATTTAAGGGTGCTTCAACAGAAGAGTCTGTAACCTTTACTCTTAAACAACTTAAAGCTCTTAAGGCTTTACTTTCATAATTTTAATTCATAACTTTAACCTGAGAATAAAAATCTACGGAGGGAGGTAGAGTGAACTATTTTATAATTGGCAGCGACGGAGGCGGATGCTGCAATTTTATTCAGTATTAGGGCTGTCCAATAGGATATTCCGATGGTGCGCCTTTTATATCAGCAGATAGATACAAAATGCCACAAAAAATAGATACAAGAAATGAAGAATTAAAATAGAATAAGGCTGACTCAGAGAAATCTGAGCCAGCTAATAATTGAGGTGAAATCTATGACGTATGATGAATTCATTAAGAAGCATAAAGGAGTTGCGGTCGACATTGATGGCGCTGCAGGAGCACAGTGTGTAGACTTAGCAACAGCTTACTTTTATGAAGTCTTTAATTCTAAGATTAAGAATTTCTGGTTTGATGCTCATCATTTTTGGGACTTGTTTAATAATAATGCTTGGCTAAAAAAGAACATGACTAAAATTGAGAATAAGCCAGAAACAGTTCCTCAAAAAGGTGATGTTGCAGTTTGGAAAGGTTCTTTGAATGGCGGCTGGGGTCATATTGCAATCTGTACAGGAGAAGGAGATACAAATTACTTCTATTCTTATGACCAGAACTGGACAGGCAATCACGATGTTTGTACAAAAATTAAACATAATTATAATCATATTGCCGGTTTTCTTAGACCAAAAGACCAGTCTAAAATTAAGAAAGAAGCAACCTCAAGTACAACAGACAAGAACGATGTGCCGGCAGGCGTAAAATTAGTTATTGATATCTCGCAATATCAGTCCAAAGTCGATTATGCTAAACTTGCAAAAGCAGTTGATGGCGTTATCATTCGTGTTGGATATCGTGGTTGGGGAGATGCAGGAAAACTTTGCGTTGACCCAAATTTTGAAACTCACATTAATGGAGTAGTTAAAAACAAAATTCCTTATGGCTTCTATTTCTTCTCTCAGGCAACTAATGCAGAAGAAGGAAAAGCAGAAGCAGACTTCTGTTATAATTTAATTAAAAATTATAAACCAACATATCCAGTTTATTTTGACTCTGAGAATAGTGGTGCAGATAATAATCAAGGTCGTGCAGATAAGATTTCAAAGGCTAATAGGACCTCAGCAGCAGTCGCTTTCTGTAAGGAAATTCAAGATAAAAGTCTTGTAGCTGGCATCTATGCTAGCGAGAACTGGTTTAAAGAAAACCTTGAATGGAGTGGTATTAGATGCTATTCTATTTGGTGTGCTAAGTATGGTTCAAACAATGGTACAGCACAGACAAAACCAGAGATTGAAAAATATGATGGCTGGCAGTTTACTTCAAAGTATTCTATAAGTGGTATTGATTCTAAAGTTGATATGTCATATTTCTACAATGTGCCGGCCAGCGGCAATTCAAAAGATGATAATAAGAAAAAGCCAAAGGTTACTTATAAAGATTATTATGTAGTTGCGGCTGATGGAGTTAATGTTCGCTCAACACCGAATGGAACAATTAAATCAACTCTTATGTACAAAGCAAAAGTAAGTTGCGTTGTTGATTCTGAGAAGAGTGCCGGTGGCATAACTTGGATTAAGACAAAGGCTAATACTTGGATTGCTAAGAAATATCTATCAATCACTAAGCCAGTTACAAAAAAGACAACTTACACAGATTATTATGTAATTGCAACTGATGGATTAAATTACAGAACATCTGCAAATGGTACTATTAAGGGTACTTACAAGAAAGGCACAAAGATTACTGTTGTTGATGGCTCAGATAAAATTGTTAATGGTCTTGTTTGGGTAAAGACAAAAAATAAATATTGGGTAGCTAAGAAGTATTTAACTAAAAAGAAGCCTACTGCCGCAGCCCCATTTAAGGCAAATACTGACTATACATTACAGGTAGACCTCAAAGTAAGGTCGGGCGCCGGCACAGGATATGCTCAGAAAAAGACTTCCGCTCTTACAGTAAATGCTAGAAAATCAGCATATAATCAGACTTGTGCAGTTCTTAAAAGAGGTACAAAGGTAACTGCTCTTAAAGTAGTCAAGAAGTCTGATAAAGAGTATTGGATACGGATTCCTTCTGGTTATATCTGTGCAATGCAGAAAGGAGAAAAATTTATTAAGTAATGCCACTTCAACCTCAATTTACTTCAGTTTGTAATGGACTCTTAGTAAACAATTTGATTTTGACACCGCCGGGACAAGAGCCGGCGACAATAAATCTTATTAAAGTTTATTAGCTACCCGAGCTTACTTTTGGTGCTTTTACAACAACTCAAGCTGAGTTTATGAGCAGACAATGTGTTTATGAGAATTTTGAAAGATTTAATTGGTTCATTGATAATTGGACAGCTTGGAATTTAGGAAATGATAGCAAAGAAATTAAAGTTGGGCTTTGCGGCAAGAGTGAGTCGGCACGACGTAATTTAAAAAAAATTTTAATTTATCTCTGCCGCACTTATAATCTTGGTTTAAATCAAATTTATCTTTCCTTTTCTGACCCCTAGTTGTTTAAAGAGTTGGGTAAATTTATTGAGACTAAGGAAATTCCAAAAAGTCAATTATTTACAGATGTACTTGACATTCCAAAACAAACTTTTATTCCCAAAGTCACTTATGAAGTCTATACAATGGGACAATGGTAGTAGTCTACAAATGAAAGTTAGATTGAAGCGATTAAAATTCATGCTACTGGCGGCAAATTAACATATCGAGTTTTCTCAAAAAATTGTTGGTTTCCTTGGGTTAAAGATGGAGAACAATCTGGTTCTTTCACTTATCCAATCAAAGGTTTTCAATATATTTATGATTCAGAAGACTATGAATTATGGTATCGCTGTACTTTAATCAATGGAGAAGATAAAGACTGGCGAAATACATCTCTTAAAATTCCTTATAAAAAAATTATTACAGGACTTGAGTTCAAGTTAGAAAAGAAGTAAGAGGACTTTCTTAGAGAAGCCCTCTTATTTTTTTACTTTGTTTTAAAGAGGAGGTGCTTGAAATGGCAGAAGAAGTTTTATTTTTGTGTCCTCACCAAAGTGAACACAAAGCAATAGATGAAAATAATGTAAATAGTATCAAGTGGAAAAATAGTGCCGCTCTCCATTCCGATGAAACAGCTTATTTTGTCGACGATGCTGCGACACAACAATTTGAAGATAAAATTAAACAAGCACAGGGTATATTATAATGGAACTTCAATCTATAAATGGACTAATAAGTTTTGGAAAAGAATTTTTTGCTTTAAAAGATGAATTACAACCGAGTAATCAAGTAATGACATCTCAGGTTCTTGCAAAGACTTTTCCTTTTAAACTTTCAATTAATTTAGATAAGAAATTAAATCTTGAGAGTCATGACTTATCTCAAAATCTTTTGTTCCATTATTGTGAACCTATGCATAAAGAAGTTACTCAATCTGAATTTCAAGCTTTGGCGGCACTTGAAAATTTTAATAAAGATGAAAGAGTTTTCTATGTCTCCGAAGATTGATTTTTATAAAAAATTATGAAATAATAAGGAGGAATTAAAATGTTAGAAAGTATTTTAGGTTTAGCTACAGGAATTTCACTTACTGACCTTGGTGCTTTAGCAGCACTTACTACAATTATAGTACAGGTTCTTAAGCAGATTTTACCAAAAGTTATTCCAACAAAGATTGTAACGATTGTTACTGCAATTGTTCTTTCTGTTGCCGCAGCCCTTATTTGTTTTGGTGTTATGTTTAAGACGGCACTTATTGGTTTACTAATGGGCTTTATTGTTGCATTTGTATCTATGAACGGCTTTGACTCTTTGAGAGAAATTTGGGTAAGATTTACCTCTGGTCAAAAGACTGACGATGATGAGGTTGGTGGAGAAGGATAATGACAGATAATCACAATCAACTACTTAAGGATTTGATTGAGACTATTAGCAAAGACAATATTACAGGTGAGACAATCAAAGAGATTGAGAAATCTAACCTCTGGAAAGAACTTTTAGAATTTATGAAGTAGGAAGGTGGCTCAAGCTTATTGGGTCACTATCCTATTTTTTAGAGTGATTTTAAAAATAATACCTTATTTAAATTTATCAATGCTACTGCTGATATGGATAGTAATGAATCGCCTGCCGGCTCATTTAATTTTAAAGCAATACTTGATAATTTAAGAAACAAGGTTAATCCAGATGGTTCTGCTAACACGGACGGCAACAATCCGTGGAACGAGTCTTTAACAAATTCCTTAACTTATTTATTAAGATATATAGACCCTGAATATGTAAGGGATTATGAAAATAAACATTAGATTAGTTATAAGCCTGATAAGGATAAAGAAACAAATTTACCAAAAGAAGTTAATAATACGAATGGTAGTATTCCTGTTAAGGGCAGCTCATTAAACGGTGGTTTTAGAATTACTGATGTGAAAAATGCCAATGCAGGTAATTCTTTTACTAATGATGGCGAAAGACCTTGGGTTATTCCTAATTACAATGTAGATGGCGATACATATGACAAAGTTAGAGGTATTGATAAGATACTTCAAGTTCTAACAAGTCATAAGGAAATGGAATTTACTCACACCCAAAATCAGACTGATAGTGAAAATAACAATTAGATTGATAATCCAACAAGTGGTGTTAGTAAATATATTAGATTACTTATGCCAAAGTATCTCAGAAGAGTTGAAGTTGAAGATTTAAATAGAAACTTTTGGGTTATTGGTCAAGTTCTTGCCGCAATAAGTGCTTACTTATTTGATGAGGACTCTCCAGTTACTCAAATGTTTAAAAGAATTTTAAGTGAATTAATTCAACTTTGGGAAAATATTCTCTATCTTTGGGCGGCGGTAATGCTTGTTTCTCAAAAACCATATTATACAAAGGTTCATACAGAAGTTGTCTATATTCCAAATGATAGTTATAGAGATTATTGGAAGTATGATAATTTTCAATCTACAAGAACTACTGATTTAAAAACAATTTGGACTAATAGACTTTAGTATTTAAAAGACTCTTATCCAGAATGTCATTTATGTATACTTCCTGTAGTGAGGGGCGGCAACTATAAACATAATTATTATAGTACAGAAACGTGGCCGGGCGTTATACTTTATAATCGTAACACGGATGTAGTTTCATATCATAACTTTAATCTTACCATTTCTGCATCAGACTCTAATATTAAATCAAGATGCTATTTTATTAGAGAAGAAGGTAATAACTATTTTTGGGGCTATCCTTTTAGTAATGTTAAAAATTCTGCAGAAGACAACCCAGCAATTTATTATAATGCTATAAGAACAATTCCTATTTCAATTGTGACTAATTTCTCTTCTGATAACAATTTATTAACTGTCTCTAATTGTGTTATTGGGGTGTATGATGCCGCAGCAAGTGTAGTAAATGAAAAATCGCAAATTAAAATATTGGATTGGAGTGCCGCTAATATTAAAGAAACAGATACAACATCAGTTTCCTTATCTCAAAATAACTTAATTGCAGAATATGATAATTTAAGTCCAAAAATTAATAAATCTGTGATAGATAAAGGTATTTATTTTGGTGAACTTCTTTCAAACACTATTTCTTCTGCATAGGTTATTTATGAACTTAATATTCACTCTATCCCAATGTAGCCGCTAGCGGGTAATGATTTTTAGCTTTCCACATATCAAGCACAAGACGCGACGGGATTAAGTGAATGGGCAAAAACATCTCCTTCTTATGGTGAAGGTAAAAATGTTTTTACTTTAGCATTAGCTATGAGACAATATGATAACTGGGGAGATAAGAATAAAGACTATACCTATTGGGGTCTTAAGAATGGAGAATGGGGATGGTAGACCGTTTCTATGAAATGGAATTTTACTAGTCGAGCTTATACCTCAGCAATGCTTCATAATTCTTTAACAGATTCTAATATCCCTTATGATTCTTGGTCTTATATGATTGATAGAGGCTGGAATTTAGGTTATTCAGATGCAAATAATGGTTATACAGGTTGGGATAATAACCAAACTTTTATTTATATTGAAAATGGAGATAGCGGTTTATCTTCTAATAATTGGTGTATCAGATATGTTCAAGCTGTTGGAGTCCAAGCTATTGTTGATAGTAGTAAGAATATTACTCGTACAGATCTTAATGATGAAACCTTTGATAAATATGATAAAACTACTTATGGTCTTTGTACAGCAATAAAAGTTACTCTATTCTATCCAGATGGAACATTTGCTACTAGAACTTATTATCACAATAGAAACAGTGAAGGCAATGCTTTAGTATCAGGGTGGAAAAATATAGATGAAAAAGGTAGATACAATTCAAGCACTTATGCTACTGATAGAGCAACATTAAATCAAAATTATACATTATTTAGGGGTGCTAGATATGATTATGAAGCACACCACCGTAATGGTACAAATAGATAAAGTAGAGAGGTGAGATAATTGAGTTTTTCTACGATAAATGCGATGCTTGATGCATTACATAAGACTATTCCTTACCCTCCTACTTCAAAAGACCTCTCTTCTATTGCAAATGACAAATTTGCTGTTTGGTCTAACCTCTTATCTTACCTAAAAACAGAAGTCAATTTTGTAGGTCATTATCCTTTTTGGGAGAACGACCTACAAGATGGTTCTCTGTTTAAAGGAATAAGTGATAATTGTGATTATGATAATGGTCCTGTCCTTTATCTTGATATAGAAAATATTTATAATGAGAGTATGGCTGCCGGCACAACAATTTGGAATGAGAGTCTTAATGATTTAATTAAGACTTGGCTCGATTTCTCTAAAATTATAGATGAAGATAGAGAAATTGTTCCTAATGGTAGAATAACTTTTTCAGATATTTTTAAAGCTGATGCAGGCTATTCTTTTGAGTCTGAACCTTTTGTAAAAGCTTGGAAGAATGTTGATAATCAAACTTATGCAGAAGTTCGTACTACTAAAGATATGGTAATGTCAGTAATAAAATCTGACAGAAATTTGCAATTTACTCGTTCAATTAGCAGTGCCGCGAGACCACTCATAAGATTGATTATGCCAAAATATACTAGAAGGGTTGAAATTGAAGACCTTAATAGAGATTTTTGGGTGATAGGACAAACTATTACAGGTATTAGTCAATATTTATTTGATGATAACGGAGCAATTCCTAAAATATTTAAAGGAATAATGAGTGAATTACTCCAGCTTTGGGAAAATATTCTGTATTTGTGGGCAGAATTAGGCTTGCTAACCAAAAAACAATACCCAATTAAAATTCTTTATGAGCCGCTTCCTAATAGTGTTTATTAGCCTTATGCTAAATTTGACAACTTTGAAGCCGCGGCGTCTTTAAGTATAGCAAGTATTGAATAGAGATGTTAGTATTTGGTTGACAAATATCCAAATAACAATCTTGTTGTCTTACCTTTTATTCGTAATGATAATTACCGTCATAATTACTATTCAAAACAAATTTTTCCTTGTATCTTATTTTATAATCGCTACAAAAATGGTTGGATAGGAAGAGAACTTAAATGCAATAATTAGCCTCTTACTATTTCAATTACTGGTTCAGAGTGCGGAGTTTCTTGGGGCAATAAAATTTATGGTATCAAAGAAATTGAAGATAATAAGTTTAAATATTGCGCTCCTTGTCAAGAAGCTGATGATGATATTAATATGGAGGAAGGAAAATATTATGGACTGGTTAGAGTTATTCCTTCTATTGATGGTGTTCATTATGATAATAATGATAATATTATTATTAGCAGTTTAAGATTGAGTATTTATGATGCCGCTGCCCCAGTTATTAATAATTCAACTTCATTAATTGGTAATATACATACAAATAGCAGTATTAGCAGTGGAGAATCAACTCCGGTAGCTTTAAGCGCAGCGGCACAAGGTTCAGATAAAACACTCATTTCTCCAACAATTCTTACTGCGGCAGAAGGAGAAGCTTATTATCAAGGTGAATTGGTAAGTGGATATGCTAAGGCTATTGTTCCAATTATTAAAAATGCTGATTTTAAAGTAGTTAAAATTGGTGACTTTTATCCTATTGATTTAGCACAATCTGGAGAAGGGTTTAGACGAATTACAGCATAGTCTGGTAGTTCTTCTAATCGTTATTGCTGGGATACCTATGGAATTGGTAGTTTTTATAACATTCACCATTTTGATAAGGCGGCGCAGACTGGTTATTATACTACAGATACAAAATTAGTTTTTCGTTATTATGGTACAGGAGATTATTTTGAAGCTCATACTTTAACTCCTGCTTGGCTAAAAACAAAAGGTGCAGATTACATTAAAAAAATTGTTAATGACAATACCAATTACCCAACTATTACAAATAAACCAACCCTTTTCGTTACAAGAATTGGAGTGGGATATTGGACAGGAGAAGCTGGTTCACAGTGGTCTTATGGAGTATTTTGTGACCTTTATTTTTCTAGTGGTACAGAGGTTATTTGGCTTGGTCCTGTTTATCTTTTCGATGGCTATTGGACATATGATACTAGAATTTTTTCAACGGATGACTCGAATGTTCGTTGGAGAAGTTTGCGAATGAGATGTAATTCATTTACAGCAAGAACTGTTAATGGAATTACTTATTATAAAATGACAGGCGGCCAATTAGCATGGTTCGATTATAATAAGATAGTTAATGAAGGAGATACTTCTCAAACTTTTTCTAATCGTCCTAATTGTAAGATTAATTTTAATAATAATACAAATACTTTAACTTATTCTGGACACGTTAATCCAATAGTTAGCGGAGCAACAAAATTTACTCCTATGGTTGTAAAGAAAGGAGATAGTACTCATATCTTCAATAAAACATCAGATAAATTATTTGCCGCCGGAGCAACGTTAAATTTATCTAATACACCTTCAGATTTTACGGAAAGTAACTTTATGGGTGCGGGCGATGCAAATCATTTTTATTTAGTTACATCTTAAAAGAGAGGTCAAAATATTTGACTTCTCTTTCTTTTTTTGATATAATATATTTATAGTAAAAATAAAAAGGAGGAAAAGTAATGGTTTTAACTACTCGTCAACGTAAAGTTGTAGAATCAGATGCACAGAATATTCTTTGTGTAGCAACTCCAGGCTCGGGAAAAACTACAACTTTAACAGAACGTATTCGTTATTTAATTACAGAACGCAAAGTTCCAGCAAGTCAAATCGTAGCGGTAACTTTTACTACTATGGCGGCAGAAGAAATGCGAGGAAGACTTGGTTCTATAGCAGATAATGCTTTTATTGGAACGGTTCATTCTTATGCTAATCAGATTTGTAAAATGAATAGTATTAATACTGATAGAGAAATTGCAGATGAAAATTTTAATGAGATTATAAAGAAAGCAATAAAACTAACTCGTGATAAATTCCCACAAGTAACTTATGTTTTTGTTGACGAAGCACAGGATTTGAGTCAACTTGCATATGATTTTGTAGAATACATCCCTGCAACACATCATTTTTTCTGCGGTGATGACCGACAGATGATTTATGGTTTTAACGGATGTACAGATGAATACATGAGAAAAATGTATTCTAATCCCCTTTATACAGTTTATAGTCTTGTTGAAGATTTCCGCAATCCTCCTAACATTATTGCTTTTGCAAACAGTTTTCTTAGAAGTTATCAAGCTCTTAGCCCATCAGCCGTTCCAATGAAACAAGAGGATGGTATCGTTGAAGAATGTACTTTTAATGAAGCACTTATTGAACTTGAAAATACAGGTAACTGGGGCAGTTGGTTTATTCTTTGTCGTACCAACCATGAGGTTGCAGATATTCTCGAAATGCTTGAAGAAAAAGAGATACCTTGTATTTCCTTTAAAAAGGGAGACCTTGAAAATAAAGAAGACCTTGATATACTTCTTGCAAGTAATCGAGTTAAAGTCCTTACTATTCATACGAGCAAAGGACTTGAAGCTCCTAATGTTATTGTAACAGGAGCAAAGACGCATATTTTGGAAGAAAGAAAAATTGCTTATGTTGCCGCGACTCGTGCGGAAGATACACTTTATTGGTGTCCTTCTTTCAGAAGAAATCGTTGGAGAAAAGAAAATATTAATAAAATAACAATGGCAGGAGCTGTTCAAGACAGACTCAATAAAGAGAGAACAGGAATGGTAACTTTCTAATGAAAAACTTTGTACTTTATGAAGATGATGAAAAGAAAATTGAGATTGACGGCTATTTTCATTGGCTAATGAAACAGCTTGCGGTTAAAGATTTTCGACTTAAACCACAAGAAATGAATTATTTACTTGCCTTAGCATTTGGCGTTTTAAAAGATAAAAATATTCAGCTTACTAATACGACTATTATTAATAACATACCTGTTATTGAAAGTCAATGGCCGATTAAACTTCAACCACCCTACGATATCTTTAATGGTATTATAGCGGCACTGTCAGAATATGATAGTCTTAATGATAATACACCTTTAATTCTTAAAGAACTTGAAGATGAATTTGCATCAAGTGGTTTCTTTGTCCATATCTTTCCACATCGTATTTATGATGTAAAAGGATTTTTGACTCTTCACACACCAGAGCAATCATTTTTGTTGTTTTTTGGCTTTGAAGAAAATAACTTTGATGAGAGTTTTTTAGAGGATTTCCTTTAAAAAATTACTTATAAATTGGAATGTTTTTTCGCTACATTCCTCTTAGCGTTGAAATTTCTCTTCAAGCGGCGGCAGCGCCGAATTAAGGAGGAATTTAAAATGAAGAAATTTAATTTGTTTTTGGCGACACTTCTTCTTTGTGTCGCAATGTTTTGTAGTTGTGGGTCTGTGGAAATTGGAGATAGTTCCATTCCTCAAGCAACAACAAGAGCAGTCTTGATTGATGTAAATGGTGATAGCGTTGCATTAGAAGATACAGACAGTAGTTCTTTTGTGATTGATGATAGTTCAATCGCAGAGACAACAACGACTACCACTAAGGCAACCACTACTACAACAACAAAGAAAAAGACAGCCGCAACAACAACCACTACTACAACAGCAGTAGTAACGCAGAAAATTATTTATGATGCTGCGCCGGCTGTTGAAAAAACAATAACTTGTAAGCAAACTGAACAGACAAAAGCGAAGCCTGCTCAAATTGAAGAATTTATTGTTTTTAAGTCTAGCACTCATTATGTTCATAAATCAACTTGCAGATGGGCAAATTCAGAATGTAAGAAGATTACAGATACAGAGAACATAAAGGCTAGAAAGTGTACTGAATGTAATCCCGATATCGAGATTAAGCATCTCTATAAAGAACCTGTTAAGACCACCACTACGGTGGCACAGAGTTCTTCTAGTTCTATAGACTCTTATAGTAGACAGTTACTTGCAGAAATTGTATGGCATGAAGCTGGCAGTAATTGGATAACTCAATATGACAAGGCACATATTGCCGCGGCAGTAATGAATAGAGTTTATGACAAGAGATTTCCATCAACTGTTTATGATGTACTTGTAGCACCAGGACAGTTTACTGGATACTGGCCAGGTAGTTGTACACCTACTCAGGCTTGTTATGATGCAGTAGACTATTATTTTGCACACTCAGGCGAATTTGACGCATCAAATAGCTGGTATGGAGACGGCAGACAGAATCACTTCTATTATCAATAATCTCTAAAAGAGACGATAACAAATTGGAATTGGCAACTCCAACTTTTAAAGCGGAAAACCCAATGATAAGAGTGAAAATATCAGATAGAGAGAAAATTCAACGCAATTTGAGAAGGACGGCTTAGGCTGTCCTTTTTTATTTTGACTTTTTTCAAAATTTTTGGTATTATTAATATAAAGAAAAAGAAAGAAGAATGACAAATGGACTTTATTAAATTGCAAAAATTGAAAGACACTTATTTTTCTAATCAGACAATAAGTCAAATGATGACAGATGTCTTTGATGCAGCAACAGATGACCCGTATTATTGGTCTGATGATAGATTACTTGAAGAAATTGAAAAGATAGGTTGGAATAGAACTCATTGTTTTCTCTATCCAAAATCAGAAACTATTTATCAGAAATCGGAAATTGAAGATGTTAAACCACTTTATGATGTTAATTTGCTTGCAAAATACATTATAAATACCTGCATAGAAGATGGTCATCCAATTACTAATGCACAGCTTCAATTTCTTCTTTTTAAAATACAAATGGATGCTATTACAAGGGGAGTGTTGGCTTTTCAAGAAAATTGCGTCGTTTGGACACATAATATTGTTGTACCTTATGTTTGGTATGAATATGCTATTAATACAAAAAATAAAATTGTAATTTTTGAAAAGTCCATATCTCCATTTAAAGAAGGCGATAAATTTAGACGTATAGTTGATGATGAAATTCGTTATTATTGGGATTTTAAACCACAAAGAGATAAAGATTGGAGATACTTTAAATCTCTAAATGAAAACCTTTCTATTGACTCTGAAATAACTATTACTCCCAAAATGATGAAAGACTATATTTTAGAAAAGGAGCTAAGAAATGAATGAATTTTTAAATTCCTCAGAATATGATTTTCTAAATACTAATTCTCTTTTACAAGATAATATCATTTTACTTGGTTATGGCGGCTCAATCGCCTATGGAACAAATCTTCCAAATTCAGATATTGACATTCGAGGTGCCGCCCTGCGGTCTCCAAGAGATATTTTACTTAATCAGAATTTTGAGCAAGTGATTGATAATAAAACTGATACGACTATTTATTCACTTGAAAAGTTTTGTTCTCTTTTAACTTCTAATAATCCAAACACGCTTGAACTTTTGGGATTAAAACCAGAACATTATTTATATATTGCTCCAGCGGCACGTCCTATTCTTGAGCATCCACAGTGGTTTCTTACTAAGAGAGTGCAGAGGAGTTTTGGTGGTTATGTTTATGCTCAAAAGCAGCGTCTTATGAACGGATTAGACAGAAAAGAAAAAGCAAAACTTTGCAAGTATATGATGCACATTGTTAGACTCCTTTATACTGGAATTGATATTCTTAAATATGGAACTGTTATTACCTATAGAGAAAAGGAACACGCTACTCTTATGAGTATCCGTAATGGAGATTATCTTATGGAAAATGGTGATATTGATGAAAAATATTTCCAGCTAGTCGAGATGCTGCAAGAAGAATTTGATTACGCCGCATCAATAACTCATTTACCAGACAAGCCTGACTCAAAACAAATTATTAATTACATTTATGATGTAAATTATAGAAGAATGAAGGATTTTATTTTATCGGGAGGAGAATTTTAATGAAACACTATTTGACAGTTGGAAAGCTTAAGGAAATACTTGATAAGTATGATGATGAGGTTGGTATTGTAGTTCCAATCTGTGATGAAAAAGGTTATGCAGAGGGTTATAACTTGATTAATAAAGTGGCTCATCTTACTGATTCAACGGAAGATGAAATACCAGAAGTTATTATGCTAACAAGTTCTAATGCATCCATTGAAGATTTCTGTTCTCATGCCTGTGTGCAGCCTGATGAAATTCTGTTTGAAGAAGACATATATTAATCAGAGAAAGGTCAAAGCTTAAAAACTTTGACTTTTCTTTTTTTTTATGATATAATTATTTTAAAAGGAGATGAAAAGAATGAGTGAAATAAGAACATTTCTTGCTTCTGATATGCGATTATTTGACGCTGCGGCAGCAGGAGTTTATCGAATGAGTGTAGAAGAATATAATCAATTCGTGATTGATAAAATTAATCAGACTCTTAATGATAATGATTGTCTTTTAATGAATGGAATTATTTCTAAGGGGTCGCTAATTACAACTCTCGTTGAGCTTGCAAAAATTAAAGGGAAGAAAATTTTTCTTACAAAAGAAAAACTTGTAGGTGAAGATATCAAGTCTTATCGGAAAAATGACACTTTTATTTGGACGCTTGATGGTACGCAAGTTACAACAATTCTTGATAAAGAAGCCTTAATTGTAATACCAGCAAGTGAAAAACGACTCGAAGAATATTTATCTGAGAGTAATGTTTATCTTGCCATGCCGGCCTCCATGTTTCCAAAAGACTGGAAAAGAACAAATGTTTATGATTATGATAAACACGTTCTCAATACAAGTCTTGAGTTTTATGATTTTGAACCAATTGAAATGGGGTCGCGGCTCAGAGAAATAATTGATGATTATGAGGTCTTCAATACAATGGAAACAACAGAACATCAATGGGAGGAAAAGTAAATGGTTGTTATAAAATTTTTTGCTTTTATTTTCTGCTTTTTTTGGAGTGTAGAAGTAATTCCAATGTTAAGTTATTATCAACTTATGATAAAGAAGATTATGGGAGGTAAGAGATAATGTATAATCAGATTATTGACTTGATTACTGACAAAGAATGGAAAAAAGTAATTAAAGACTATGGCTGGCCAGTTACAATTTTAACATTTGTGGTGCTTGCGGCAATTATTATCATTCTCTCAGTCTGTGCTTCTTGGCTTTGGAGCTTTGTTTTTGTTCCATTGGGTCTTCCACAAATGAGCTGGGTACAGATGTTGGGATTGCAGATTTTTTAAATATCATTTGGCCGAAGAACGGTGGAGGTAAAGTTTAATGAAAGAAGTTACTATTGAATCATGGACAACAAAAAATCCATTATCTATGATTGGATATCATGCAGGATATTGTTATAATAGCGATATTTCTGATGTAGAGAAAAATATTAAAAGGGGGATTAATTGTTTAAAAAGTGGTCATTTGCGAGTAGCAGAATTTCCTAAAATTTATCTTACTATTTCAGGATATAGTGCAAAAGTTATCAGAGAATGGTATACTCATATTATTGATACTAGCCGGCTTCAAAGCTCTACAAGATATATAGATTATAGCAATTTTGAATATGTTATTCCTCCAACAATCAATAAAAATAAAGAAGCTAAAGAAATTTATGAAAATGCAATGAAAGATATTCAAAATGCAATTCTAAAACTTAAAGAAATAGGAATAACTCAGGAAAATTTTAGTGGATTGCTTCCATTAAATTATACTACAAAAATTACTTGCTGTCTTGGACTAAGAGAATTAATAAATATTGTCAATCAGAGGTCTTGTAAGAGAGCATATTGGGAATTTCAAGAGCTTATTGCAGAAATTCTTAAACAATTAGAAACCTATTCTCCAGAATGGAAAAAACTATTTGAATTGAATTTATTTGTTCCAAAATGTGAAGTATTCGGTTATTGTCCAGAAAGGAAGGGGTGTGGTAGATATCCCACTAAGGAGGAAAAATAATGGAAGAAAAACAAGGATATATTTATTGTTTTAAAAATCTATTGAACAATAAAGTTTATATAGGAAAAACTATTAATGACCCACAACGAAGATATTATCAACATACCGCAGGTCAAATAAATGACGGAACTGTTTTTCATAATGCAATGAAAAAATATGGAAAAGAAAATTTTCTATTTTATGTAATTGGAAAATTTCCGATAAGCCAATTAAATGAAAAAGAAACTTTCTATATTAAAAAATTCAATTCTCATTGGAGAGATGGTTGGGGATATAATATGTCCTATGGAGGAGAAAATAGTCCTGACGTTCAGGAAAAACCTATTAGGGCTTATCCTCTGGCAGATAATAATGACCCGATTAAAGAAAAAGGAGAGTATTACAAGTCTATTTCAGAAGCTTGTCGAGAATTTAAAAGAACAAAAAATATTGACTTAAAAAATGGTAGAGTAAGTAAAATTTGTCATGGATTAGCTTATAGCACTAAAGGATATACATTTTGTTTTGTAGATGATTGTAATAAAGATATTCCTACAAATTATAAGGGCTTTAGACGTGAAGAGGCTAGCAAGCATAATATTCAAATTGCATCGGCAACAACATTTGTCCCTATAATTGTATACAATGATGATAAACAATATTATGTTAAAAATACTAAAACTTTAGAAAAAATAGGACATATTGACTCACGAACTGTTAAGAAAAGAATTTTAAATAATGAAATTCAGCCTAGTGGTCTTTTAAAAGGATATCATTTTAGATATGCAACGCCAGAGGAAACTGAACGCCAAGACGAATTTTCTGAATGGGATATCCTTCCTTTTGAAAATATTTTAGATTTTTGGAAAATAATTAAAGAACAGCTAGACAAATATAATATTCCTATAATGCTAGATGATAAAACATTTAGAGATAACCAAGATATCTACAATGATTTAATTGAAGAACTATACAAAGATATTCAAGCCAATATAGAACTCTTTGATAAAGGAGAAAATAAATGATAACATTTTTTTGGATACTTGGTATAATTGCTGGCATCGCAGGTGGTGCTGCGGCAGGGGTTTATTTTAGTTCTAAGCCTACAAAATCTTCCTTTGGCGGCACGGCGTCTTCTTTTAAAAAGGAACAAGCCAAAATTATGGCGACTCTTGTTGAAAAGAAGAATGATTTTGAAAAGGAACTTCAAGACGAAAAAGACCAAAAATAGAAAGAAATTAGTGAGAAAATGGCAGCTATGGAACGCCATTTCAATGAAGAACTTACTGCAACTGAGAAATCTCTCACTACCCTTCAATCTCAATATGAAAGACAGAAAAAAGCTCTTGAGGAACAATTTAATCAAGAAGTGGCGGCACGTCAATCTCAATTAGTCGAACAAATTCAATCTGAAGAAGAACGTAAGCATGAAGCAATCGACAAACTTGCGGCAGATTATAAAATGAAGAGTGATGAACTCAGAACAGAATTTGAAATTTTTGAAAAAGGCTATAAGGAAAAAAAGTAGTCTTATGAAAATTTGCTCAAAAAACAAGAATAGCATTAGGAAGAAGTTATTGAACGTTTTAAAAAGGATGAAGAGCGTCGGCAGAATTGCGATTTTTATCGTATCCAACTCAGTGAAAATGACCTTGAAGACATCAAACGATTGAAGAATGTTGCTACAACCCTTAATTCGCCACAAGTTCTCTATAAACTAATTTGGGAAAATTACTACAAATCAAAGTTTTCTGAACTTGTTGGTCGAGTTGCGGGCAAAACAAGGGGCTGTGGCATCTATAAGATTACTGATATTACCAATGAGAAGGTTTACATTGGACAGACTAGACAAACCTATTCAGACCGTTGGAGAAGTCATGTTAAGAGGGGACTTAGAGCAGAGCCAGCTACAAATAATAAACTTTATAATGCTATGTGGGAAGACGGTGTTGAAAACTTTACATTTGAAGTGCTTTGTGATTGTAAAGCAGAAGAACTTAATGAGAAAGAGAGGTATTTTATTAAGTTCTATAAATCTGATGAATGGGGATTTAATGCAACCAGAGGAAATATGTGAGCTAAAGACTTTGAGCTTTAGCTCTTTTTTCTTTCTTTTTCCCCGAATTGGCGCGGCAATGGGCCGCAGGCTCCACGACGCGACAAGGGCTTTGGTTCTTTGGCCCGACAAAGAACCCCTTTTGATTACTTTTTGGGAAAAGTAATAAGATAAATAATAGGGGAAATTTAACAGTCTCATAGGTTAAATTTTACAACTTCATAGGTCTAATTTTACACAGGTATAGGTTAAATTTTACAGGGGTATAGGGCAAATTTTACAGGGTATAGGTTAAATGTTACAGGACTAAAGAATAGAAAGTCTGAAAAAGTTGTAACGTTTGAATATTTTTGTTACTTATAAGTGTAAAGAATAAAATGGAGGTGTAATAGAATGAATAAAAATTATGTTCAAGCACACGCAGAAGATAGAAATACTTATAGAAATTTTGAAAAGATAACTTCTAAATAGTGGCAAGTTTATTATTATTTATTAAGTATTTCTTATTATAATAGTCAAGAAGTAGAAGACCATCGTTATGTTTATAAGAACAATTTTAATGTTAGCGCCGCGGCACGATTTTTAGGAATTAGTAGACCTACAATTTATAGGGCTATTGAAGCTTTGGAAACTTATAATCTTGTCAGAGAAAGTAAAATGAAAAATGCCTATTATATTTATTCAAGAGGGTTTGTTGAAATTAATAAAGACACTCTGTCTGGATTAATTCAATATAGTAAAATTTGTCCTAAAAATATTGATTTATTAAGAGTTTATTTAATTCTTAAAAAATTAGACTTATTAGCAGAGAATAAGCAAGAACGTTGCTTTACAAAAAGAAATTTAATTAAGCTGTTGGGTCATGATACCACCACTCAACAGAATTATCTTGATGTATTAGAATATTTAGCTCTATTACGTTATCTTAATTTAGTAGATTTTACTAGTCACACTTAGACAGATGAGAAGCTTGGGTCTTATGTTGTATATCATTTACAATCAGTTAATGAAATTAGTAATAATCCTGACATTAATTTTAATTTTGGAGGAGAGAAAGACAATAGTGCTACAGGAATCCCAGACCGACTATTACAAGAATTGAGCTTTATTATGCCAGAATATGGAACTATAAATGAAGAAAAGTTTAAAAATTAAGAAAGAAAGAAATTACATTTTTCCAAATTTAACATTACAATAAAACTTTTGACTTTTTTCAAAAAATATCATATAATATAATTAATGAAAATGAAAGGAGAAAATTAAAGTGTTATCAGCAATACTTTTTGGTCTTGTCATTTATTTCTTAATCAAAGGTGGCATTGACATTCTATATCTAATTTTCTTCCATAAAAACAAATAATTAAAAGGAGGAATTACTTTGAAAAACAAAATAGAACTTATTACTTTAACAGATGTAAAGAACTTCGTTGCGGCGGCATCAAATGTTAATGGTGATGTTTATCTCGTAGACCGTAATCATCGCTATCGTATCAATGCTAAGTCAACTCTTGGCTGTCTTCTTGCCCAAGCAGAATGGAGTGAGATTTGGGTTGAGTCTGAGACTGATTGCTATTCATCTATCAAAGAATGGGTAGTTGACTAATGCCTCATAGACTTTTTCTCACAGGTGATACTCATAGACAAGTTGATGTCGCAAAGCTTTCTTTCCAAAAATTCCCAATTCAAAAAGACCTCGACCGTTCAGATATAATGGTTGTTCTTGGAGATTGGGGCGTTCTTTGGTATGGAGATGAAAGAGATAATAAATGGATAAATAATTGGGACTTAAAGCCGTGGACAACTTTTGTTGTTTATGGTAATCACGACAATTATTCGGCTCTTCAAAAGTATCCAATAGTCTATAAATTTGGTGCGGCGGCACGAAAGATTACCGATAATATTTATGTTGCAGAAAGCGGTAATATTTATAATCTTAATGGTAAGCTTTGCCTTTGTATTAATGGAGCAGACTCAGTAGACCGCTCTATTCGTACCGAAGGACTAAACTGGTGGTCAGAAGAAGCAATCTCTTCTGATGTAATAACACACACTCTTCATGAACTTGAAGCCTATAATTTTGAAATTGATTATCTTTTTACTCACTGTGGCGGCACAGAAGTCTGTACTTCTCTCGGTTTTACTCCGATGCCGTCAGAAAAGCAACTTCAAAAACTCATTGACCTTGGTCCAAAAAATGACTATGTTCATTATTGTGGTCATTATCATCTTGACCAATGGATTAATGTTAATACACGAATTGTCTATCAGGACATTATAGAAATTAGATAAATAAAGGAGGAGTTAATTTATGATTAACGCACAGATTACAAATGCAATACTTGGTATGACCTCTGAACACATACCTTTTGTTCAGTTTGAATTTCAGTATCTTAAAGAAGGAGAGACTACTCCATCTAAAGCAGTAACGGGATGTATCTTTCTTCTGAGTTCAGATTCAGAGACTCTTGATAATTCTTCAATGGCTCGTTCGCTTGTAACACTTTTTATGATTGCTGGAGCACCAACTTGGAATGATATTCTTGGTAAGGTAGTAAGAATTGAAGTTAATGAGAAGGGCGTTGTTACAAAGCTTCAAAATGCACTTTCTGACCTTTACATTACACTTGCTATGCCCGAAGAAGAGTCAGAAACGGAGTCGCCTGTAACTGCTGAATAATTAATAAAGGGTCAAAGAAATCAAAAGTTTCTTTGACTTTTTTTATTTTTTTTGATATAATAATTATAGAAAATAAGAGAGGAGATAAAAGTATGAGATTAAGAGATAGATTAAGAGCAGTAAGACCATCAACGGAAGAGTTTGAGAAATATTGTACTATTGAAAGAATTATATCTGTCAAGGGTAAAGACAAGTCCTATATTTTTGAAAATGCAAGTTTAGGTTTACTTTGGCTGCTTAAGCGAGACTATAAGGCAGTAGTTCCAAAAAATTCAAGAGTTGCCTATATAAATGCAAGTCCAATTGATATACCAACAGAAGTAGAAAGAATTGATTGTTCATCTACTTATTCGTTGCAGCATCTTTTGATTAGGCTACTGAGAGGAAAGGAGTAAGAAAATGGCTAGAAGAATTAGTGAAGAAACTATTATTCAGATTAATGAAGTTTATTTAGAGTGCGGAGTTAAATCTAAGACTGCTCAGATAGTTGGTGTTAGTCCTTCTACTGTTACTAAATATCTTATTCCAAATTATCAATCTCAACGTTCTGCCGCAGCACCGCCTCCGTTCGAAGGTGAGCTAGCTGGTGTAGAGCCATTTATTAGTTCTATCATTTCCATTGTTGACAGTCAAAATCTGTTGCCTGCGGCGGCATTTTGTAAAGCGTGTGAATTGACAGATGATGAACGAAAAGAAATGGAAGAAATTCAGAAGGGAGTTATGATATGAAAGCTTTTACGACATCTTCAAATTTTGATGATTCTTATGTTTTTATTGGCTTTAATCCAGAACTTGTATGCAATAAAGAAGGCTTTAAGTTTACTTCGTCTTATCATGTTCTTGCAGCACGATTGCTAGGTCTTTCTTATCCAGATTTCTTGAAGTATTCTCAATCAAAAGGAGCTAAGCTTCGTGGAAGAAAAGGATATTGTTTTCCTGTTTGGGATAAGGCGGCGGATAAAAAAGGTATGCAAGAAATTATTCGACAGCTTAATGCCAATTGGGATATTTTTCTAAAAGAAGTTTCTTTCTAAATTCAATTTTTTAGAGATTTTCTAGTCCTCTCCCACTTTAAATTGAAGTAAAATTCAGTTTGAAGAACAGGAGGGGATTTTGTGATTTTATTTCAAGAACAGATGAGGGTAAGAGACGATACTCTTGACCCAGCATACTTTGCTAGAGTATCTCGAAAGCCGCAGGCCGGCACAGGAGAATCATATGATGATAGTGAACTAAGAGAAATGATTAATAACTTACAAAACACTATTAACAATATGCAAATTGAAATTGATGAATTAAAAGCTAAGTAGGTTCATACTGAGCTTACTGAAGAAGAATATGCTGCTCTTTCAGAAGAAGAAAAAGCAAAAGATACAGAATATTTCGTTGTTGGTGAATAAATTTTTGACTTTTAACAAAATTTTTGCTATAATTATAACATAATAAGAAAAAATGTCGAATTTTGTTTCTTTTTAGTATTTTTAGTCTAATTAGGAGGAATTTTGTTATGAGTAAATATATTGCAGGTTTGATGTCACCTTCATTGGGTCTTATGTCTGAACCACCAACTTACCAGAAAGTTTATGAGATAACAGCTTGTTCTAAGGCTCAAGCAGTTTGGATTGCGGAAGAACTTCTTACTCGTAAGTTTTGTCAAGACTTTAACACTTCTCTTTCAGAAGTTGTAGTTGGCTTTGTGGCGAAAATTAAAGATTAATTTATAAAGGAAGTTAGAGAAAAAATCTTTGACTTCCTTTTTATTTTTTGTTATAATATTTATAGTAAAATAAAAGGAGCGGAATAGTATGGAAAATATTTATAAGCCACGAATGGTTTGCGTTGGGTCAGATACAAGATTTAACGTTCAGATTTGTTATTATAATATTGGTAGTCATTCGCCAAAAGAAGAAAATGGTAAAATACATTATATACTTGTTTGTCCAGATTGCCGAATAGATTATTTCGCCGCCGCCCCTTGGGACGCAATTAACTATGCTAAAAATCGTATTGAAGTTAAGGGTCGCGGCACAGCGTATGGAAAAATAAGAATTATGGTTATAGATGAAAAGACAGAGGAAGAGTACTTGGGTATGATTGTAGAAAAGGTTGTACACAGGAAGTATATTCCTTTGGAAGCTCCAAGAAAGAAAGTAAGGAGATGAGAATTGTGGAGAATTTATTTATAATGACTGTTGGCGTGCCAGGCTCGGGCAAGTCAACTTACTTCAAGAAGATGGAAGATAAAGAGAATTGGGTTTATATTTCTTCTGATGATATTAGGGCAGAACTCTTTGGCTCAGTACAGGACCAAGAGCATAATCAAGAAGTTTTTCAAGAAATGAGAAAAAGAAGTGCAGAAGCAATCAGACAGAACAAAAGCGTTTACTATGATGCAACCAACATTAACAGGAAAAAGAGAAGAAACTTTTTGAAAGATATGAAGATGGTTGCACAAGGTCATTCTTATTCTTTTGAATGTATTTTATTTGCTGTGCCGGTGCAGATTTGTAAGGAAAGAAACGCTATAAGAGAACGAAAAGTTCCAGAAAATGTAATTGAACGTATGGTTAGACAGTTTCAAGTTCCTATTTTTTCTGAAGGGTGGGATAATATTATTCGTCTTGCTCCATCGGCAAAGGACGATGCTCTTGAAAAAATACTTGCTAACGCACGTTTTCTTTCTCATGATAACCCTCATCATGAATTATCTATTGGCGACCATATGATTAGAGCCTATGAAATTGGTATTCAGACTAATAAAGATACCACTCTTAAGACTCATTATTCAAGAGAAGTCCTTGAGGCGGCACGTTATCATGATATTGGTAAGCCAGAATGTAAGGGGTTTTGTGATTGGCACGGTAAGCCAACTAAAATTGCTCATTTTTATTCTCATGACAATGTAAGTGCTTATAATTATTTGTGTTATGTAACTCATTTCTATGATGACTCAGAAAAAGAATACATCTTTTCAGAAGAAAAAGCACTCTATATTGCTCTTCTTATCGAATGTCATATGAAGCATTATAATGGTGACTTTAATAATTGGTGTAAAAAACAGCACGACCCTCATTTTATTGCCGACCTTAACCTTCTTTATGAACTTGATAAGGCGGCACATTAAATCTGATTTTTATAGAGCCAATCATCTAATCTTTCACTTTAAGTAGAAGGGAGTAAAATCCTTTCTACTTATTTTATTATAGAGAGGTGATAGGTAAATGCCAATCGCAGACGTACTTATGAACGCTGACATCGCAATGTATCCCGATGGTAAGTGTTGCCCGAGTGGTAAGGATAATCAGGATGATAAGAACAAGTGCAATTGCGGTCATATGTGGTTTATTCCACCTTGTCCACCAATGCCTAGAGATTATCCACCTTGTCCTCCATATCCGTATCCTTGCGTGCCTCCAGTAGAGCCTGTTCCTTTAAAGAAAAGCTCAATAGAAGCACAGATTTGCAAGCTTTCCAAGAAGGCAGCGGCAATCAAGAAGATGATAGATAACTTTACTAACAAAAATAAGGATGCTATAATCAAAATTGGAGAAGCTTCTTATAATTTTGGTTCTTATGTAGTAATTGGTAAAGATGGGGAAGGCCAGAAAACAGAAGAAGATTCCGCTTATGGTAAAAAAATTCTCGAAATTCTAAATGAAGAATTAGCCGCAATCAAGTCCAAAATGCAGGAACTTGCAACCTAGCTTGATGAGGAAGATGAAACTAGCATAACCAGTTCTACTGAAAAGACTGTAACGCAAGATTAATCTTAGGGGAGGCGGCGACGTCTCCCTTTATTTTTTTAAGGAGGTAATCTTATGTTTATAACACCAACTGTTGTTAAAGCAGAAGCTAAGTCTAAGGTTTTTACAATTCATGAAAAACCAGTTGTAAATCTTAAATCTTATTGTCATTCTAATGTTCAAAATATGGGTGAATGGAGAATGACTACTCAGAGTGTTCATGAAGAAATGATTGGCCCGGCGGCGTACTCTCAGAGCAAAGACGAAATTAAGGTTAAGACAGACGCATCAGAAGACGGCGAATAAGAATTTAAAGTAAGAAGAGTCGAAGTAGAAAAACTTTGACTCTTTTTATTTTTTTTTGATATAATTATTATAATAAAAAGAAAGGAGAAAGAAAATGACTGAACAAGAATATATAAAAAAGATAGATGCAGGTGAATGTTTTAGTGAGTCAGAGATAAAAAGTCTTGTTTATGACTATGACTATGAATATAAAGTTGTCTCGGGGAATCTTGGCCGCTGGACACAATCAATGACTACAATTGTAAAACTTTGTGATAGATATTTTGCTATTCATTGGGAAAGAGGTTTAACTGAAATGCAGGAAGACGACTTTTGGCATTCTTCTATTGAGGAAGTTGAGCCAAAAGAGAGAGTCATAACAGTAACAGATTGGTTTAGAACAAGAGATGGTGTATTTATGGCAACAAGTTCTGAATTAAATGATTGATTTTCCAAAAGTTTTTTGTTATTATTATTATAATAAATAAAAAAGGAGTAAAGAAAATGAGAACTTTGGAAGAAATTGAAGAGCTAATTAAAAAGCACCCTCCTTATTCGTTTGAGAATGACCCTCAGCACGAAGATGAAGAAGAGATGCTGGCAGGAGAAAAAGATTTTGTGAGAAAACACGGTTTTTCTTTTGCTGATACTTGGGGTCTTGACCACGTTATTGCCTGTTTCGCTGCCCCACGTCTTGCTTATCTAAGAGATAACCATTCTAGCTATCCCGGTGAGCTTCGTGCTGAGGCAAAGAAGATTGCTGGTATTACAGAAGTGCCAGACATCGATGAACTTGCAGATGCGATGTGGATAAGGATTCTTGATGAAATGATTGAGGCTTTTTGTCTTATCATTGATGAGGAAGAGCCAATTCTTAACCTTTCTTACTCAGAATATGATAAAGAAAGGCGTAAGAGAGAGATTATAATTAATAAGGGATTAACGGCTTTTTCAAAATATTATCAGTCACTTTGGGATTAAGGAGGTTAAATAAATGGGAGAAGATAATTACGGACTTCATTTGAAGAAAAGAGTGAATGTTACAGTTAAGGTTTTTACAGAAGTAGAATCAGAGGATGGTACGAAAATTCTAAAGGAAATTTCTTCTGACACTACTTCATGGAAAAGAGCTGATATTGTTAAAGACATAGTTGAGGCTGACAAACTTAAAGATGTTGAATACTGTGCCGGCATAGGACCAAAAGAAATGGTTTTTGGTAAAATTTACATAAGAAAAGACGGCAAGGCAATTTATATCTACGCTAAAAAATTAGAAGATTGATTTTCTAAAAAATTTTTGATATAATAAATATAGAAAAATGAAAAGAAGTAATAAAGTTATTTTTGAAAAGGTCTGTAAGAGATGCTCAAAACCATTTCATTCTAAAGACCAAGAGATGATTTTTTGCCCTGATTGCTGGGCGGAATACGTAAAGCTTATCGAGGAAAACCGAGTTGGGTTTTATCATTATGATGAAGATTTAAAAAAGGAAATTTATGAAGAGCTTTGCGAATAAGGTTTTGACTTTTTAAAAAATTTTTGCTATAATTATTATAGTAAAGAAAAGAAAAGAGAGTAAGATTATGCTCATAAGTCTATGGGAAGCACATAGCAAAAATTAATTCGGTCCTCGGAAGTGGTATGAGGCGGCAAGGATATGTCGATAGAGTCATATAAGTGGCTAATGAAGTCCATTGAATATCCCTTAAAGGTGAAATGCCTTAAATTTGTGTCCGTAGCTCAGTTGGTAGAGCAGAGCACTTTTAATGCTAAGGTCAGGAGTTCAAATCTCCTCGGACGCACCAATAGCCAAATGGCTATTTGCTCTTTCTTTTTGGGGAAGAGCTATCTCTCTGTAAATGAATGAAAGCTCTTTGAGTCAACATTCACCGAAGTCTTAAGATTTTCACGTCTAGTGAATAAAGACAGGTGGCATAGTCTACTAAAATCCTTGTAGTTACCAGAGAAAACACTTAGTGTTTAATGATGCCGCAACCCTATTGTGAGATAGGACGAGGAGACTGGCTCCTCTACTCGGAAACGTACCCAAGTGGTTTAAGGGAGTCGCCTACTAAGCGACCAGCTTGTGCAAGCAAGGCAAGAGTTCAAATCTCTTCGTTTCCGCCAAAGATTAAAAAGAAAGAAGGCATAGAAATGAGAGGATACAAGGTCTTTAATCCTGACTGGACCTGTAGAGGATTTCAGTACTCCGTCGGAAAAGTGTTTGAAGAAGCTATAACCCCTATATGTTGTAAGAGAGGTTTTCATTTTTGTACAGAATTAAAGGAGTGCTTTAGCTACTACTCCTTTAACCCTAAAAATAAAGTTGCTGAAATTGAAGCTCTTGGTGACATTGATACGCTTCCAGATATGAACAAACATTGTACCAATAAAATCAAAATTATCCGTGAACTTTCATGGGAAGAAGTCCTAAAAAAAGTTAATATGGGAAAGAATAATACAGGATTCGGTAATACTGGTACTGATAATAATGGTAATTATAATACTGGTAACTATAATACTGGTAATTATAACACCAGTATTTATAATAATGGCAATTCTAATAGTGGTCACAGAAATAAGGGTAATTATAATAGTGGTGGCCATAATACGGGCAATTATAATAGTGGTGGCTGTAATAATGGTGATTGTAATAGCGGTAACAGTAATAACGGTAATCGTAACAGCGGCTTTAATAACAGTGGCTATTCTAATAGCGGCTACTGCAATAATGGCGATGGCAATAGCGGTAATCACAATACTGGTAATCGTAATAGTGGTGATTGGAATCATACCAACTGTTCATGTGGCTGCTTTAACACAGAAGAACCAAAGATTCTTATGTTTAATAAGCCATCTAATTGGACAATCGAAGACTGGTATCATTCAAAAGCAATGATTATATTAGATAGATTTCATAATAATTCTCTTCAATGGATTCCTGCTACTAGGATGACTAAGGAAGAAAAAGAACAGTATCCTGATTATGAGATACTAGGTGGTTATTTAAGAAAACAGAATAATCTTAAAAGTAATCAACTTTATTGGGATAAATTATCAGAGTCGGAAAAGGAGATTGTCAAGTCACTTCCGAATTTTGACGCAGTAATTTTTAAGAAAATTACAGGTATAGATGTAAATAAGGATTTACATAGCTAAATAAATACTTACTCCTTAATTTTGGTATAAAAAAATAAATTGAATATTTGATTTTATTCAAAATTTTTGATATAATTATTATAGTAAAAAAGAAAAGATACATACAGCAAAAAACTTTAAGCGTTTAATCTGGGAATTAAAAGTGCGATAAAGGTATCTTGAAAGGAGTTCTTTAAATGTTTGTAACAGTACAATTCAAAGACAGGAACAAAGTCTTCAAAGGAAGAACTTATGATTATCTTCTTAACAGAGAAGAAACTGTGCCGCAGGTCGGTCAGGTTATTCGTCTTATGGACGATAATTACAATTATCTTTGCTATGGAACAAGAGTAAAGGTAGTTGGTGTTAAAGAGACATCAGAGGTTAAAGAACCTGTCAGTGTAAGATATGTGGTGGCAAGTTTAGAGAACTAAATATTGGCGAGTAGACCAATTGGTAGAGTCACCGGACTTTGTTAATGCGTTCTGTATTTTATTCAAAATTTGGTATAATGCAAGAAAATATGCAGTCAGGGCTTCTGACTGAAATTCATTGTCAATTAGATTTCTCAAAATTTGGTATTGTTTTGTATGCACCAATTACGCCAGATAGTCGAGCAGATTTTATTGCTGATGTAGGGAATACCCTCTTAAAAATTCAATGTAAAACGGCAAATGAGTCTGCTGATGGTAAATTTTTTGTTTTTTCTGTTACTAGTTCAAATTGGAATACTAAAAAGAAGAAAAATTATCAAGGACAAATTGATTATTTTTATACTTGTCATAAAGGGCAAGGTTATTTAGTTCCTGTAGAAGAGACTGGAAGAGATAGTAAAACTTTACGTTTAGAGTCTTATTTACCTAATAATCCTAATATTAATTGGGCAAAAGACTATGAAATTGAAAAAGTTTTATTAAAACTTAATCCAGATTTAAAATTATTTGTTCCTCATAAAAGTACAAATAAAAAAGAAAAAACATCATCTAATAAAACTAAAAAAACATCATCTAATAAAACTAATCACTGCATAGATTGTGGGGCTGAGATTTCTTCACAATCAGTTCGTTGTAAAGCTTGTGAAAGCGAACGACGAACCTTAGAAATGTAGGAAAGACGCCAAATTACAAGGAGTGAGTTGAAAAATATGATTAGGACAGAGAGCTTTTTATCTATTGCTAGGAAATATCAAGTTTCCGATAGTGCAATTAGAAAATGGTGTGTAGGTTTCAATTTACCAAGAACTAAAAGAGAAATCAATTCTTATACAGATGAGGAATGGAATAAAATATAACTACAATTTGACAAACTCCGGGTGTTGAAAGTTCAAATCTTTCCTCGCCAGCCACAAACGGACTCGCAAGAGTCCAATATTCTTCGTTAGCTCAGTCGGTAGAGCGGCGGATTGTTTACCTGACCTTACTAAATTTTGTGAAAGATAAAATGAATAGTAAGAAAAAAGGTAATATTACAGAATTAGAAACAATGTTGGCATTTATGAAATTAGGTTATAATGTTTTAACTCCATATGGAGATTGTGAACGTTATGATTTTGTTGTAGATGTTAACGGCAAATTACTAAAAATGCAGAGTAAAACTTCACATTCAGAAGATAATGGTGCTTCTTTTGTGTTTAGTGGAAGAAGTAATCATAGAAAAGAAGGAAAAATAGTCTATCATCAATATACTGGTGATGAAATTGATTATTTTGTAACCTTCTTTAATGATAAATGCTATGTTATTCCTGTTGATGAATGTGGCAAAGATAAAAGGTTGAGACTTTTACCGCCAAAAAATAACCAAACAAGAGGAATAAATTGGGCTAAAGATTATGAATTGGAGGAAGTAGCAAAAAATTGGTAAGCTGATGTGTAAGCAATCCGTAGGTCGTTGGTTCAAGTCCAACACGAAGAGCCAATGGCACGTTAGTCAAGTGGCTAAGACCCCGTCCTTTGTTTGATTAAGTCAAAGAATAGACAATAATTATTCTGTGTTCGAAAATTTTATAAATTGGTATTCATTTTTCTACATTATAAATGAGGTGATAGAAATGATTGGAATTTATAAAATTGAAAATCTTATAAATCATAAGGTTTATATTGGTCAATCAATTCATATTGAAAGAAGATGGAAAGAGCATTGTGCTAATTCTACTTCAAGTGTTATATCAAAAGCAATTAAAAAATATGGTAAAGAAAATTTTTCTTTTTAGATTCTTGAAGAATGTTTAAAAGAGGATTTAGATGAAAAAGAAATTTATTATATTAAAAAATTTAATTGTATTGTACCTAATGGCTATAATGTTAAAGACTACATTGAAGGAAGAGAAACAACTTTTTGTTATTATGATAAAGAAACTTTTCTTTCTATTGTTAATGATATTAAAGAAAAGAAACTTTCTTTTCAACTCATTAGTGAAAAATATGATATAACAAAGAGATTGGTTTATTATATTAATAATGGAGATATACATCGTCTTCAAGATGAGAGATATCCATTAAGAGAAGTACAAGATTTTTCTAAAAAATATCACTATTGTCCTGTTTGTGGAATTGAGATTTCAAAAGGGGCAAAGATGTGTAAAACTTGTTCCAATAAAAACCAACAAATGGTTGATAGACCTTCGAGGGAAGAATTAAAAAAGTTAATTCGTAAAAAAACCTTTTACAACAATTGGTAAGGAATATGGTGTTTCAGATAACGCTATTAGAAATTGGTGTAAAATTTATAATCTTCCCTATAAAAAGAGTGAGATAAAAAAAATAAACGACACAGAATGGTTATTAATATGAGTGCAAATCTCATATCAAACACCACACGACGGTAGCAGGAGTTCGAATCTCCTACGTGTCACCAGTAACTGAAAAACGAACTATTCAGAATAGGTTCAAGTGTAAAAAGTTGCTGTTTTATAGCAAACAATAAGATGTTCGTTATAAATATAATTTTCATGCAGCAATACAACTGTATAATCAAGATGTTGTTGGTTATCACACCTATTTAAACCATCCGAGTTTTCAGTTATGCCAGTATCTCATTTTTGAAAGGAGTATTTTATGATAAGACTTAATTATCGTGAAAAAGAAGAAATCATTTCTAAAGAATTTGATAATCTTGCAGATGCTTATGAATTTGCAATTAGAAATGTCGCAACTTCGGATGATAGAAGATGTTACTATTTTATGTGTGGAGAATCTTTTAGGTCTGTTATTAGAAGAGCAGATGTAGATAAAAGAGATGCCTTGATGTGGTCTATTCTTAAAAACTCCTTGGAAAGAGTTACATTAGTTTGTGAGGAGAAATCTTCATAAGAAATAAGCATAATAAACTTAATTCCTGTTTTTCTTCTTTTAGAAGAAAAATTTATGACACTGGGGAGTAGTTCAATTGTGGTGGTAGAACGGCTGTCTCTAAAACAGCAAGTTGCGGGTTCAAATCTCGCCTCCCTAACCAACATCGACATAAAGAAAGAAGATAGTAGAATTAGCTACTCTATGAATAAGGTGCTCACTGTCCTTCCTTTTCTTCTTTCTTTATGAAGATTAATTTTAATTTAAAAGTGAGCAAATAAAAGGAGAGGAGAGAATATAAAATGACAGGAATTTATAAGATAACAAATTAGTTGACTTAGGAAGTTTATATCGGATAGTCTAGGAATATTGAACATCGGATAGCTTATCATAAAGCAGCTTCCAAAAGATTAAATGAAACTACACTTTTATATCGAAAAATTCGAGAATATGGCATTGAAAATTTTTCTTTTGAAGTTATTGAAGAGTGTGACATTGATAAATTAGATGAACGAGAAATCTATTGGATATCTTATTATAATTCTTATGAGAAAGGATATAATATGACTAGAGGCGGTCAAGGAGACAATACGGCTAGTTATGTTGATGTTTAGAAAATTTATTCTTTATGGGATGAAGGTAAAACAGTAGGTCAAATTGTTGAAATTACAAAATATTCACGGTCAACAGTTAGCAATTATTTAGCTACTTACCAAAATTATACTATTACTGAGTCAAGAAGACGTAGTGGTTGTCTTGGTGCAATGTCTACTAAGAATTTAGAAAAAAGAGCATCTTCTTATAAGAGAATATGTAGGTATACCTTTAATGGAGAGTATCTTGATACTTGGAACTCTTGTAAAGAAATTTTAAGAGAATTGAACATTAATAATCAAAGTGTTATGAAATGTTGTTAGAAAAAATTTCAATCTGCAGGTGGTTTTAAATGGGCATTTGAGGGAGATTCTCCTATTACTCAAAAAGAATGGAATGAAAAGCGTCATAGGGCTTAGACGGGAAAACTTGATTGGGATAAGGTGCATCAAATCAAAGCCTTATTGGCTGAAAAGAAAATGACCCAAAAAGAAATTGGAGAGATGTTTGGAGTTTCCGTGTATACTATTTCTAATATAAAACGTGGTATTTCTTGGAAAGAATAAATATATAAAATAAAGACCCTTTCTGCAATTCTTTTAATAGAAGAACAAATATATAATTATTAATTATAAATTGGGGTCTTGTTATGAACCTGAGTAAGTTCTAAAACTGTCTCATAACGACATCTGACTGCAAAATATTACATATTACATATCTGGTTTGCATTATCTGATAATTTAAGTGTCGTGTTAATTAGGTGTCTTTTACTAAATAAAAGACTAACTTACTGGTGGTAGGATAAAACCAGCACAACCGACTTTGATAGTAGAGGAAGGAACTATCCCGCGGGAACAGCGGTCTAAGAGTTCAAGTGCTTCTAGGAGGGCGACTTCTTTAAGATAAAAGAGGTCTAGCAGGTTATGACCTTTCAAGCCAAAAAGGTTATTGGTAGGGTGTCCAATTAAAAGAAAACCCACAAGAAGAATACTGATTAGAGCGTCAGTTTAAAGATGGCTCAGAGAAGAAGAGAGTTTAGTGGCAATCGGCGTTACTAAAGAAGATATGTGACGCTGTGCGGCTAGACACTTATCTTCTCAATTTGGAAGAGTGGTGGAATTGGCAGACACAAAGGACGTTGAATACAAAGTCTTAGATTGGGGCAGTACCAATGTTCAACACCATTAAAATCCTTTGGATTAATTTCCGTGCGGGTTCAAGTCCCGTCTCTTCCACCAATGACACAGTAATCAAGAGGAAAAGCAAGCGGCCGCAATCCGTTGACCGAAAGCTCAAATCTTTACTGCGTCTAAAGAAAATGACACTTTTAAGGGGCGGCAGTAGTTGCTCCAATGTGTAGGGAAGCGACAATAAAGTGTCGTGCCTTCTTTCTGGGGTTGAAAGAAGACAAGCAGATATGGCGGAATTGGTAGACGCGAGGGCTTCAAGTACCCTTGTCATAAGGCGTGTGAGTTCAAATCTCACTATCTGTACCAGCAGGTGTGGTGTAATTGGCAGCCACATTAGATTTAGGTTCTAATGGAGTAATCCGTGCGAGTTCAAATCTCGCCACCTGTACCATTTTAACTAAAAGATATAAATTTTAATTTCTCTCTAAAAATATTTTTATTGTAAAAGTAAAGGAGCTTTATTTATGAAAGTCTTTATATCGCATCCTTGTTCAGGTTTGACAGAGCAAGAAATTAATCTTTCTCTAATGAAAGCTGTAAAGGATATTCGTAATCGTTTAAATCCTGTTAAGGTTGAAATCATTGATTGGTTTATTCCAGAGGACTCGTATCTAGTAGGTCTTGGCAAATCAATCGCAAATGGTTTGAGTGAAGCTGATTGCGTTTATTTTGCAGAAGGTTGGGAGCAGTCGACAGGCTGCGTTATTGAACGGACAATCGTTGAATTGCTTGGGATACCTTTCTTTTCAGCAGATAAAACAGATGCAAATTGTACTCTTAAAGTTTGACGTGCCGCAAGACTAAAATTAAATTTTGGTAAGGCGGCACAATTAAATCTTTGATTTTCTTTTAAATTTTTGGTATAATTATTATAGAAAATTAGAAAGGGGAAAACTTGAATGATAATTAAACACTATTATGAAATAGAGAATGGTAAGAAATTTGAGAACTTTGAAGAAGCTTTAAAAGCTGAAATAAATGAAGTACCAGAGTCTAGAAATTTTGAAGGATTTTATATAAATTTGCTTTCTATGAACCTAGAAGCTTATTTATCCAAAGAAGTTCATCGAGAAGAGCCTAAGATTTTCTACTGGCATCCTCAATTTAATATTGACCATTATACTGTTGCTACAGGTTTAGATTTTTTCTATATTAGAACAGTAGAAGCTTTTAATCTTCTTAAGTCAATTAAATCTTGGGATATAGAGGATACAGTTTATGGAGAATTTTATGGCGAAGGATGGTATGATTTTCGTTCTTTTGATGAAATCTATAAAATACCTCCTGATGATGTAATAATACTTCGTTATCTCGATACTCTCATGGAAAATAAGGATAATTTGAAGCCATATTTTCTTGTATAAAATTCCGATAATTTTCAGAGTTTTAAATATATACATAAAAGATAAAGACAGCTTAAAAACATATTAACTTGAATAACTTATCTTGGAGGAATTAATAATGGCATTTACAGATACTTTTAAAAAGAACTCTCTTATCAAAGAAACAGAGAACGGCGGCAGAGCATTTTCTTCTACAAATGGTGGAGCATTGCTTGACCTTTTTTCAACAATTGGCGGCAAGCGTAGAGCATCAGCAGAAGAAATTGAAAAAATGTGGCTTGCAGCACGAGTTGAAGACAAGGAGCTTGCAGATAATCTTATTCTCTATGTGAGAAATATCAGAGATGGAGGTTGCGGCGAAAGACGAATTGGCAGAATCCTGCTTAAAAGTCTTGCTGAAATCGACCCTTGTAAAGTCGCTCGTAATTTTCAGACTATTGTAGATTGCGGCAGATGGGACGACCTCTATATCTTTGAAAATACCCCTGTTGAAAAAGATATGTGGAACTTCATTGAGAAACAGCTTCGTTCTGATGTTTATAATATGAAGAATAACAGACCAATTAGTCTTATGGCTAAGTGGCTTAAGAGTATCAATACTTCTTCTGCTGAGTCAAGACGTCTTGCAAACAAGACTATTACACGTCTTGGTCTAACTCCTCGTACCTATCGTAAGACTCTTTCAAAACTTAGACAATATTTGTCCGTTGTTGAAAAGAAGATGAGTGCTAATGAGTGGGGAGATATTGATTTTTCTGCTGTGCCAGCAAAGGCAATGGCAAAGTATCAACAGGCTTTTCATAATCATGAAGGTGAAAGATTTTTTGCTTATCTAAAAGATATAAAGTCTGGAAAAGAGAAAATCAATGCTGGAACTCTTTATCCATATGATATTATTCAGAAAATAATTAAGGACGCTTTGCATTACAGCTATTCATATAATAAGAGTGGTTGCTTTATATGTGATAATAAGCCATCAGAGGTTGATGAACTGCAGTGGGCGGCACTTCCAAATTATATCAATGAAGAGTTTGATGTTGTTGTAATGGCAGATGTATCTGGGTCTATGACAACTGATAACTATCGACCACTTGCAACTTCTATTGGACTTGCAACTTATTTTGCTCAGCATAATAAGGGAGCGTATAAGGGATTGTTCATGACTTTTTCAAGTGAGCCAACTTTTATTGATATTGGAGCTAATTCTAGTCTTGATGAAGCACTCCAGAAGGTTTTTGCAGCGCCAATGGGTTTTAGTACTAATCTTGATGCTGCTTTTGAAGCAATTTATGAGACATCAATTAAGTCTTCAGAATCACCAAAAGCACTCATTGTTATAAGCGATATGGAGATTGACCACTGGTATGATGGCACATATACATCTTCAATCTCTCAGAAATGGAAGACTAAGTTTGAAGAAGCAGGACTTACAATACCAAAGCTTATACTTTGGAATGTTGAAAGTCGTTCTAATACAACTCTCAGTACATTTGATGAAAATGTTGCTTATGTTAGTGGTGCTGGTATTGGTCCATTTAAGAACCTTTGTTCTCTGATTGAAAAAGATGCTTATACGGCAATGAAGGAAATCCTTACTCAATCAGCTTTTTCTTGGAAGTAAAGTTAATAGCGGTGCTTATTGTGCCGCTATGCGACTTTTTAAATAAAATATAGATGCTTTCAGCAAACCATTTTGAACAAATGGAAAGTTTATTATATATGTAAAAGATTTACGTTGATGACTTAGCACTAAGTATGTTCTTCGGAGCGAAAAGTGAGTGAGAGGTACTCTCTCCTAAGTTATCTAGGTTTTACTCTGAATAGTAAATAGGTGTTATCCCGAATGATAAATAAAGTCCCAGGTGGCAAAGCATCTAGTTTAAGACTCTTGCAGCGATTTGAATAAATGGTTTCAAATGATATAATAGAATTTATATATAGAGTCTTGGGGCAATCAATTTATGTTGATTGCCCTTTTATTTTTTGACTTTTGTAAAAAATTTTGATATAATTATTATAGAAAATAAGAAAGGAGGAAGTAAATGGTACTTATAACATTTTTAAATACAACATCAACTGAAAATCAAGAAGTTAAAATTATCAATATTGATTATCAAATTACTTGTTTACCGCCAGACTATGTTAGAGTTGGTGAGGTTTCTCAAATAGATGGAAAACCTGCTAGTGGAATTCTTTGTATGACAACACCTCCTGCGGCACGTATCACTTTTGATATGACAGAAAAAGAAGTAGCAGAACTTAGTAAATTATCTAATAAGATTACAAAAATTATCATAAAAGACTATGAAAATGAAAAATGTTACTATATTGATAATCCAATTCTTGTTCAGAAAGAAGATGTCATAGATGCCGCAGGTGGAAAGAAAAGATATTGTTTTGAATCAATAAATATAAATATAGAAGGACAGAACAAAGAAATTAAAAAATATTTAAGACTTTATTGTTATCAAGTTAATGAATGGAATAAATCAACTATTTTTGGAGAAAGAGCGGTTTATTATCTTCCAATTTCAGATATTGAGGAAAAAGAAATCAGGTCTAAATTAACAGAAAAACCCTATATTCAATTTACAACAGCAGAAAATAGTACTTATTCTCAGCTTTATTGTGTTGAATATATAGATAAAGAATGTAGCGTGTCTAGTTCTCTTATTCAACCAAAAAAACTTATTACTTCATATAAATTTTGTGAGAAAGATTATGTATGGATAATTTGTGATGACAATACAGGAAAATATAAAAATGTTATTTTTAGCATAGATGCTGAAACCTATAAAGAAAAAACAAGGAAAAATGAAAATATCCTTGCAATCAATGATGAATTTGCAATTAAGATTTATCTTTTGCGGGAAGATGTTGATAATTCAATTAAATCTCTTTTTCAGAGAGGTTCTTGTAATTGGATAGTTAAAGATATTCAATATCATAGACCAATAAGTTTTTGTCATATTACAGACTATGTAAATTTTTCTGGTATTACCAGACACTCTAAAATAAATGATTTAGCAAAAAATTCTGATAAAGAGAATGTTTTCTTTGTAGATAAAGATGATGTCAATCTTCTTACAGATAATCCATCTCTCATTCAGCCAAACTTTATAACAACTCAAGCAAAAATAAAAACAACAACAATAAAATCTTTTAGCCTTAAGAAGGAGGATAATTCTATGAAAATGAATATGAACGAAATTTTTGGTGGACATATTGGCAGATATTCAAATTGTCACATTAAGTACTCCCCAAAAGGACTTGCTTTTCTGACTGATAACGACTCTTATGTTGTTTATGACGTCGATACTCTTGCAGCAACAGATGTAGCTAATCTTGTAATGGATGTGCCTACTTATGGTATTCCTGTTGCTCTGAAAGACCTTAAGAAAGGTGACATTGTTATCTACAATGAAGTTTATTATCTTGTAAGGGCAGTTACAGATACTCATATATCAGCAATTCATGTAAAGAGAGGCATAATCGAGAATCTTATTCCTAAGACTTCAATCTTCGGTTTCTCATTTTATATCAAAATTGTTACTCCAATGGAAAACTTTAAGCCAGACTCATCTAACCCATTCAATTCAATGCTCCCATTTCTTCTGTTCGAGGATAGCGATGATAGCAATTCAATGAATGATATTATAATGATGTCAATGATGAGTGGCGGCACAATAAACTCCTCAATGCTTCCTCTTATGATGATTATGAACAAGGACGGCGGCGACAAGAATGACCTTCTTATGATGATGATGCTTATGGGCAATAATCCTTTTGCTCCTAAGACACCAGAATCAACTTCAGCACCAACACCAAAGTCAGCACCTACTTCCCCTTGGACACCTCAGACAGCTCTACTGAATTTCCCACTTGACAAGGGCTTTATGGAAAATGAATAAGTAATTAATGAAGAGAGTTAAAGAGAAAATCTTTGACTCTCTTTTTAATTTTTGATATAATATTTATAGAAAAGAAAAAATAAAGAAAACAAAGGAGAAATTTCAATGAAAAAGTTTATTATGATAGCTCTTGCCACCAGCACAATGCTCAGTTTTGCTTCTTGTAATTTTCAGCTTATTGATACTACTTACACTTATGATACAGCAATTATCAGTATGTTTGACGGCACAACGAAAGAGGTCAAAATAAAGAGTTGGAAGGACTACGATGGTGAACAGCTACAAATCACAGGAGAAGACGGGAAAGTTTATCTTGTATCTTCCACAAACTGCGTTCTAATTAAGGAGTGATTTAATGTATATTATAGATTTTATAAAGAATGAGCCAAATTGGAGAGAAGTTCTTGCCGCCGCCCCTTATTGCTTGACTATAAGGGAAGATGATGACCTTGTTCTTTTTAAATATTCTCAGCTAAAATCTGACTTCTTTAATCCAATCGTTAAGGAAGCTCGTGGTTTAATACTTGAAAAAGGGACTTGGAAAATAGTTCGTCACTCTTTTGACAAGTTCTTTAATTTTGGAGAGCCTGCAGCGGCACAGATAAATTGGAAGTCAAAGCATCTTAACGTAACAGAAAAGATGGATGGTACACTTATCTCTCTTTACTGGTATAAAGGTGAATGGAGAATGGCAACCAATGCTAATATTTCTGCTTATTCTTCTCCACTTGAAGTCGGTGGCTATAAAACTTATGGTGACCTCGCTGCGGCTGCCCTTAAAGCAGAGGGTCTTATCTATGAGAGATTAAACAAAGATTACACTTGGACTTTTGAAATTTGCTCACCTTTTAATCAGGTTGTTTGCCGTTATGATAAACTTTGTGCTTTCTTGATAGGTATAAGAGTAAATGAAACAGGAAAAGAAATCAATCCTCTCCTCTATTCTGGAAAAATTGGTGTGCCGGCGGCCAAGTCTTGGCAGGTTACTGGTCTTGAAGATTGTGAAAAGATAGTTGAGTCTTTGACTGATAATCAAGAGGGTATTGTAGTGTGGGATATGGAAACTGGCACACGTTTAAAGATGAAAACTGAAAAATATTTTGAACTTCATTATCTAGCATCTAATCATAATCTATCAAATCGTCGTATTTATGATTTGATTTTAAAGAATGATACAGATGAGTTTTTAACTTATTTTCCTGCTTACAAACCTATTTTTGAGAATTGCAGAAAAATTCTTAAAGACAGAAAAAACTATTATCTTCATTTAAATGAGAAGGTAAATAATTGGAAGAATGATAACCCCGCCGCCACCCGCAAGGAATTTTTGTCTTGGGCAATAACTCAGCTTGGCTGGAGGGAATATTCAAATATTTTCTGGCTCGCTTATGATAATAAGCTTTTTGAGTATATGGATAATGTCGAAGATGTCTGTCAATTAATAAGATTCTATCGGTTGTAATAATCAAGTCCTTGATAGTCAAATAACTATTAAGGACTTTACTTTTTTAAAAATTTTTGGTATAATATATATAGAAAATGAGAAAAGGAGAAAAAAATGAGTAGAGCAGCTAAAAGTGCTTTTCATGACTCTATTGAATATGAAGATTATCTTGATAGCTGTTCTTTTAGTATGGTATCAATAAACATAAAAGATATTCCAGAAAATGCTGACATTAAAAACCTAGAGGAGATGTTTAGATGATTAAAGTTACTGCAAATCTTGTAAAAGATGTTTTTAACTTCGTAGAAAGACTTCTTGGTGCTCATGCAGAAGGACTCTATATTTCAGAAGATGTTGTCTATAGTGATGATAATGTAGAGAGTATACCAATCTGCACTAATTTTAATGAGCAATCTTATTTTATAGTGGAAGAAGAAGAAGATAAAGATTTCTCTCTTGCAGCTGGAATGACAAAGCTTGTTATTATACCAACTAATCGTTCTTATGTAATAAAAATTCCATTCAGCGGTCTTTATCGTCTTACCGACCTTCATTACAAAGATGATGGAGAAATAGATTATATGGCATCTACTTTTACTCAGTTAAGTAATGTTACTGATGATATTTGCTATGAAGAAAATGAAGTTTGTGATAATTTTACCGAAGATACTTGTTCAATTATTGCAAAGAATATTTACATTACTAGTCTCAACAATATTCCAATTTATATACAGGAAAAGATAAACCATACAGCAAGTGTGGAAGCTTATAAGTCCTCAGACATAAAGTGCCAAGAACTTGGTGCTATGACAACAGAAATTAAGATTGCACAGCATTTATATTACTTTAAAGATTGTACTGTTTTTCCAATACATTACTTATATCTTTTGTTGAAGAAGTATGGTATCTATCGTACAATGAATATCTGTTATGAAGTTGAAGATAACATTAATGACCTTCATCGTAGTAATTATGGACTTTCAAGAGAAGGTATGCCAATTCTTATTGATATTGGTGGCTATGATTCAGGACGCTGGTCTCAAGATTATTAGGGAGAATACATCTGAAAATTTGATTTTTTCAGAAAAATTTGATATAATATATATAGAATAAAGGAAAGGAGAAATCAAAATGAACGATTTCGATTTTATGCAGGTAGAAGACATATACATGGAGGAAATAGACATTGAATCGCTAGATGAATGATGTTGATAAGAATATCGTTCGTAAGAAACGTAAAAAATCACAGGAAGATAAAGACCAAAAGCGTAAGCAAAATAAGAATTTTCGTCGCCGTAAGCAGGCGGAAGAGGAATATTCACGCTCATACGATTTTTAAGATAAACAAAGGAGAATTTCATTATGGCAAGAACATATGTAAATTGGGGCTGCTGGAACGAACTTTCTAAGGAAACAGGTATCAAGAGAAAGGTGAAGGTAGCTAATAAGAAGAATGAGGACAGCAAAATAAAGAAGCGTAAGCAGTTTGCTCGTTGTCCAAAGTGCGGAGGTCAGATGACCTATATTCCAGAAACAAATATTCTTCTTTGTGAGAATGAGGTTCAGAAGAAGTCCTCAAAGAAGAATGAAGATGGTACTACAACAGAGGAAACAAAGACAGTGATTTGCGGCTATACAAATCTTGTTGACAAGAAGTACCTTGGTTATATGAACTACCTATTTCAGGCGTAATTAAAGGAGGAATTTATTTATGAGTTATATTTGTCCAGTTTGTGGTAAGCATTATGCATCGAAGGCAGATTTGTATGCGTGTATGTCAGGAGATTATAAGAAGCGAGCAGATGAGGCTAAAGAAGAGACAAACATTGACCTTAAGCTTCATCTTTATGAGCAGGATATTCTTGCAGCGGCAAACAAGCTAAAGGAGCAGATTGCTCGCTATAATTCTTACGCAAGAGAGAATAGCAGACCTACATATACAGGTAAAATAGAGATTGCTGCTAACAATAGAAAGATTGCCTATCCTTTTCTTCCCTCTGTTTTGAGAGACCCAATAAAGGTTAGCGTAATTCCAGATGAACCTGCAAAAACTTGTTCTTGTGGAACTTGTTCTTGCGGCGAGAATGAAGACCAGAAGACTAAGCCGAATAATGAAAAGAAGTCTATGACAATAGATGAGGCTTGTGACCTTATTGAAAAGATTGATATTAATGAGCTTCTTGATAATCTTAACGACCCGAATTATTGGGTTGAGTCAGGACTACTTAATGCTGGTAATACACTTACAGGTTTTAATATAACCAAGGAAGATATTGAGAGAAATCTTAATAAGGCTCTTAATCATCCACTTGTACAGTTTCAGGCTGATATGCTTAGAAAATGTTCTAAGTCTAAGAAATCTGAAACTAATCTTGAAGAATTGCTCAATGAGGTATTTGGAAAGGAGAAGTAAAAATGAAGTTTAAGATGAATTTTTCATATCATTTCGTTGAGACGCCAACAGCAGTTGTTTGTTATGCTTCGCCGCAGAAGCGAGATAGAACTCTTGACCTCGCATATCGTATGTATAGACTTGCTACAGAGGAAGAAGCTTATAGAAGTCAAACAAAACCACGGTCTCTTACCAATAAGATAAAAGCTGAATATAAGGGTGTTGCTGTTTTAAAGAATGGCGATAAGAATAATCTTGATGAAGCTAGACGTATTGCACGTCTTAAGGCTACAAGAGCTGCTTATAAGGGTTTTAAAGCGATGTTAAAAGAAATCTATACTTACCTTGAAAGAACAAAGATAAATCAAATATCTCTTTTTGGCAATATTAACTCAAAAATTAAGCGTTCGACTGACGAGATTTATAAGATAGTACACAAAGCAAAGTAAGATAAAGAAAGTCAAGGAACAATAAGTTCTTTGACTTTTTTCTTATTTTTTGTTATAATAATTATAGAAAATAAGAAAAGAGGTAAAATAAAATGCTAGGATGGATTATCATAGGACTTATTCTTTTGAATTTCATAGTAACAATCTTCTGTCTGCTGAAAGTTTCAAGCGACTGCGATGAACTTGCTCAGAAACTTCTGGAAAACGAAGAGCTAATGTGGAAGACAAAAGTTCCGCCAGAAGATGAAAACGACATCTATTCAGTTTATGAGGACGAAGAGAAGGAGGGACTCTAATGGGACTTAGTACTTATGTAAATATTACTTTTAAGAGAAATGGTGAGAAAATTATACTTCCCATCGTTTATATGAGAAAGTGCTATTCAATGGCACAAAATCTTTCAGATGTTCTTTGTTGCGGTGACTTTGATGCAGTTCTTGATGACGTAATGACTGCAGAGGATATCAAAGATTATCTTGAAGACTTGAGAACTGCTTATCAGGACGAGATTGATACTATCTGTTCTATTCCAGAGGGGCAATATACAGATAACTATCCTGACTCAATTTGGGAATTACCTGCATATTTGCAAATTCTTCACAGATGTCTTTGTAAAATCGACCTTGCTCTGCTCTTCTTCCAAGGTCGTATAGATTTCTTTGAACTCATTAATTGGTTTGATGAAAATAGTCAGCTTTCAGATAAAGCTCTTCAAACTGATGTTATTGATGATGAAGAAGGTGAGCTTAGAGTAAAGGACTTCGAGTATGAGTTTTATTTCTGTAATTCGTATTAATGTTGTGCCGCCGCCTTCTGGCGGCACAAGGTAATAAAAGTTTGATTTTCTTCAAAAATTTTGATATAATATTTATAGAAAATCAGAAAGGAAATGAAAAAGTATGACTGATTGCTGTTTTGTTAATTGTTGCTCTCCAACAGGAGAAATTATCTCGCCAATTTCAGATGTTCTTAACATCAATCATGAAAGAGGTCCATATCGTACCCATACTTACAATTACAATTGTTTCGGCTATGCTTTTGGCACTTATACTTGGCTTCATCCTTTCGTAACTTATGGCTTTATTGATGAGAGAAGAGACGATGAAGGTTGGTGGGAAACAGATGATAAATGTAAGTCAATTTCTGATGATATAACTCGTTTCTTTCCTATTGATAAAGAAGAAGCCGCTCTTGCGGCGATTACTGATAATCTTAAAAGCAATGGCTGTTCTAAGTCAGTTTTCGAGAATATAATGGGAGAAGCAGCTTTTGATACATCTGCTGCAATTCAGTTAATCATTACTTCAATTCTTGCTTGTTTCTCAGATGTTAGAATTATCTCTAATTTTAATGAACTTGAAGATGATGAATATGGAATAATGATGATGACAAAAGAAAATGATTTTCATTTCATTCGTTATAATCCAAAGTCTGGTTACTACTCTCATAAAGTAGGTATGGAAGGGATTTCAAGAGTTGAAGACCCATTCTATGCTTTTGATGACAGAGGTTATTATTACGGCTTGACTTATTTTGCTAAAAAGCGTTAGTTATGCCGCAGTACTACGGGGATGATATAGGTTCGACGGAGCATTGAAAGCTTCATAAGCAAGCAAGGCGACACCTTTTAACAGTCAACTTTAAAATTAACTGACACAGTTAGAATTGCTGCCTAATTTTAGGCTAGCGGCATAAGCCGCAAGACCGATAAGGCTTAAATTTCGAGATATTTGTAACTCTTTATTGGTCTTTTGATTTTAAAATATCTTCTTTTCTTGGAACTGACTCGGTTCTAAGTCTTGTATTTCTTTGAGTTGCTCTTGCGGCACGAGTGTGAGTTCTCGGTAACAAGATAAGATTAATAACTTACTAAGCTTGTAGAAAATGTGGTATTAAATGTTTCGGACGGGAGGGCAGTACTCCCCATCTCCAATCTGACATAAGGAATTCCGCCACGAGGAGTCAGATGGGCAACGCTTTATGCGGCTAAATTCCTTATTAAAAGTTTGATTTTCTTCAAAATTTTTGGTATAATATTTATAGAAAATGAGAAAGAAAATCAAAATATCGCAGGGTAGTCTAATGGTAGGATATTGGGTTCATTGCCCAAAGATAATAGTTCAACTCTATTCCCTGCACCCAATTCTTCTTAGTTTGCTGGCTAGCATATGGTGAATTAAGAAGCTGTGGCTTGCAGACAGTAAACTGCGACGGAGCGATGACGTAGCATCGTAAAATCTTCTCATCGATGGAAGCTCTTTTAGTTTTGTGAGGTACGTAAAACTGGTTATTAGCGACCAATTGCTATTATGATTTGGCTACTGAATATGTGCTAGTAGCGGTAGAAGGTAACTGCCTAGAGTTCCAGTGCGGGAATGGCATTTAAGGACTTGTCTCTTTAGCACTTAAAGCTTTATGTTCTTATCGGGATACCTCAACTCGAAGAGCGATAGCAATGAGGGAGAGATAGAAGTAGGAACAACTCCTTCTCGACAAGAAAAAGAGTTCGCAACAACTCGTTTTACTTACGAGTTTTAGAATTTAGCTTTCTGGAGGGATGTGCTAAGTTCTCTCTAATTCTTGTAAATCTTGTGAAAGCAGAGTCGCAAGCGTGTTTGGCAACTACACGTTAAAATAAGTTGTAAGCTTCTGCCACTAGCTCAATTGGAGAGAGCAGTCGCCTACGAAGCGAAAGGTTGTTAGTTCAAATCTAACGTGGCGGACCAAAGTTGTCGAGAGACAACATATCTTTTCACATACTTTCCCCTGTTTTTGTAGAGGTAGACTCGATGTCTGCCTCTCTTTTTTTAATTATGATGTGCCGCGGCCTGAACTTTTACAGGAACATTTGCTTAGAATTATCGCAGGCTGGCACAACAAAATTGTTGAAAATGTACAAAAATTTTGATATAATATATATAAAAGAAAGGAGGAAAATAAATGTATCCAGAAACTATTACACGACAACTGAAGGCAGAAAAAGATGCTTATGAAGCTAAGAAAAAAGCTTTCTATGCTGACCCAATGAATTGGACAAACAATAGACGAAAAATGGCAGGACTACCAACTCTACGAGGGGCGGCACATCGTCATCGACAGACTATCTATCCTCCTTTCAAATTGAGTTCACAGCTTTATCTTGATATTGAGTTCTTTATTGAAAGTGAAATAAAAGATAAGATAGAAGCTTGGAAAAAAGAATACATAGCAGTGTGGGATATAGAATGAAAATTTATGTTTTGACCAATTTTGATAACACACCAAGGAGATTTAAAGATAAAGGAAATTGAGGTTTTCCTAGGATAAAAGATTTCTTGATTTTTTTAAAAAATTTTGATATAATATATATAGAAAATAAGAAAAGAGGTAAATAATATGGGCTACTACTCAAATTTTGAAATAACAATCGCAAATGAAAAGGCAGATGTTGCTGAAATTTGTGAACCACTTTCCCAAATTAGCGGGTACAATGTAGATTATCTTGATGATGAGACTCTCCTTGTTTCTGACGCTAAGTGGTATAATTGGCGTACAGATATGAGGAAACTTAGCAAGCAGTTTCCTTGGGCAGCAATACAGATTTCTCGTATAGGTGAAGAAAATCTTGATTGGGAGTGTTCTCTTTTCGTAAATGGTAAGGAGTTCAATAAGAAGATTGAATATGTTAAACCAACAACACTTATTGAAAATGACTCAGAAGCTCAGGAAGCAATTAAAGAAGCTAATTCTACCAAAAAAGAAGAGCCTTGTTACTTTGATGAAATGCGTTATGTAATGATAAAGAATGGAATGGCTGACCCCGATGAGGAAGAAGTATTCTGTTCTAATTGTGGCGAACCTCTCTACAAAGAGGATTATCCTAAGATACGTTTCAGAAAAGACGCTAATGATGTTCATTTCTATTGTCCGATTTGTGGAGAAGAACTCTAAAGAATTATTGATTTTCTAAAAAATTTTTGGTATAATTATTATAGAAAATCAGAAAGGGGAAAGAAAAGAATGGACTTTTGTTATGTGATAGAAGATAACTTTACTATCAATGACAAAATCATCATCAACTAACAAACAGAAAGGAGAATCGCATATGCTTGTTAAAATATGGCTCGATGACATAAGAGAAGCACCAAACGGCTACATTCATGTGCGGTCCGTTAACGATGCCAAAATCGTAATAAACCGATTTATAGAGCGTGGTTATGAGATGGAACTCGACCTTGACCACGACCTCGGTGACTATGCTTGTGATGGCGGTGACGCAATTTGCCTTGTACGTTGGCTGGCAGAAAATGAAATTTATCCAACAATAAAGCTTCATACAATGAATCCAGTAGGAAGAGAAAATATGCAGGCTATTATTGACAGATACTGGCCTAGGTAATATAAAAGGAATTATTGCCATATGACAAACAAAGAAGTATTCATCAGCTATAGCTCAGAGCAGTGGGTATTAGAAGAAAATCTCTGCTTTATGTTGCAGGATTTACATATGGAGAATAAAAGGAGTGACCAAAATGACAGACCTTGAACAGATAATTCAGATGCTCAATAAGACAAAAGCGACTTATTTTATAAAAGAAACTGAGGACGGCAACACGATACTTTCTCAGATAGATTTTTACAATGTGCAAGGAGAAACTTCTGCATCCAAGTTTGGTTATCTGCACTGGCAGGATACTTATACACCAGAGGGAAAGCTTATTTCTCACGATGTTATTCAAAAGTTCTGTACTCTTGATGACCCAACGGAAGAAGACGACTAAACATGATGTGCCAGCAGGCATAAAAGTTAAGATTTTAACGTGCAGCATTATCACTTTTTCGTAAATTAATCAAAAAAATATTTGATTTTTTCTAAAAAATTTGATATAATATATATAGAAAAGAAAAAGAGAAAAACAAAACTACTTCTCCTAGGCAAGAGATTAAGCTACCTTGTAAGAAGTTGGGAATACAGATGTGAAAGGCATCTCTCAAGGAACATAATTTACCTCAGAGTGAGCGGAGTTCCTTTTCCTTGACTTGGGAGCTTACTCCCAACATCTCTTATCTAACTCAGAGATGAAAACCTTGCCAACTATGCTTGCTATAATTCTTCCGATTTAGAACTCCGTTCACAAAATGTTCACAAAATTTTAAGAAAAAATACTTGATTTTTCTTAAAATTTTTGGTATAATATATATAGAAGGAGAGGAGGAAAATGGTCGGAATTTATAAAATTACTAATAAGTTAAACGGAAAATCGTACATTGGACAGTCTATTCATTGCGGTAAACGTTTAGATGAACATTATTCTGGCAGAAGTTAGTTAATAGATGATACTATCACTATTAATGGAATAGAAAATTTTTCGTTTGAAATATTAAAAGAAGTAAATTAGAGTGAGTTAAGCTACTGGGAAGATTATTACATACTTAAATTTCATACTTATTATCCAGACGGATACAATAAGAAATGGAATAGTTCTTCAGATGTTAGAAATGCTATTTTAGCACAATTAGCAGAAGATGAAAAAGCAGAACAAAGTGCTTTTATTGCTAATACAGATATACAAATACGCAATGATATTGATATTTGTTTCTTATTTAATGCAAAACTTTTTCAATTATATTGTTAGTTATTTTATTTATGTTACTATGATAACAAACAACATCTATATAAGTTAGATAAGAAACAGTTAGTTATAACACTATTAAAAAGATACTTCCCGAATATTTGCTATAACACATTGTCTAAATACGTTAAGATTTTACAAGATTGGTCTATTTTAAAGAAAGAAGATGATTATTATGTTCTAATAGATATTCCTTTAATAACAGAAACAATTACCTTAAATGAGTTTAGAAAAGACCCTGAAAATATCAGCTTATATTGGTATATAAAATTTAATATTCTTAAAAAGAATATCATTGATTTTTCTGGAATTGATTTTCGTTGGATATATGCCATATAGAGTATGGGTAATTATTCTGGAGGAAAACAGTGTCAATAGTCAGAGGAACGTTTAAATCAACTAATTAAAAATGAATTACTAATATTAGATAAGTCATCTTCATTTAAAAAGAAGAAAAGATTTATTTTAAATAATTGATTTTTCTTAAAATTTTTGGTATAATATATATAGAAAATAAAAAAGAAGTCAGAAAAAATCTGGCGAACAACTTTAAGTCACCACAGACGTTAAAAGGAGAAAGAGGTTCATATGAAAAACATTGAAATCACAAAGGATTACACAGTTACAAAGGCTAAGGCAGATGCTAAGACAGACGTTACGAGCGTTATCTTTTCTGCACTGACAGACATCTACGGAGAGGACAACGTTGCTATGGTTCGTACTGGCGGCACATCAAAGACCAATGAGATTGGCGTGGTTATCGGTACGGCATCTGTAGAGGGAGTAGATGCTCCAGTTTGCGTAACAATCAACGCTTCTGCCAAGGATTTTGTTGAGAGAAAGACAAAGTCCAGAACTTTCCCCGCTTTCGATTTTGCCGCTGCAAAGGAAGAGTATGAGGATTATATTCAGGAAAAGGCAGATAAGGATGCTGAGAAGGCGGCTGCAAAGCAGAAGAAGATTGCGGCAGATAAGGCAAAGAGAGAGAAGAAAGCAGAAGATACTGCTGAGTTCTAAGAGTCATGGGCAACATTAGGTTGCCCTTTATGGGCAGGTGGCAGAGTTGGTCAATTGCATCTGACTGTAAATCAGACGACTTCGGTCTACGTAAGTTCAAATCTTACCTTGCCCACCAAAGTCAGAGAAGTGAGAAATCTTCAAAGACTCTCCAATTAACTTTAACTTAAAACTAAGAGAAAGAGGTATGTGAAATGGCAGAGAAGATACTGATTGATTTTACAGAAGAAACAAAGGTTTCAGTCATCAAGGAAAAAGCACGTCAGGCACTTATCGAGGACATTGTTGCTTATCTTTCTGAGAAATATGACGGCTGCCGCAAGACCGCCTCGAATGAAATCGGTGTGATTGTAGGAGAAGCAAAAGATGAAGATGGTTTTTCTTCTGATGTGATTGTTTCTGTAAAGGTTTCAACAAGACCTTGGTATAACAAGGAAGATTGCAAGAGACCTGTTCAGAAATATGACCTTGACGAGGAGGCAGATGCTTATGAGTCAGAAGTTGCGGCAAAGAAAGCACCCAAGAAGTGAGAAAACAGCAGTTATCATTGATAACAAAGATGATACTGAGAAAATTTTTGAACTTGTTGAATTTGAGACAAAAGAAGGAGCTAAATCGTTCTTCCAGAAAACGGCTTTGGAGAAGTTAGATTTTTCAGAAGTAGAGGACAAATGGAAAGCTGTAGTTAATGCTTTAAAGGATTTTAATTACTTTGGCTACGGCTCTTGTACTTCTCCAGCTTCTAATACTACTCTTATAATTTCAAGAATAAAAGCACCTGATGATGATAAGGAGTCTATATGAGGACAAGAGAAAATACTGAAAGAGCACTTCTTGTTTATACAGGAGGAGTGATTGAGGGACTTGACAATCTCAAAAACCCAATCAATATTGAGATTGAGATTGAAGATGAGATAGTTTGGTTTCCAGAAAAATGGCAGGACAGCGGTGACAGAGTTGATGAAAAACTTGTCAGAATTTACAGAAATGTAGTTGATTATACTGACCTGTTAAAGAGAATAAGGGAAACACTTTGGGATAGAACAGACCACTGTCATGTTGATAAAGTAAACTTCAAATTCAAAATTCTTGATATGTTTTAAGGAGGCGGCAATGGGAACATTCTTAATATTTATAGGAATACTTGCTGGAGCAATCTTAATGATTTTCGGTGTTTCAATTTTCTCCTCTACAAAAGGAGAGGAGAAGGTCGGACTTGCTACTACTCTCATAGTTGTAGGAATTGCAATAATGATAGCGGGTACTTATTGCGGCGAAAATTTAAAGTTCTCCTATCCAATAGAGTCTGTAACTGCTTATTGGTCTGAACACGATGAAGTTTTATACAAAGTAGAATATACTTTAAGAACTGATACTCATATGGTTGCTATTATGACAGAAGAGCAATTTAAAGACTTTAAAGATGGCAAAAAGATAAAATTAAGTTTGCACGATGAAGAAGAAATAATGATAAAGAGAGCGGAGGATTTTTAAAGAGTAACCTCCGCTCTTTTGTTTTAAATAACGTTGTGCCGGCGGTCATAAAATTGAATTTTATCCTTTGGCGGCACAACAAATTTTTGATTTTCCTTAAAATTTTTGGTATAATATATATAGAAAATAAGAAAGGAAGAATAAATATTATGGATATGGTTTATATTATTAACGACAATTTGACAATGAACCCAGAAGTTTATGCAGATTATAATGAAGCAAAGGAATGTTTTATTGAACAGATTCGATTTGTAGCGACTTATATTTATAATGGAGAAATTCCTACTCACATTCTCAATGATATCGAAACACTTGAGGACAGCTTGATTGATAAGGAGATTAAAGATATGGGAGAAGTTTCCTATGAGATTGATGACCAGTGTTTTACACTCTATGAGAGAAAACTAAATTACCTACAGTAAGGCAGAACAAAAAGTTTAACTGAGAGGAGATTTTAAATGAAATTCTATCACATTATTACTTACTCAAGAAACGAAAAGAACAACTCAATAAGCAATGAGTTCTATACGTCTTCCGCCGCAAAAGCCAAGCATACTTATCTAAGAGAAGTTTATCGTCTGTTTCCTTCAAGTGAAATTAACTTTTCCTCTCAGCCCTTTACTCTTCGTACTCTTGGAGAAGATGAAATCATGTATGGGAGGGATTGTGGTCCTTCTCCTCGTTATGTTTCTTGTGAAAGGATGGGAGTAATTTCTCACTTAAAATTGATGTGGAAGTATCGTTCACAAATGACAAAAATTAAGTAAGTCGTGCCGCAAGACCAAAATTGAATTTTAGTGCGGCGGCACAATAATTCTTTAATTTAATATATATAAAAGGAAGGAATAATTATTATGGATAGAATTTATATCATTAATGACTCAATCACCAAGAACCTAGAAGTTTACTCTGATTTCTATGAAGCAAAGGAACGCTTTCTTGAAAACATCAGAACTGCTGCTAAGAACATTTTTGATGGCGATATTCCGTGGCTTATTCGTGCTGACCTTGATGTACTTGATAACGGAGATATTGAACGTAGCATAGATGATGTCGGTTTGGCTAGTTATGCCGTTGAAGAACAAGAGTTTATTCTTTATGAAAGAGAAGTAAAACACCCGCAGTAAGACGATGTGATAGGAGGTTTAAATGGACGTTTATATAGTTCTCAAAAGCGAGCCATACAATTTTGAAATTTTTTCAGATTTTGACACTGCAAAAACAGTCTTTCTTAATCATCTTTTAACAGAATGGAAAAAGCGATGCTATAAAGAGGGGCTTTCTGAGCAAGAAACTTCTCTCTTTATACGAACAAATTATCAGAAGATTATTTCGAGGTTAGAGAACTTTGAAACCACAGAAAGCTATTTCTTCAATGCAGACGACATTTGCTCTCACGCTTTCTTTGTGTATCTGATTAAAAGCAAAGTTTATTTCTCTTCAAAATAAAATAACTTTGAGGTGATAATAATTGGCACTACCTACCTTAGTTCCTAATCAGCGAGCAATTAAAAACAAAAAGGCTTTAAGAGATGAAGATAATCATTACACCTACATGAATCTTGAAGCAATGGAAAGAGCAATGAATGAACTCCGCCCAAGTGCTTTTAAACTTTGGTGTTATCTTAATAAAAACATGGACGGCTATGAGCAAGGACTAAGCTTTTCTGCTGTTCACAAGTTCTGTAATATGTCACAGAACACTTATCTCGCCGCCTTTAATGAACTCTACGAAAAGAACTATATCTTTGATTACGTATTTCCAAACGGAATTGTTGGTTATCTTTTCGTTGAGGACGGCGGCAAGAATAAACAACAAACAAAAGGAGATAAGAAATGAGTTTTGGAGCTGGAATTTTTATTATTGTTGTTTCTTTAATCATTTGTGCCATTATCTGCTTTCTTATCTCTAGTGCCTGCTCAGAGACTAAATACTATCCTTTGGTATGTGTAATGATGATAATTGGTCTTGTAATTATCGCAGGAGTAGAAATTGGAGTTATTAATTCTTCTATTCAACTTAAAGTAACAGTAATCGATAAATTCACTTCTGGCGGCACATCGTATGTGGTTGTGGAAGACAAATCTGGAGAAATGAGACTTCTTAAAGAAGATGAGGATTGGACTTCCAGAGAAGTTGGAGAAACAATCCAAATAACTTATGGCGATTTACAGAAAGCTCTTGATGAGCAAACAACAACAATTATTTATAGTAGAAAGGAGGCTTCTAAATGATACGTATTTTTGTTTTAACCTTTGAATATGGTATTTACATCACAGATGTTCTGCCGTCGGCAGAAATGTTTGAATATTGGCTGACAGTCCCAAGTTTTGGTAAACTAATTCCACCTATCGACTTTTTTAATGTTGAGAACTTGGATGATTTTGGTAAAAAGCTAGACATTCTTAGAGAAAAGACAAGAGGAGAAAAAGAGCTGGTAATCGGAAGCTCTTTGGCTGAGCGGCTTAAAGAAACACAACTACCTAAGACCAAAAAGGGTGATAAACCCCTTGCTCCTAATTCTAACCGACTAAAAGCTCAACTTAAATATGTCGGCAAGTATGAGCCTCATCACCGCACAGTAGAGCCGCGGCAAGACCACATCTCTCACCAGTTCAATCAAAATTTAGAGCTTGCGGCGGCAGAACAACAGAAAAAAGAAGAAAAGCTGTTATCTGAAGACGCTATTATAAGGAAAGTTCTTTCAATCTACAAGACAGATAAGCCCTTCATCAGAAATCAGTTTACTTCTATAATGAGAGATACCGTAAAACACAATTTTAGTTGGCGTCCAAGGTTTGTTCTAGCTTGTCTTTTAGGAAAATCAGGCTGCCAAGGAGATGAATTAGCTCTTCTTTCGGACTCGGCATTTGTTTATCTTTTTGATGAACTCTTTAAAGATTAATGAGTCGGTGCCGCGGCACGATAGATAGAAGACCTTAATGAGTTTTCTTTTAACAATTATAAATATCTGTGTATTATAAGGCAATCTCTTTAAATAAAAGAGGTTGCTTTTCTTTTGCCCCTATTCCTTCCCGAAGGGAACTGACTGACTTAGTTGTGAAGCACGAAGTGCGGAGCAACTCAGTCAGGGGCACATCTTTGCCCGTAGGGCAAAGTGGGTCCAAGAAAAATAGTATCAAGGCAGAGAATTAATCTCTGTCTTTTCTTTTTTTTTTTTTTTTTTTTTTTTTTTTTTTTTTTTTTGCCGCCGACCCAAATTCTTGACTTTTATGCGAGCCGGCACAACGAAAACAAAGATGAGAACTGAAAATTAAAGTGTTCCTTTAAAAGTGAGGGAGAAAGAAGATAATTAATTAAAATAATTTATTGGTACTGAAAAAATTGAAAAAGAAGAGGCACGGGAGAAGGAAGAAGGAAGGAAGAGAGAGGAGAAAAAAGAGGAAGAAATAAAGAAGAGAAAAAAGGAGAAGAGAGAAAAAGGGGAGAGGGAGAGAGCGAGAAAGAAAGAAGAAGAGGAAAAGGAAGAGAAATAGGAAAAGAAAAGAGGGAGAAAGAGAAAGGAGGGGAGGAAAAGAGGAGAGAAAGGAGAGAGAAGAAAAGAGGGGAAAAGGAAAAAGGGAGAGGTGGGGAAGGAAGAAAAGGAACGAACGTGGGCAAACGACAAGGCCGGACGGCGCTAGGCGATTACAGTAAAATTACTTGGCGCGTTCCAACTACGACAATGACTGCCCTGAAAAATTGGCGAATTGTAATTCTTGGAATTATCACTTGAAAGAATGTAAATTTTAGAATTATAATTTGAAAGAATGTAAATTTTAGAATTATAATTTGAAAGAATGTAAATTTTAGAATTATAATTTGAAAGAATGTAAATTTTAGAATTATAATTTGAAAGAATGTAAATTATTGCGTGTCGAATCTTTAATCGCTTTGTCAAATGGATAATTAAAATTATAACTTTCAGTGTAGTAGATTGCTGATGACAAAACCTAGTGAAAAAATTGACAAGTTTTAGGACAATAATTGATAACTTCTAGCAAATGATACTTTCAGAGTAAATAAAGTGAATTTTATGATAGCTCTAGTTACTTTTTCTTGATTTAGTAGTTACTTTTTCTAGATTCACTAGTTACTTTTTCTAGATTTACTAGTTACTTTTTCTAGATATGTAGTTACTTTTTCTAGGTCTGAATTTCTTAGAGAAAAAAATTAAGATTTTTACTTATAAGTAGACGAAAGTCTAGGAGGAATATTAAATGATTAGTAATGATGTAGTAGAAAAAGGAAGTTTGCCTATCGTTTCTAAAGAAGAGTAGGTCAGCTCTCATAGTATGAGACTTTATACTTATTTAGTTCTAATTTCTTAGTTAGATTGCTCAAATGCCGCTTTTAGAAAAGAGGGGCGCCGGCAATTTAAACAAAAAGATTTTACTTTAAATTCCATTAAAGCTAATATTGGAATGGACCCAAAGACAATTAAAAAGTATTGGTAGAAGTTAGAGGAAGACGGTCTTATTGTTTATGAGGGCAAAGAAGAAACTCATACAGAAGACGGCCGCCTTATTGATTGGTCAACTCGTTTCATGGCACGGAAGAAGAATAAAAATGGATATTATTCTATTAAGAAACCAATTAAATTCAGACGTATTCCGAAAGAAACTGTTGATAAGATTTTAAAATAGTATGAAGTTTCGGAGCAAGAACTTAAACTATACATTCTTTTAGCTAATATGCAAGAAGTTTGTATTTATAATGGAGAAGAGAATGTTCTTTTTACTTATAAAGATTTGACTGAATTATTAAAATTAAAAAATGAGACTAAAACTCGTATGTTAATTCATAAAAGTCTAGTATGGCTAGAAAAATTAGGGTTAGTTGATTATGATATAGTTAAGACTAAATGTGGTAATTTTAATCAAGAAATTAATTGTTTTAAATTAAATTAGGTTAATTTTTATACAGATGGCGGCGAATTAGCATCTTTAGTTGACAATAATATTAGTTTAATTACTCAAGAACAAAAAGAACAAATACTAAAATTAGAAGAAGAGACAGTTTAATCTGTCTCTTTTTTTATTTATCAATAATTTGACAGCTTTTAGTTAAAATTTTTAACCAAATCGCAGCCCTTTTTAATTAATATCATCAAAACTAAACCACTTTCCTTCATTTGAAAATTACGACCTTTCGCCGCGACCCAGCTATTGTCCATTCATCATCTAGCTCCTTAACATTACAGCTCTAATCGGGGGGTGGATCATCACCTAGCTCATACCGGGGGTGGGTCGGCACGGCGGCAGAAAAGAGAGGGGCGGGGTCAGTATTAAAATTAATAAAGAAGAGGGGCGGCCTTTTAGTTAAAAATTTTAACTAAAGATTGTCAACTATTTGACTGGCGGCTGAGTTATTTGTCTAGGTTATAGCCGAGTGTTCCATAGATATGGAAGCGATTTTAGGTATTACATTTGCATAATTTAGGTAATTCACTCGCATAAAATATTTTTTTCTTAGAGTATTTTTTAGACAATCGTCGTGCTGCCAGCCGGCTATGTTATTCCCGAATATAACTATAAATAATATATTAGCCGTTAACACCAGTATATACCCGTTCTTAACATCCTATATATCCGTTCTTAACATCCTATATATTAACTCTTAACACCATTTAAAATCTTGACTTTTCTTTTATTTAATGCTATACTATAATTAAAAGGAAATAAAAGGAGGTAAATAAATGGCTATTTATCATATTTATAAAATTACAAATCTTATTACTAATGAAGTCTATATTGGTAAAACTAAATAGAGTTTAGAAGCTCGTTTAAAAAAACATTGCGCTTCATCTGATTGTCCTAGTTTACATGAAGCTATCTTAGATTATGGTAGAAAAAATTTTAAAATAGAATTATTAGAAGAATGTGAGGAAGAAAATAGTAGTGAAATTGAATCTAAGTATATTAAACAATATGACTCTATTAAAAAAGGTTATAATAAAACTTATTCTATTTCAGGATATAGAACAGAAGAAGAAACCAAAATAATATCACAAGAAAAAGCAGCTAAAAGAAAACATATTACATCAGAGGATACAGACTATTTTATTAATTTTACTGACTTTATCGCAGCTAAGGAATATTTTAAAACACATAAAGATGAGATTCTTTTAGATGAACGTTTTTTCAAACGCCGAGGTAGTGGAATGAAGTATTATACAGATGAACAAATGTATAATATTAATCTTTGTTGTGTTATTAATGATTTAATGAAAACTAATAAAAGAGTTAAACCTATTTATCAGTATGATGTAAATTTACAGTTTCTAAAAACTTTTAATACAGGTAATAAAGACTATTCAGCAGCTAAATCGCTTAATTTAAATAATAAAGATTTAGTTAATACCCAATCTTTTATTACGGAGGTAGCTCGAGGAAGAAAACGACTTGGTTATGGATATATCTGGTCTTATCTTAATCCTTTCTATTTATATCAATTAGTTAATATTTTAAAGGGAATAAACGAAAATGAAAATGAGAGTCTCAGCTAAGACTCTTATTTTTTTTATATAAAATATACATAAAAAGCACAGCTCGTTTACAGCTTATTCGTCATTTTATACAAAACATAGCTCCTTTCCAGCTTTTTCCAGCTTATCGTCACTTATCATCGCTTAGTGCCGCGGCGCGCCAATGTCTGCTGACTTGCATCTGTCAATCACTTGATACCTATGAATAAAGTATGAACTGTTGGTAAGTGAATGTAATCGTTTACAATGTGTCCTAATTATGAACTGTTGGTAAGTGAATGTAATCGTTTACATTAGTTTGCCTTGAATTATAATAGGCAAAATTTGTATTTCGTCCAGAAATTTCTAATCCATAATTTACCTTATTATGTTCAAAACAAATTTACTTGGAATTTACAAAGAGTTCACAATTAACTCTTGACATTTTTCTTTTAGTGTGATATAATAATTATAGAAAATAAAGAAAAGGCGGTTGATGTATATGACAATTACAACTCAGAAAAACCAGTCAAGAGCAAAAGCAGTAACTGAAATGGTAGAAATTTTCAAGTCCCACTACGGCAAGGAAAATGTTTACATTATTGGTGATAGTGAGATAGCGGTAAAAGTTGATGAAACAGATATGGGAGAACCAATTTTTGCCACATTCTCCCCTACTGTAAAAGACTTCCAGAACCGCAAAACTCCAAAGAAAACTATACCAAAATTTGACCCTGTGGCACTTGCAGAAGAATGGAAGAAAAAGTTAATAAAAAGAGAAGAAGAAAAGGCAGAAAAAGCCAAAGCAAAAGAGGAAAAAATTAGGAGAGATAAGGAGTTGAGAGAAAAGAGAAGGCAGGAAAAACTTGCCAAAGAGGGGAACGCATAAGCGTTCTCTTTTTATTTAATTAGTTAAAATTTTTAACCTGCCGGCGGCAATTGTTAATAAATTATGAACGAGTGGTGACTGTATTTGTTAATAAATTATGAACGAGTGGCGGCACAGTGCGGCATTAATTAAAATTTTTAACTAATTAAATAAAAAGAAAAGAGGGATAATCCCTCTTTCTTTACGGCTGGAAAATTTCACCATTTTCAATAATAGTAATCATAAGTAGTGGTTCAGTGTCACTTCTTCTTATTCTACCAATATATGGAAAGTCATACTCATCTTTCTGTAGTTTACACATTCTTAGATAGAGTATAAGAGGGTTAATGTGTGAACCAGAAACTGCCTTATACCAGTTACGGATTTTATTGCAATCCATGATGTCCTCTTTATTAATGGTTACTGTGTCGAGAACTTCCCATTCATTAGTCTTGTTTGTGTTCTTTGTGTTTACAAGTGCATATGTTGTCATATTTTTCACATTCCTTTCGATTTTCTTATTGTTTGTCGTTTTCTCATTACGATTTTTAAGTGTTTGTAAAAACAAGTGGGTTAATCACTGTTTATCATCTTCCTTTCTATGTTCTTATTATAACACATTCTTATCGTTTTGTCAACCCTTATTTTGTAAACATTTTATGAACGTAGTTCAAAAACTTTTACAACATTTTCAAGAGCATTGTCTAAAATAGACTGCATTAACTTTTTCTTTTTACCAAAAGGTACCTTTTTAATAATTTTTTCAAAAGTTTCACCTGCTAGATTTTGGTAATATGAGCGGTCGCTTTCTGTCGCAATATTTTTAATTGCAAATTCATAAGCATTGCCAATATTTTCAAAATCTCTTGATGTAACCTTATGATTATCAATAAATACAAGTCTTATCATGGTCTTTACCTCTCTTTCTTTAATTATATTATATCACTTTTATATTAGAATGTCAATAGATTTTCAAAATTTCTTTGTAAACATTTTATTAACATGATGAATAAATTGTGAACGGGCGGGGAGTCACACTTTAGTTAAAATTTTTAACTAATTCATAAAAACAAAAAGAGAACGACTATTGCCGTCCTCTTTCCAATAAATGTAAATTACGCCCATTTATTTTAAGCGGTCAAATGTCATAAATTTCCTAGTCAAGTTCCTCTACAGTTGAACTGTCAGAAATTTCCTGAGCAGGAGAAGCAAGGGAATAACCCTTGACTTTGCCTTTACCCTTAATCTTAATGTCAGTTACTGTCAGTTCTCCAGTTTCTGTCATCTGGCGGAGAAGTGCAGAAGCTTTCTGAGTGGAAGTTATTCCCTCAATTCCCATTTCTGCCACCTGAGAAGCCGTGTAAACGGTATTTTCTTCCAGACTTGCAAGAATTGCCTTTTTAACCTCAGCATTAGCTCTCTGAGTTTTTGAACCCTTAGCTTTGCGGTGTTCGTTGACGTCATCAAGGTGCTTAATTCTCTCCATAGCATATGCTGTCATTTCGTCTGAAATGTTGGCATTTACTACCATTTCAAGGAACATTCTCTGTGTCATTGTTGTGTTAGCCATAATTTACCTCAGCTTTCTGCTCTTTTTGAGCGGTTAAAATTTGTTGTGTAAAGGTTTATTCTTTTCCTTTACTGTACTTATATTATAGCACACTTTTTTAAATTTGTCAAGTAAACATTTTGTGAATTTGTTTTGTTTGCTTAACTTATAAGCCGTTGTGCCGTTCGGCTTTCTTTTTTTCGTTTTGTCCTCTTTTCCTTTTCTCTATAATAAGTATACCATAATTTTTGAAGTTTGTCAATGAATTTTAAATGAACTTTTTATTAAAGACAAATTAATAAGTTAAATCTTTTAACTTTGAACAAATTATTAACGTGCGGGAGTCAGTATTTAGTTAAAACTTTTAACTATGAATAAATTATTAAAAGGCGGCAAGTCAGTATTTAGTTAAAACTTTTAACTATGAATAAATTATTAAAAGGCGGCAAGTCAGTATTTAGTTAAAACTTTTAACTATGAATAAATTATTAAAAGGCGGCAAGTCAGTATTTAGTTAAAACTTTTAACTATGAATAAATTATTAAAAGGCGGCAAGTCAGTATTTAGTTAAAACTTTTAATTATTTAAGATAAAAGAAAAAAAGGGGATTACTCCCCTTTTAGTTAAAAATTATTTTGTTCACAAAATTGTTGTACCAATTTCCAAGGATTTCTAATTGTGCCGTCAATCTTCTTTTTGGTAGATTTTGCCGTTAGTAAAATTTGGTATTCAATTTCACAATCGGCAAGCCCTGTATGTTCTTCTTCAAAGTTGGAATTATTTGTTAAATATCCCCATACAACCTCAGCAGATGTTTTACAATTTCCTTTTTCTGTCATAAAGCCGTGAGCTTTACAAAACTTTACAAATTTTTTACAACAGCATTTTGTCATTACTATAGCTGACCAAATGTCAAGCCAGCTAACACCCATTTGTAAAAGAATGTTATCCTTGTCAAGATATTCCATGACTTTTAAAATTGCTGACTTGTCAAAAGCACAATTATAAGCCCATACTTCTTTTACATCATTTTCCACAAGGTCTTGAATGAACCTATCAAAAAAAGTCTGTGGCATATCCCAGTGATATTTACTAGGATTTTCCAAAATTTCCTTGATGTTTCTATGTGTCATTTCTCTAGCCGTTTCTTGTGCCGACTTTATAGCCGTTGAAAGATTTTCCATGATAAACGGCATGAGAGCAAAAGAACGGCGTACTTTTATATTGCCGTGCAGGTCGCCAATAATATAGCCTACATTATAAGGTCTTTTTCCGCTCATTCCCTCAACGTCAAGCACACATACATATTTTTTTGTAAACATTCTTAATCAAGTCCTTTCAATTTCTCTTGTAAAGGTTTGTTCTTTCCTTTACTGTATCTTAATTATATCACATTATAAAAGAAAAGTCAACCCCTTTTTAAAAATTTAATTGTAAACTATTTATGAACGAGTGGTAAGTCAATTCCCATATTTTACCTTGTCAAAAAATACCTGCCTGCCAGAACAGTTAAATCTTTTAACTTATTCATAAACTATTTACAATAAAAAGCTTGACAAATTGCTTGCTTTATGGTATAATTAAATCATAGAAAAGAACAGAAAAAAGTTTTGAAAGGACTTGATTTTATGAAACATATTACAATTTGCTTTGACCTTGACGGCACACTTTTTGACCTTTACGGCAAAAAGAATTGGCTTGAAATGTTAAGAGCTGAGAACCCTGACGCATTTGAGGGAGAATTTCTCCCAGAAATTGACAAGGACGACCTTTACTTCTTTATGAAAAAATTGGCAAATAGAAATGTTCGTTTTGAAGTGGTGACTTGGCTACCAAAATTTGCAAGTGCTGAGTATGAGAAAAAATGTGCGGAAAAGAAAAGAAAATGGGTCAAGAAAAATCTTCCATTTATTGCCAATGTTTCTTGTCAATCATACGGCACACCAAAACAAAAAGCAATTATCAAAAAAGCTTCCAAAATGTACCTAATTGATGATAGTGAAGAAGTTGGTAAAATGTGGGAAACAAAAACACAAAGAAAATTTGTAAAAGTAAGTAAAGATTTTACAGTAGTAAACGCTTTGGAAAATATTCTCACAAAATTGGAAAAAGAGGAATAATATCCTCTTTTTTCCTTTTTGAAAGTGTAAACGATTACATTGTGAATGAAATATGAACGGGTGGATAGTTGAATGTAAACGATTACACTCTTTCGG